TTGGGCATCTCCCTGTAGGACGAAGATTACTTGCCTCGTGTGAGCGCAAAGCGCTCATGGAAAAGTGTAGGTGTTGCACACGCGCCTAGACACCGCAGAGTGCCGCATTGTAAGTGCGGAAGCCGAAAGGCATAAAGAGTCTGCGCGGGACAGCGGAGAAGGCGGGCGCTGTCAGTTTGAGGCTGTAGCTTATCTGGATAAAGCGACAGATTCCTAATCTGTAGACGGTAGGTTCGAGTCCTATCAGCCTCATTTGCGGTAAGGGGGAGAGTACCGCTCTAATGGTTTTTGCCGTGATAGCACAATGGCAGTGCATTTGATTTGTAATCAAAAGGTTATCGGTTCGAGTCCGATTTGCGGCTTACGCCCGCATGGTGGAATAGGCAGACACGCTGGATTTAGGTTCCAGTGGGAAACCGTGTAGGTTCAAATCCTACTGTGGGCATTCCTATACAGATGTATCAACACAAGATAGTTGGGCATCTCCCTGTAGGACGAAGTTTATCAGAAACTCTGATAATAAGTCTTGTTGTGTGGCTACGGTCGAAACAGGGTGAGTCAGAGCGGAGTAGGTTAGCCGTAAGACCTTGAGTTGAAAAACTCTAAAATTGAGCTAGAGGTATGGTTTCTGAAATTCCGTATTTTCTAGTTACGGCAGTCGGCTATCGTGGTTGTTTACCCCTTATGACTGCGGTAGCCCCTTTTGTTTGTATAGGGGATTGAGGAGGTAGAGATGAGCGAGAGACAGGGAGATATGAGTTACAAGGGCTTTGTGGGAGAGGTCAAGTATTCGGAAGAGGACGGAAAGTTTATCGGTCGAGTGCTTGACATTGAGGATGCAGAGCTTGAGTTTGTGGGTAGCTCCGTGAGTGAGTTGCAGGACGGCTTACGAGCAGTGGTAGACCGATATTTGGAGCTTAAGGGTGATGACAGTGATGTAGAAATCGAGGTTACACTAAAGAAGAGCCTTCTGCGAGCGGTTGTAGAGTGTGCGGAAGAGCAGGAAGTGACGATTGACGAGTTTATCAGCGCGGCATTGTTTGACTATTGCAGTGCAAACTATGGGGAATAAGAGCGGCAGTGATTACGAATAGAGTGTTTTCGGCAGTAAAACAGAGCCTTGACAAAGCGACCAGTGCAGAGGATGTACTGGTCGTTGCTGTATCTGGGGGCGCGGATAGCATGTGTTTATTAGACATTACAAGGCAGATACGGAGGAGAGTCGGGAAGGTAGTTGTGTGTCACTTGCATCACGGAGTTAGGACGGATGGAAGTGCAGAGCGGGATATGCTGTTGGTAAAGGGGTATTGTGACGGATGCGGGATACCTTTCTTTTATCGGCGGGTAGATGTGCCGAGCATTGTAGCGGAAACGGGAAAGTCAGCAGAGCTTGTCGGGAGAGAGCTTCGGTATCGGTTCTTTAACGAGGTAGGTTCTTGCTACGGGTCATATAAGATTTTGACAGGGGCGAATGCAAATGATTCCGTAGAGACAGTGCTTATGCACTTAATCCGTGGGGCTTCGGTAGACGGTTTATGTGGGATAAGAGAGGTAAACGGTCGGGTAGTTCGTCCTTTGATTGGGATAAGTCGGAAAGAGATAGAAGCCTATGTTAAGGGGAACGGAGTGCCATATAGCGTAGACCCGACAAACCTAGAGGTAGAGTATACGAGGAACAAAGTTAGGCTTGAGTTAATCCCGTATATCGAGAGGAATTTGAATCCGAATATCGTGAATACGCTTTTAAGTAGCATACAGTCGTTTTCGGAGGACAGTGAGACACTTAATCGGCTTACGGAAAGGGCATATCAGAGGTATTTAGTTGGGGCTAGTGGGAAAGGGCGTGAGTTTTCGCTTAGTCTTTTAGGTGAGGATAGGTCGATAGTGAAGCGGGTAATGCTTAGAGCAGTACGAGAGGTGCTTAATACGGCGCAGTTTAGCTTTAAGACAGCGATGATAGATAAGCTACTGGATAGCCCGCTTACGGATGGCAGGACTCGGCAGATAAGTTTATCAAAGCGCCTAAAGGTGGTTGTATCAAAGGGAAAGATAATGGTCGTTTTTGAGTGACGCGCGGGGGATTTGTGAGATGAGAAAAGTAGTAGCTCGGATTACCGAGGACAAAGTAGAGAGGTATGTGGTAGCAGACACGGAGACGCTTTCGGTAGATGAGGTTTATACGAACGAGTTAGCGGATTATGGGTTTAGCGAGGCAGACTGCTCGGACATTATGGCATTATATTGTGGCGGAAAGAGTGAATTTTACGGGATTGCGGACTTTGTAGACACAGAGTATGCGTGGATTCTTGAGGTGTCCTATAGTGGAACGCTTAACTATCTTCGTAAGAAAGCAGAGCTTGATTACGGGGAGATGCACGCTATTCTGGATAAGAACCTTGAGAATCATTACTTTGCGCTTGAGATTCCTGCGACAGACAGAGTTTATGCAGAGCTTGCGTCAGTTAAGAATCGCATCCGAGGCGAGTTTATGCTTAGAGGGTCAGACGCGGTTAATCTCGACATTGTAAGAAAGACAATTAGTGTATGTAACGGTAGTGGAACGGTAGTAATTCCGAAGATAGACGGGATTGAGACACTTGAGGGAAGTAGGGAGTTTAGGGGGCGGCGTGTCCTAGTCGGAGACGGGATAAAGCGGGTGCTGGGTGACGGGTTTACTGGTTTAACGGTAGTAGGAGAGAAACTTTGCATTGAAGAGATTGCAGGGGTTAATTACAGTGTTTCTTTCGAGGGTGCGTGTTACTTTGAAAGCCCTGTTAAGATTACGGGTAATATTACAGTAGCTGACTTCTCGGAGTTGTCTATCAATGTAAAGAGGATTTGCACATACGGGATTACGCTCTCTGGAACGGAATCGCCTGTAGAGTTGCGACTTTATTCGAGCGTGGATGGCGTGGTTGACCGAGATGGAATAAATTTTGGTATGTTTGATAACGCTCGGCTTACGCTCGGGGACGGTCTTAGGTTGTGCGGTCATAGCCTATACGGAAGTTTAACAGAGCTTATTTTAGACGGCGAAATTGCGACTTTAGACGAGGAGTCCCCGTTTAGCGGTTCGATAGAGCGGGTAGTAATTACAGAGAAGTGTAAGGAGTTGCCGCCGTATTTGTTTTATGGATTGAGTATTGGGAGTATAGAAATTCTTCCAAGGGAAACGCCGTTATATATCGGAGCGTGTGCGCTTACGACAAAGGATTTGCTTAGGACGGACGGCTATTCTGGGTTTATTGGGTCGGTTTTTAGCAATGGGAGGGTTGTGTTGCGTGAGGACGCGCTTAATGGAGCGCATATTTCTTTGGCAGTTGGGGTAGATATAGCGTGTAAAGCAGAGACAAGAGCGTTTAGAGGTGTAACATTTGCGGATACGACAGTTCGTGTTAAAGCGGGTAGCGAAGATTCGTTTTTGTTCAGCGGGACAGAGTTTTTAAGCTGTAAGATAGAGCTTCCGTGCTATACGAATGGTATGTTTTACGATGCAAGGCTGATTTGGTGCAGGATAGCAGTAAAAGGAAAGAAGAAAGCGATTGACTGGGGATTGTTCTGCGGGGCTACTGTTGATGTCGAGAATATATTAGATACCTTTAACTTAGACTCTGGAGAACTCACGCTTATGCCTTTTAGCATAGACAATGCTCGGTTTATTCGTTTCGGGAGTGAGCATTTTAGCGGGGTTAGTCTTGTGGCAGACAAAGCTACGACAGCCGAAAAAGAGATTAAGCGGGCAGAAATCGTGTGTGACAGAGGGTTTACTGTTTACGCTAGCCTCCCGTCTACGGTAAAGATTTTTTAAGCCTTGACTAGCCAAGCATAGAAAATTAAATTGTAGTAAAATGCTTGATTTTCTACCAAATTATGCTATATTAGTTGGCAAGGGGGTATAGGTCATGCGAGTCTGGAATGAATACGCTACGGAATATCGCGCGAAGCGAGATGAACTTCTTTCGGAGCTTAAAGAGAAATATCGGGTGGCAGAGGAGAACGGGGATGTGGAGGCACAGTTTAACTGTATGCTTGCGTTGATGCGGTATAGGTTAGTCCCGAAGGACAGTGAGCTGGTATCGAAAGAGGCGTTTAATCTGGTACGGCGAGCGGCAAAGGGGAACGCGCGGATTTCCGACTACGAGACAAAGAAGCGCCGTCCACCGAAAGTAACGGATGTATCGGACGCATGGCTGGAGGCTTATGGCTACGAGAGTAATCCGTATGACTATCGGACGAGCGGGAACGGACAGTATTTACCGAGTCGGGTCGGGTTTGTTGGGGACAGCTTCACGGTTGTTAGAGTGAAGTACGGCGAGAGGACGGTGCGAAGAGAAGAGTATGGTCGTATCGGGGAACAGAAGATAGACGAGGGCGAGGTAATATATAAGCTTGGGAGTACAAGCCTTTCTGGTGCGGCGAAACGCTACGCAGAGGGCATGAAAGGTTTGTATGCGCGACTTAGGAAAGAGAGCCTTGACCTTTCGGTAGACTTTTCAAACGGAGAGTCTGGCATTTCGGAGATAGTTCTTCACGAGCATAACGCCTATCAGTTAAAGAGTATCGGATATGCGGTTTACTGTTACGGAGATAAGCGAGTTAAGGTTTATGTGCTTTTGGATAGCGAGGGTTTAGGGGTTTGTAAGATAAGCGAGGATGAGACATTTTCGCGTATCGAGCAAGCACTTATGCGGCATTACGAGGCGCTAGGTAGCGGGATAGAGGTTATAAAGCTGTAAGGGGGAGAGAGATGAGACTTGGCAGGAGTCTGGTCACAAAGATAGCAGTTGGTGTAGTGGCTCTTGGGATTGTCGGGATGGGGGTAGGTTTAATCGTCCGTGACAAGGCAGAGCGGGAGTATGAGAGGCGAGAGGCAGTTGCAAAAGCGGCATATGATGGGAGCGGTATAAAGGCAGACATAACTTCCGTTAAGGTTGCGTTTGCGGTGCGGAAAGAGGGAGTTTACGCGGCTTCTTCTGGGGATTCGTTTCTTGGTCTATCAGTGGACAAGTGGGACAGGAGTTATGTCAGCAACTACACGAGCAGTAGCACGGATAAAGACGGAAACACTTCCTACCACAGCCATTCACAGCTTGTAAAGCGGATACGGTATCTTTATAGCACTTATATTCCACTTAATGAGAACTTAGAGTCTGCACTAGACAAAGAGGCAGATTTTAATGTCACGAATAGCAAGGGAAAGAGCTTTTCTGTAAAGGTAACTGCGCGGTATAGCTACTCAAGAAACGGCTATCGCCTTACAGCGAAGGCTTCAAACGGAAGAGACTTAGGGATAGGCGAGGTAACAGTTCGGTTTAGTGGTTTAGTCCCAGATAAAAGCTATGCTATGGCGGGAGTCCCGTTTGTTGCGGGGAAAGATGGCACGGCAGATGTTTCGTTTAGCACGGTAGACAGGGGATTCGAGAATCCAGACACTTTCGGGCGCGTCACACGGTACAGCTTAATGAGCCTAGATAGTGAGAAGAACGCAAAGACAGAGATGACATTTATAATTCCAGAGGCACATATCAAGGGATTCGTCTGGAATTTCCCAATCATATAAGGGGGTAGCGGTGAGTTTATTGGATTACGAGGGGCTATTAAAGAGAAAGAAGCCCGTAGCGGAAAAGGAAAAGACAGAGAATCCGCTTCCGTTAAACTTAGAGAAGCAGTTGCCGACTGTAAGCTCTAGTCCTAAAGAAGATACAGCACGGAGTAATGTGGAAGTGGTTCCAAAGAAGAGGAATCGGTTTAGCGGTTTTAAGTCTCTTGCAGATACTTTCGGTATTGCAGTTGGTGAAACTATTTTACTGATAGCGCTGGTCGCTACGGCTTCATTCGGATTTCGTGCGTTTTCTTCGGCAGGAAACACGGTAGGTAGCTATCTTACTGGGACGACAAGGATTGAGAATGTGAGTAAGGTCACAGTCGGGGCGCAGGTAAAGTCGATAACGGTTACGCTTTACGGCGAGAAGGACGGAGAGTTGACTGCTACAGTCGGGGCAGAGACACTTCGGGATACGAAAGAAGCGATAGATGTAGGTTATGACGATACAGAGAACTATAACTATGTGCAAATAAACGGGAAGTTGACTAAAGTTTATGACGCACCTGTGCATCATACGATAACGAGGTATCTGCATAACTTTGATATTCCGCTTGCACAGGACACGGATGGCGGTGGAGTCGTGCTGAACGCAGATTATCATATGCCGTTTACAATAACTGACTGGTATGGAAACAGCTATCTGGTTAATGCAAGGGCAAAGTTCAATCAGAATAAAGGTTTATACAGTTTATCTGTTACGAGTAAAAGCGGAATTGCGGTTGCGATAAGAGGTGTAAAGATAGAGTTTACGAACCTTGACCCAAATAAGCAGTATTCATTTGATGGAAAGCTTTTAACAGTAGACGAGAACGGACATGCAGAGGCAGAGATAGAGGTAGACGGAAATCCGTTCCATCTTGGGATGAATTTGTTTGGTGCTACGGAGCGAGTTTATCGGTTGCTTGGCACAGGGAGTGACGGTAAGCCAGAGGCAAAGCTTATTTTCAAGTTGCCCGTTGTGTCTTTGGAATGAGCAGTAAGGTTGGAGGCAGGGGATGAGCCTAATTGACTACGCGGGGCTTTTGCGGAGAGGAAGCGGAGCGAAAAGCCTTGGCGAGAGCGGTTTAAATAGAGGCACGCATAAGGTGCTTACAGAAGAAGAGAAGGCAGAGATTTTCGCGCGGGTAGACGACGAGTTTCGGGGTCGGGAGTGCAGACGGGTTAAGTTAATCGGTTTAACGGCGGTTGTGCTTTCAGTTGTCATAGCGATAGGCGGGATACGGTATCTAAACGCGCATAGTGTAGCTGTCGGGGCGCGGGTTATGGGCATCACTGTAAATCGGGTAGTAGATAAAGCGGCTACTGGGGAGACAGGGAACGCGGATATAGCGCTTCTTCCGAGTAATATGCTGTCTGACGGTCGGGCAGTCGAGAGTTATCGGATAAGTGGAATTTTGCATGAGATAGACGACAATAACGCAGTTAAGAATAACGGCGATAGGTTTCTAAAGGAGTCGTTTAGTTTAGACGGGGCATTACGGCAGATAGACTTAAAAATAGCCTATGATGCTAATTCTGCGACATATACCTTAAAGAAAGCCGCGATTTCTGGGGAGTTTGGGGTCGCTGATTTAGGTATTTCGGAGGTTACGCTGTCGCTTGGCGGTCTTAAAACGGATAGTAAGTATCTGTTAAACGATAGTCCTGTAGATGTTTTGTCAGACGGAACGGCTACGGCAGTATTAAAGCTAGATAACTACGGGTTAAGTAGCGGGCAGAAGTTTACTTTGTATCGAGTAGACGGTACGAACAAGGTGCGGACGCTACGGTTTATCATTCCCGCAATCGGGAAAAGGGGGTAGTCGGTGGTTGTGCCGTGATAATAGGGATTATTGTCCTTGTCGTCTTGATAGTAATTGTTCGGGAACGGTTAAAGTTTCGTGAGCGTCTTAGGGGTGAAGCCTAGTTAGAGAGGGGGAGAGTAGCGCCGATGGTAACTATTACAAATATTTCGCTTGTAACAAGAACAAAGGGAGCAATTAAGCTTTTCCAGATAACCGATAGTGGTCTAAAGGAGCTGAAAGAATATAATTATCGCTTTGAGCTTAACGGAACGTACTCGGCTTGGTGGGAAGCCATAAGTTTATCTGACAGTCTATTTAAGGGAAGCGAGCAGTATAGGTTTGTAGGAGTATTGGCTAACGGAAAGCGCGTGCAGTTTTGTTTGCATGAGAGATACCGAGGTTATTGGAAGTCTTACACGATTTCTTCTTCTAAAGGTCTTGGGATGTACGGGATAGGACTTAAGTTGACAAATCTAACGCCGAATGCGAGGTATCTTATTGATGGGGAATACCGTAATGCAGACGATGACGGTTGTATTACAGTAAATTTCCATTGTATAAATAACTATAAATGGCTTTCTTCTGGTAGGTTGCATGTTTCAAGAGTTGATAACTATGGTTTTACAGACATAGTGGACATAAAGCTTTCGCTATGGAATCCATAAAATAACCGTCATAAAAACCAAAGCAGTTCTATGCGTTAAATAATAAAGGAGAGTTATGCAGAAGAGTTATCGCGAGTTACAGCATTTGCGCGAGGAGTTAGAGGAGTTGCTTTCTGATTGCAAGGAAGCAGAGCGAAAGAAGCTTTCGGATAAGCTTCGCGGTGTGATGAAGCAGTTGCGGCAGTATGAGGAAGAGCGTTTAATCTAAGAGACCTAGAAAGAGAGGTAAACAGGATGGTAACGATACGGTTACAGACGCTTGCGGATTGCAAGGATTTTGTAAGTTTAGTAGGGTCTGGTAAGTACGAGGAATGCACAGTGGATGTTTACCTCGGCGAACAGCGGTCTAAGGTAACGGTAGACGGAAAGTCTTTGCTCGGTATAATGAGCCTTGAGCCGAACAAGGAGCTTAATATTACGGTTTCCAGCTTTGATAGCGATTTAGCTACAGAGTTAGAACATAAAATAGGTGAGAAATTCGGAGGACAAGAGCATGGATGCAATTAACAGGTTTAACCACGGTGACAAGGACGGAAAGAACGAGGCAGACGGGCTGGATAGCTTGAATCTCGACTTAGACATTGAGGATGGCGAAGAGGTCGAGGGTCTTGATGATGACGACAGTCTGTTTGCGAATCCAGAGGAGGAGTGAGAATGGGGAGAAAGAAACGGGTAGGTAGCTCTACGGAGAACGACCGCGACATTCTTGCGGATTTAGGTAGTTTGTCGGACAAAGATTTCGACACGGCTAATGATTTGCCTTTTGACTTGGATTTGGATGACGAAGAGGATGCAGACGAGGAAGCCGTTGATAACGGCATGAGCGAAGAGGACGCGGCAAAGCGTGTCGCAGAGCTTCTATCGGGTCTTTTTGAGGCGGCGGGTCATAAGGGCGCTAAACAGAAAGACGCAGTGTCTAAGTCGGGCGACAGTGACGCAGAGATTGACGCTATGGTGTCTAAGGCGGCTTCTAAGGTTGGAAAGGCGTTAAAGACGGCAAAGCGCGGTGCAGAGGTCGGTAAGAAAGGTCTTGAGACAGCGGCAGAGAGTGTTACAGAGTCGGAGGCATTTAAGAAGCTTGTAGACAGCGTTTATCGCGCGATGGAAGTCGCAAAGGTTGGCGCTGATAAGGTGAAGGGTGCCGTAAAGAGAGAGGAGACAGAGACTAAGTGCGAGGAGTTTGATACAGTTCGCACGGAGTCCGAGTCTTTGGATTATGACAATCTGCTTGCCACAGTAGGTTTATCGAAGCCGACCAAAGAGGGGAGCGCGACAGAGGTACTGAACGAGGCTCTTACAGCGATTAGTGAGAAGTATCGTGGGCTTTCTGGAACAGTGATTGAGGAAGCGCTTCTTGCGGCTTTGGCGGCAGACACAGAGAGCCGCTTAAACGGCAAGGTCGTTGAGACAGAGAACAGGCTTCTTACCTATCGTGTCCGTAGCTTAGTGAATCTTAGTGCTGAACTGCGCGAGTCTATTAGCTCTTGTATGCTCACAGCGAGCGAGTATATTGAGTTAAAAGAGAAGGTTGAGAAGCTTGACAAGCAGATTGCGGGGCTTCGGGAGATTAATGCCGAGTTTACGAGACTTGGGAAGAAATCCCGATAAGGTTTGGAGGTGCCGAAATGCAGAGAGAGCGTTTAACGCTTGCTGTGCTTGTAGGTGCGATAGTGCTAGGCTTGTCTGGTTGCAGAGATACAGGGTATCGTAAACAGAACAATGATTATGCGGTAGGGTACATAGACAAAAATATGTACCCTATTTATAATTTGCGACCAGATGCCAAGCTCACTTATCGTGCAAACGAGACATTAGAAGTAGAGTGCTTCACAGATAGCAGTTTATCCGAGGATTCAAAAGTAGAGGTTCTTGTAACGCCAGACGGGACAGAGTCTAAGAATCGGGATGGTGTGCTGTATACAGTACAGCCCGTAAAGGAATGGGAGCGAGATAAGGCATATTACCTTATGGTCGGAAAGACGGTAATTCCGTTTCGGACAGCTTCGATTGCGGAGAAGCCCGTGCTAGGGTACAGCATTTCAGATAACGGGGAGTTAAGCCTTATCTGGAGTGAGGTAGCGGGAGCTACGGGGTATAAGATATATAAGTCGGGTCGGGAATTATGTACAGTTCCGAGCAGTCCGTTAGAATTTCGGGATTTTTCCCTAAACGGCTCACACGGAATCGGGAAAGTGAGTAACGAGGTTACGCTGTATCAGAACTACGGCTTGGCACGGGATGATGCTTATTCGGTTTCGGCGGTAGTCGGGGATAGGGAGAGTGCAGAGAGTAATCGGTTAGCGATAGCGGATATTGCGGGGATGTTGCCCGTTAAGATAAGCGGGGACACACTAAAGGTAGGTTCAGAGGTTTCAAAGACAAAGGATTTGCCGCGCTCGGTCGGAGTAGAGATGTTAGACGGCGGGGTAGTGCGGCAGAGTATTGAGTATGCGATAGACGATTCGACAAGGTATAACAGCAATGTGTATTACGGCTATCATGTGCTTGGGACAGAGCTTCGGGGGTATATTGAGATAGCGGTCGGAGACAGAGGTGCATTGCAGGGTAGGATTGAGAACGGAATCGAGACTTATGCGGATGCGATGTCGCCGCTTGCGGTGAAGCAGGACGGGGGAAAGGAGCTTTGGGGAGCAGTAAGGTCGGTGTATCTAAACGCCTATGTAGGTAAGGGAGAGGGAGAGAGTGAGAGTTCTGGCTTTGAGGAATATTTGATAAGTGCTTTGAAGGCGCATGAGACAGAAATAAGCCTTAAGGGGTATCCTGCGTTTACAGATACGGATAGCTTACAGGGGGCTTTGACGCGGGCGCTGTCGCAGAATCTAATCTACGGAGTCGAGCGGGTAGCGTTAAATGCGGACAGGACAGGTTTAACGGTCGAGTATACGGATAAGGCGTTTGAGCGTCAGATAGAGATATACAAGGCGATTTCTGGGGTAAAGATATACGGCATATCGGATATGGACGCAGAAGCCAAAGAGGACGCAATTTATAAGTATATTAACGACAACTTCCAGTATGAAGAGGGGTCAGACATATACGCTATGGTAACAGAGGGAAGAGGTAATGCGGTCGCATATGCGCAGTATTTCAAGGATTTGTGTCGGTATAACGGGGTAGACGCAGACATAGTAACGGGATGTATGTACGGTAGACGGCACACTTGGAACAGCGTAAAGCTCGGGGAGTCTATCGTCTATGTAGACGCGGTAAACTGCTTTAAGAATACAGGCGTTACGCGAATTTGTTACAACATGAGTCCAGAGTATGCGAAGAGTATCGGGTATGTAAGCGACAGGTTTATAGCGGGAAGTGACAACAGTCACGAGTATTACAGCCAGAACGGGCTTGTAGCTACGAATTTAGATGAGTATAAGAGTTTAGTTCGTGGGGAGCTTGAAAAGGGCAAGAAGGTAATCACGATTCGGTATACGGGAGATGAGATTCCGTCTGGTGAGATAACGAGTAATGTAGCGGAGGTATATAAGGCGGCTGGGAAAGAGATTTTATTAAAGACGCTTCGGTTTGGGGACGGGTTAGGCTATTATGTCCTCTGGAACGAAGAATAACAGAAAAGGGTAACAGAGAAGCAAAGCATACACTCTAAAATACCTACCTAGATTTTTGGCATTGTAATAAAAATCTGGGAGGTGCATAGGGTGTATGCTTTATTTTGTTGGTTATGCAAGGAAGGAGTCCGAGACTAAGGCGAGGGTTTATTCCTGTGCGGACGGATGTGTTTCAGACTTAAGCCTAGATAAGCTCTACGAGTATACTAGGCTAAATCGCGTGCGAAATGCGAAGATGAGTGAGGGTGGCGTATTCGAGGTAAGCGGGTGTGAGGAGAAATATCCGAGTATCGACTACGACAGCGGGTATGTGTGGTACGGCGGGGTGGTAGTAGACGACAGTGTAGAGGATGGGGAGTCTGTCTATCATGTCGTGGACATAACAGGCGGGGAACTGGATATGCGAGCCTTTGAGCTTCGTGATTTTACGAAGAGCGGTCTTTTAGGTAACGCAACGGTAGAGGGTGACACGGTAACGGTCGCCTCGTTTAATCCCGACAGAGTGCGCGAGGTATATGAGATGCGGGACAAGGTGTTAGACATATACTTGTCTCGGCTTCGCGCGGTGAAAACATTCTTTGAGGCGTGTGATGCGCTTAAGACAGAGCAGTATGAGTTAGATGACGAAGAGATTGAGCGATATTCCGAGGAGTTAAAGCGGCGAGCAGAGTATTTTATAGACGAGAGTTTAGATAGCTCTGTCGTACGCCGAGGGATAGGTGCGTCTCAAGGAAACAATTTACTTAGACAGGAGGATAATGATGCATGAGGGTAGTTAGGCACATTGCGGTAGCCTCGACTGTAGTAGCGTTTGTAGCGTTTAGTAGCGTGACAGCGTATGCGGCGGGGAATATCGCAGAGAACAGTACGATAGACTTTAACGAGGCTTCCAAGTACGGGGAGAAGGCAACGCCTGTGATTACGGACGGGAAGTTAGTGGTAAAGTCATCGCCCGACAGTAATGCGGGGGCGGTAGGAACGATGGCGGTCGGTTCGGCGGTAGATGTAATGCGGTCGGACGACAGCGGGGACGGGTGGATAAAGATAAGCTCGAACGGCATTGAGGGGTGGGTAAAAGCCTCGGATGTGGTAACGGGCTACAACATGGAGGCGTATGTCATAGACAACAGCGCGGTATATCCGAGGGAAGCAACGATAATTGCGGATGGCGGGGCAACCCTAACGAAAGACGGGGGAGACAGTGCGCTAGCGGTCTTAAAAGAGAATGACACGGTAAAGATAGTTCGGGAGTCAGAGGATTATCTGTATGTAAAGGCAGATAGGGGGCTGACGGGGTATATCGAGAAGAGTAAGGCGCGGGTAGACGAGCCAGAGTTTAAGGGGGCAGATAAGATAGAAGTCCCGAAGCCCGTAGTCCCGCAAGTCTCGAATCCGAATTACAGCGAGTATTACACTTTGCCAGACGACCCCGACACATGTAACGGGTATACGCCGAACAGTGAGACAGAGCTTCGGAAAGAGATGTCGAATTATGGCTTGCAGTGGTTAGGTCGCCCGTATGTGTTTGGCGGAACAAGTTTCGACACAGGAATTGACTGTTCGGCGTTTACGCAGAACATCTATCGGCAGTTTGGGATAAGTTTGCCGAGGACAGCGGCAGAGCAGGCTACGGTAGGCAGGGAGATAGCGCAGAGTGAACTACGGGCAGGAGACTTGTTATTTTACTGGGACAGCGGACGAGGCTGTATCGGTCATGTAACAATGTATATCGGCAACAACAAAGTAGTTCATGCGTCAAATCCGAGGAATGGCGTAATTGTATCGAATGCGTTTTACAGAGCGCCATCAACGATACGGCGGTATATCGAGGATTAAGAGAGAGGGGAGCGTCCTAGCGGGCGCTCTTTTTGTTTTAGGGGAAGCCGAGAGGGGCGGGGGGTTTTAGGGGGCGTAGGCGGCAACGGCAGGGGTAAAGGGGCTTGGGGATTTTGAGGAACTGGGTAATAGGACAGGGGCAGGAGTTTAGGGTAGAGTGATTGGGGGTTAGCGCGTGGGTCTTAGGGCGGCAGGGTTTATCTGGATAGAGGGTCGTCTAGGATTTCGATTCTGGTGTGTTTTCGCCCGAGAGTTCTTTAGGGATTTCAGCAGGAAGTGTCGTAAAGCTATCGGTGTAGGGGTAAGAGGGTAGCGCGAGAGATTCCTAGGTAGTAATAAGGCGAAAACGGGCAAGAGAACCTTTGTTCTAGTCTGTGCGGGTAAGGGGTAGGGTGTTGTGGATAAGTGGAGAAGTCGGTTAATAAGTTTTGGGGTCGCCGCTCGGTAGGGGTCGGTTACGGCGGTTCAACTCGATTTCGATTCTGGTGTGTTTTAGCCCGATAGTTCTTTAGGAATTACAGAGGGAAAGGTGTTTAGGCTATAAGTGTTCGGTGAGGATGACAAGTATCTAGGAATGCTTGTTGCCGAGATGCTTTTAACGCAGAGGAAGCTTGAGTTTGGGGAGAGGAAAGACCTGTCAGACAAAGAGCTTCGGAAGTTTTTAATCGAGCATGGGAGTGAGACGCTTGACTTTGTGGAAGGTGCGCTTCGGGTGAGGATGTCGGAGCTTCCGAAGGTGGAGATTGACTCTAGGGGCTATTATCGTTGCAGGAAGCGCGGTGTTCAGCAGTTTATATGGGATTCTGCGGGGATTTTATACTACATAAATGACTCGGGAGACTTCTGCACTGTGACAATTAAGGTCGAGGAGGCGATGCGCAAGGTGTTAAATGCGCCATATCGGTTTGTAGAGGGTTTTCCGCGAGTGGGCAAGTTTATTAAGGCTTTACGGGAAAGCAAGAAGCAGTCAAGTGCGAAAGTGGGGGAGAGAAGTCGCAGTAAGTTAACGGGAAGCGATTGTTCGTTAAAAGAGCAGAGAGCGGTAGACGGAAAATTAGAGTTAGTGGTTAACGGGTTTAGCGAGTCTAGTAACGGGGTTTGTAAGGTAGATAGTGCTGTTACGATGGTCGATGTTCATTGGGGAGACATCGTGTACGGTAATGTGCGGGTGCTTGATTTAAGCGCCTGCGCTGGGCTTCATGAGGTAACGGTGCAAGCTAATGTAACGGGTAGAGACAGTAAGGTAACGGAGTCGTTTGCTTTGATTTTGCCGAAAGTAGAGACAGGGGTTTCTGTTTCTCTAGCCGCGAATACGAAGCGTGCTGACTTTAGGCTAGCCGAGTCTGCAAGGTTTAAGTCTTTGGAGCTATCGAATTGCGAGGTACTAGGGCTTGACGGGGAGAGAAGCATAGGGTATGGAAGCTTTTTACACTGCACAGGTCTAAAGAGTCTTAGATTAGGTAGTGCTACAGGGGGTAACGGAGTTTATCTAAATGACTGTGACACAGAAGAGGTAACGCTTAAGGGTTGGAGTGGAGTAAAGGAGATACGAAACTGCACGAAGCTAAAGAGAGCAGTCATCATGTGCGAGTCGGTAAATATCGAAGAGTTGCTTAGTATTATAAAGGATTGCAGGAACTTAGAGCGAGTATACTTGCACATTGGGTATTTAATAGGAGAGGGAGAGTTTTATAAGCGGTATAAAGACGCACTGGCGATTCTAAACTTTGGTTCTTCAAAGTTAAAGAGTGTCAGGATAGACATTAGAGATGGAATTAGGCTTAAGGATTCGCTTTGTGTGATGTATGACAGCAAGGTAGAGTTTAGTAGTAACAGTAAAGAGTTGGAGTCTCATTTTAAGGCAGTGAATTTAAGCACTGAAATGAGAGATTTCGCTACGCTCCTAGGGTATTTTCCGCTTAGAGTTATAGATGATAAGCTAACTTGTTGTGTAGAGGTACAGCGCGGGGATTGGATAAGGCTACAAGAGTCAGAGGGTAACAGCGTTTATAGCAGGGAGACTCTTATAATACCAGACAAAATCGAGCGGTTAGCAGGATTTTCAGAGTTTTATGGAGTTAGAGATAGCGGTGTAGCATTAAAGAAGCTTGTGGTTAGGCATCCAGTTGAGATAAGTAAGGCGGTGTATGAGAGTATTGGAGAAATCGAGGGGAAAGAGAATTTAAGAATCGTGGGGTGAGGATATATCTCTAGCAAAGATATAGACAGTGAGTAGAGCAATGTGTTAAAATAGAGCCGATGGGGAGATGTAGTGGGTTTCCTGTCGGCTCTAGTCGTTTATTTGGGGATAGGGCGAGAGCGGGGAAGTCGGGAGTTCAAAAAGCGCAGAAAAATTTCGGTGACAATTAGGGTTAATACCAGTTGGTAAAAACTAGCGAGACCTGTGGTAAGATTTTTAAGTACCAAGTGGTAGCTTTTGTACTTTAGAAATAAAAATTTGGCTCGTGAAGTCGTGTAGGTCGGGCGTTACGAAATATAGCTAGATTAAGAATTGAGGTAGGTGAGGGAGAGGAATGAAAGAGGGTAGGTCTTTTGAGCAGAGCGTGGAGTATGCCCGTGGCAGATTTACGGGGATGGATTGTGGGATTTATGACGAGAGGGGAAAGAGCCTTTCTGTCATTGGACTAACTCGGTCAATGACAGGCGTTTATGAGCTTCCGAGTGCCGTGACAGGAGTATTTCTTAACAGGGATGCGATAAGGAAGAACGGAGTTAAGGTGCTGTCTCTTGAGAAGTGCAGTAAACTCCGTAAGTTTGAGATACAAGCGCCAGAGAATCCGTGGTCGGGAGGTGCGATTAGCGAGCTTACAATTATCCTTCCGAATAATACTTCTTTGCTAAAGTCAATTTCAATTAGCCTATTCTGCCGTAGATTCCGTTTAATTGGGATATGCAAAGGTATTGACCTGTCTCTTATTGATTGTAACGAGCTGGAGATAGATAATTTTGTGATGGAGAATGCAAGTTCTCTCTATTTTTCAGCTTGTAAAGGTATTAATAGCATATGCTTGCCTTACGGGTGTAAACTTGCTTCGGTGCATTTAATCCGTACAGATACCGAGTATCTTTCTTGTCATTTACGAGGCGACAGTTTAGGTCTTATTGCTTGCGATAGGCTTAAGTTTATGTCTTTGCTGTTTGACAAATTGGATTTGTACGAGTTTTCGAGATATATGCGCAGTAGACTACACTGCCTAGAGGAGTTGCACATATCTGTCTTGAAGCTGTTCTTTAAGGTTGTAAGAAAAAGTGATATGCCAGTAATAGATTTATGCTACATGTCAAGCGTTCTTAAACGGATTAGTTTTACGGCAGTGGATGGATTTCGGGTAATTGGAGATGATATTAAGAAGTATACGCTAATCGTTCCTGTTAAAGCAGAGTTTACTATAAGTAAAGAGTTAGAGCCGTATTTTAAGGTTGTTAGAAAGTAGGAGGATTATGGAGGCACATTGGCTTATCGCGTGTCCGCGTGAGCGGTATAAGCAAGGTGAGACTAGTCGAGACGGCTTTAGTTATATAAAGGGTGTAGTCAGTAACGAGCAGGGGGAGACTCGGTATTGGGTGATTGAGTGTTTTCGTGGCGGTCTACAAAGCGGGAGTGTATCGCCTATATCGTATATGTTTAGCGTAGAGGAGCTTTCAGCGTATGTTATAGAGGTTGGTTCGCGGATGGTTGACTATAGTTTTTGCGCGAATTTCGAGCCTTCTAGGGACGGTTATTACCTTCGTGATTATACTGATATTAAATGTAGGATTCCTGTTTATGAGGAGCGCGGTGGTGAGTTTATATTAAAGAAAGCTGGTAGCCCGCGTAGAGTAACTTATGGCGATAGAAAGACATTTCTTTGTATCGACTCATTAGGTGAGCTTAAGGAAGTGTCAAAAGTGGAGTTGCATACCATTGGTAGTGAGTTTAACTCCTGTAAATTGAAATTAGCAAGTCAATATGACATATTGTGGGAGTTAGATTTACTTGCTTTTCGTGACAGCGATGAGTTTAAGCTTGCAGAGGCTAGAAATAAACTAACTGGGGCAGACTGCGCAGTGTATCATGATGTGCAATCTGATATTGCTGGTGGTCTTTCTGTGGTTGGCTTTAACAGGAATGACACAGGAGTTTGCCGTGTATCTGGAGCTACAACTAGTGTTGATTGTGGTGATGAAGATTTTAGCAAGAGCGGTGTCGAGGTATTGTCACTGGAGGATTGCAAGTATATTAAATATTTTAGTATTCAGCATAAGGATGGGATTACGCTGAAACGGCTTTCAGTGATATTTCCAAACAATCCCATCAAAGTTCCTTATTTTTCAATAATTAAATTTGATTATATTGAGGAAGTGCAGTTATTTGGCGAGATACCTAACCTTAGCCTAGATATGTCAAATAATAGGCTTAACATCAGTGACTATATTATGCAGAATGCGCACAGTTTAAGATTTAACGGTTGCCGTGGAATTCAAAAGGTAATATGTAATCCGTTTGTTCTTAAGCTTTGCGACACAGATACGGAGTATGTGTCCTGCTCTTTACGCCCTACTAACAGAAGTCCGTTTAGCTATATTAGTATTAAAGGTTGTCATTCGTTAAGGTATATAAGGATTGATTACGGTAGGTTTTCACCTAAGGAGTTTATCGGCTATATACAAGATTGTCCTTGTTTAGAGGAGTTGTATGTCACAATGCAAGAGATTTATCTGCACTATCATGAAACAGATAGTCGCGTGATTGACTTGGCGGGTTCATTTCCGAAGCTTAAGAAGGTAATTTTTTCAGCACTTTGGGATGTTAATGTGATAGATAAGCGTTACGGTCTGGGTACATGGAAGTTAATTGTGCCAGCCGAGGCAGAGGTTATGCTTAGTGATGTGCTAGAGCGGTATTTTGAGGTGATTAGAAAGTAGGGGCTGGTTATGGAGGCACACGAGTTTATCAAGTCAGAAAAGGTAGTAAATGCCTATTCTGATTATAGCTTTTGCGGCGTATGCTATCTAAAGGGGATTGTTCGTTCCGATAGCGGAGAAGTTCTGTGGTATCTTGTAGCAGATTATAAGCAGTTAAATCCTTGGTGGAAAGATGATAATGTGTTTCCACTACATAGACCGAAAGCTAGCGAGTTTAGATTAACACCGTTTGAATACGAAGCGTTTATTAGAGAGCAGGGGCTTCGCGCTGTAGACTATGAGTATGACGAGAAGAACAAAGGGTATCGTATCCTATACGATGGTATTCCAAGCTATAGGCTAGTGGATGGGAATATTGTGTTGGATAAGCGCGGAGAATTTCGATTGCTTAAGATTGTTGACGACATAGCTGTTTGCCTAGATTTTAGAGGAAAGCCCTATTCGTTTAAGTACAGAGGCAAGGATAAGGAGTGTAATTTAGAGATAGATGAGCTTTATTTATCTCGAATTATAGGTCGGGTAGAAGGTTTCGCGTTTGCGTTGGCGGTTAGGGCAGAGCAGTATTTAAGGAGCAGTGAATATAAAACAGAGTGTGGAAGAAACAGCTTTACTGGTGCGGATTGTAGCGTTTACGGGGATGACGAAGAGAGTTTCGGGGGTCTTTCGGTAGTTGATTTATCTGACTCGTGTAACGGGTTTTGTCAACTGTCTAAGGCAGTAACTTCTGTAGAGCTTTTCAGTGAAGTAATCGAAAGTAGCGGTGTAAAGGTGTTATCGCTTAAAGAGTGCGACTATCTTAGTGTGTTTACTCTTGTAAAGAAGCGTGTAGCATTAGACGGATTTTGTCTAGTCCTTCCTGCCGTGACGAATGAAAATCCGATTGAATTTACCGTTGGGTTGGCGTGTAAGGAGCTTAGGTTAATCGGGCGGGCAAACCGAGTTAAGCTGGCGATTGAAGAAGCCTTTATCAGCGAGATAGATACTTACACCCTAGAACATGCAGAATATTTAAGTTTTACGAATTGCACAGGTATTCCTCATATTATAGCGGGGAAGCATAGCAGGCTTGAGCGACTTTTCCTGCACGGGACAGATACGGAGTCTGTAGATTGCAATGTGAAAAATCTAGTAGATATTGAAAACTGCCAGAAGTTAAGAATTGTAAAGGTGAACTTTGATTGGCTCGATTCAACATACATCAATGACATGATAAACGGGTGTTACACACTGGAAGAGCTTCATATATCAACTGATAGTATTTACCTAAACTTTTACGGTCAAACTGATGTTGGATTGACTGTTAATTTAACGAGCTACTCCAATCTAAGGAGAGTAAGTTTTACTCTTAATGCAGGGTCAAATAGTGGCAGAATAGATGTAGATGAACACTGGGGAGATTATAAGGCAGAAATATTGGTAAACCGTGGAGTAGAGGTTACTCTTAGTAAGAAGTTAAAGCAATATTTTAAGGTGTTTAGAGAAAGTAGGCTGTAGAGTATGCCAAAGTTTATTGAGGGGAACGCTCCGCTTGTGATTAAGAAAAAGGGTGTTGGGAAAGAGGCGGCGGGAGCGTATTTTGTGATAAAGGGTCTTATAGTAGATAGCGCAGGGGAAGTAGTAGAGTATCTTGTGACTAGAGTTTTGATGCCAAATACGAATGAGCCAAGGGATGTAAAGAGTGATACTACTGCCTATAGCGAAGATAAGTTTATAGCCTTGGTATCAGAGTTTGGTAATTTGTTTGCAGATTATAAGAAATGCGGTGAAGAGTATAGGCTTCGGTATACAGAGTTTCCCGTTTATTGTAGGGATGAGGGGTTAATAAGAAATCCGAAGTTACTAGCTTGCGGAGAAGAGCGGTTTTTAGCTTTGATGGCAGGGGATGTTATATTATACGCAAACAACGAGGGAGAACTAATGAGTGGAAGTGCGGATAATATATTGAATGCGAAAATTTCCATCGCTGAAATGCTAGTAGGTAATCTTGGAAACAGGTCTGACAGCAGATATTTTGAGTTTGTGCGTGATTATAAGAACAGCGAAGCCTATAAGCTTGAGTCTGCGCGTAGTAGGTTAGTTGGAGAGAGTTGTTGTCATATTATTCCTAGTTCACATAAGTTTCCACTGTCATATGTCGCAAGAGTTAGAGGTGTAAGTAGTACAGAAGTCTGTAATGTTCCGTCTATTGCAACAGCGTTCTACGGTTCTGCTAGTGACTTCACAGATAGTGGGGCTAAGGTGATTTCATTTGAGAGATGTCTAGGGCTACAGAGTATTACAATAACTGGGCGCGGGGAGTTTATGGATAGTCTAACTGTGATTATGCCAAGGAAGAGTTTGTTTGGCGCTCCGCAAGTATCTATTGGGGTTGACTGTAAAGAGTTTAGGATAGAGGGAAGTTGTAAGAGGATTGGGTTAGCAGTAAGGATGGCAGAGCATCTGCATATAGACAGTAAGAGTTTATCTGATGCAAAGGTTGCAAGTTTTGAATCATGCGTTGGGCTAAAGTCCTTGTCGTTTAAGCGAGCAAGCAGTGTAATATTAAAGTCTACAGACACAGAGGAACTTTGCTGTCGAGTTCCGCTAGGAATAAATGGAATTCAAAGGGGAGTTACGCTAGAAAGCTGTCACGCATTAAAGACTGTGAAGCTAAGTTCGGATAAGTTTAAGACAAGTGTATTGGGAGGAGTTTTTAAGGATTGTAACAACTTAGAGGAGCTTTCGATTGAGACGGATAGCTTAGTTCTTGACGGAAAGGTAACACGCAAGGGTCGTTGCGGATGGCGTATTGACCTATGTGAAATTTCAAAGAAGTTGAAGAGGTTTAGTTTAACGCTTACTTCTAGGTTTAGTCGCGATAAAGCTATTATTGGCAGTGAAGATGCTACATTTGTCTGTGAGATTATTGCACCTGTTGGGGCAGAGGTTAAGTTAGAGGGGAACGGAGTCGATTTAAGCAAGTATTTCACGGTTTCCTACAAGTAAAATCTAGCTATTAAAATTATGATAGGAGGGGAAGTATGTATAACATCGAGGTGCGGCACAGGTTTCGGGTTTATGACAGGTTGTTTGATAGCTATTCCCCGTATTTTAGTAAGCGGGAGGATGCACTAAACTTTGCCGCAGAGTTGATATGGTTAGACCCGAGGTATCGTCATCGGGTCAATCCCGCAGATTTAATCTTTGATGGTTCTGGTGTGTCAAAGTATCGGTTTAAGCGGTATGAGATTACGAGTAAGGGTTTATCGCTTGAGGAGCATTGTTACGAAAAGCGTTGTCATATCGAGCGTGACGGTGTTATAATGTCAGTAGAGTCGCTACTGAAAGGTTTGCGCTACGACTGGTATCATCATGAGTTTATTCCGCACAAGGATAGGCGGCATAGCCTTCCCTCCGGGGCGGCAGTTCCGAAGTTATTGCGGAGAAGAGGTCATTACGGGCGGCGTATACGGTATAAGGGGACACTGGTAGCTCTTGACTGTGATGCGTGCCGTGAGTATGGGGTAAAGACGCGGGTAAGGACTCGGCGGGATGCGTGGGATTTAGAGTCGGTAGCGGATATGTCGCGGAGCTGGAAGGATAACGTGCGTTGCAAAAAGAGTTATCTAAAGCATAAGGGGGATAAAGACGGCGTAGTGGTCGGTAAGCACGGAAAGGTAGTGACGATACGGCGTTACGGAGCGTATAACATGGCATTTACCGATATTTGGGAAGCCTATGTTGTGTTTGATGAAAGCCCCATGCGTAATCGGTATATGAGACGGTTTCGTAAGAAAGAGAAGCAGAGACAGAAGTTGCGGAGACAGGAGATGAGGGGAGAATAATGTCTGGTAAACTGTTTATTTTAACTGGAAAATCATCTACGGGAAAAGATACGCTGTTAAATCAGCTTGTGACGAGCGGTATTTCTATCGCTCGTCTTGTTCCGTATACGACCCGTCCGAAGCGAGAGGGTGAGGAAGATGGTAGAGAGTATCATTTTGTGAAGAGCATAAAGGGAATTCATGGGGCGATAGACGTAAGGACTTATCACACAATCGAGGGAGATTGGAGTTACGCGGTAGCGGTGAGTGCGAGCGACTTAGAGGACGGTCACAAAGTAGTGATAGGTACTTTAGAGACGGTGGTTCGTGCGAGAGAGGTCTTAGGGAATGCTCGGGTTGTTCCGATTTATCTGGAGGTATCGGATAGGGTTCGTCTAAGCCGTGCGATTTCTCGGGAGGAGTTATCGAGTAAGCCAAACTATTACGAGGTTTGCAGGAGATTTCTTGATGAGAAGGACGCATACTCGGACGATAAGCTGATTATGAGTGGAATAATGCGAAAGCATAGGTTTTATAATGACAATCTAGCAAGCACGCTACACGAGGTAGAGGAGTTTATAAAAGCAAATGAGTGAGATAAGTGAGTTAGAGACCTTTGTAGCGCTTACAAACGACCAAGATAGCTGTTTAAGGGCGTTAAAGAGCGGTGTAAACGCGCTTGTAACAGGAAGTGCGGGGACGGGTAAGAGTTTTGTCATCAGCGAGTTTATACGGTGGTGCGGAAGCACGGGTAAGAATGTGATGGTGACAGCGCCGACAGGGATTGCGGCATTAAATATCGGTGGAAATACCTTGCATCGTGCATTTCGCGTGCCGCTTGAGGTTTTGAGTCTTGATTATCCGACTCTTAGCGCTATTTTTAACGGGTGTGACGAGATAGTGCGAAGCCTTCCGAAGAATAGGAATGGGGATGAGCGGGAGGAGAGTGCGCTTCTTCACACAGATGTGCTTATCATTGACGAGATAAGCATGTGCCGTATAGATTTGTTTGACTATATTGCGGTTCGAGTGCTTGCACTTAACTATTATCGACAGAGAGTTGGGAAGCGGGCGGTACAAGTCGTTTTAGTCGGGGATTTCTTGCAGTTGCCGCCAGTAATTATTCCGAAAGACAAAGAGGTGCTGTATCATATTTACGGTGGAGACTGCGGGAGAGGCTATGCGTTTCAGTCTAGGTTTTACGGGGAGTTTGGGTTTAAGTGCTTAAATCTCCGAGAGGTAGTACGGCAGAAGGACGCAGAGTTTAGTAGAAAGCTACGGGATGCCCGTGTCGGGTTTACGGCTTCTTTATCGTATTTTATGGGAAAGCAGTCACAGAGCGTAATAAAAGGCGGTATTACGCTCACAGGAAAGAATAAGACAGCATTTGAGCATAATAGCCGAGAGCTTGCGAAGATAAAGGGCAAAGAGGTCGTTTATACGGCGCGAGAGACAGGAACGGTAAAGAATAGCGACAAGGCTAATACAGATTTGGTTTCGCTAAAGGTCGGGGCGCGAGTTATGTCGCTTGTAAACGGGGAGAATTACAGTAACGGCTCGCTCGGAACGGTAGTAGGAATCAAAGATAATACGAATCGGACGGTAGTAGTAGAGTTTGATAACGGGACGAGCGCGAATATAGAGCCGTATGACTGGGAAGTTCACTCATACGAGTACGACAAAGAGGAGAAGTCATTTAAGAAAGTCGTTATCGGGACATTTACGCAGATACCGCTAAAGCTCGGCTACGCGATTACGATTCATAAGAGCCAAGGGCAGACATACGACAGTGTAAACATCGACCCTGTGTGTTGGGAGTATGGACAGCTTTATACGGCGCTATCTAGGTGTAAGAGCGTAGATAAGATGCACTTTTTATCCCCGTTAAAGAATTATTACTTAAAAGCCGCGCCAGAGGTTGTGAAGTATTACCTAAGCGTTAGAGAAAAGGTGTAAGGGATGTGGATAATCGCGGTACTTGTGATAGCCCTTGTCGGTTTATTGCTCTATGCCTATAAAGCCTACATAGATAAGAGTGACAGAGAGCTTTTAGCGGAGAGTAGGGAAGGGCATTGGCTTTGGTACGGTCGAGAGGTCGGGATGCTCGGGCTAGTGCCGCATTGCAGAGTGTTTATTTTAACAGGCGACCGCTTGCTTTTGCAGGAGGCGAGTCCTATTCGGACAAGCGAGACAGAGTATCGGCTGTTTAACGCGAGAGAGGTGTCGATTTCGATAGGGTTCATGCAGTCGGTGATGTCGGTCGGGACAATACGGATTCGGTTTAGCCAGCAGGGGACGGTAAGCATGACGGTTTGCGGAGGAAGTAAGTCGCTTCTTCGCGTGAAGAATCTTATATCAGAGCAAGTTTCAAAGAATATTGAAAGATACCGTAGCGGAATAGGCGTGGTTTTGCAGGATTCCGACTGTAGCAATCAGACGACAAGGGAGACTAGATAATGCTAAAGATATATGGAATCAGTGGTGATAACAGAGAGGATTACGCGCTTGCTTTGTCGGACGGCACAAGTTTATTGGAGTCAAAGCTTTATGGGGCGCTATCTAAGGGGAATGCGGAGGATACGGATAGCACGGTAGGTCTTTTGTCGTATACGAAAGAGCTTTCTCTTAACGGGAGAAGTCCTGCATTGTTTCGGGATTTACTACTAGATAGTGTAAGAGTGTATGTAGATTCTGGGAAGATGCCAGAGTTTTCGGTTAGTTTTCCGATAGACAGGGAGTGTTTTATGGGGGAGCGTGCGAGTAAGGGAGTTATCGTCTTTACGGCATATAGTTCTCGTCTTAGTGAAGTCGAGTTTATTGCGCTAATGGAGTCAGTGCTTAAGGGAGCGTTAGAGCAATAATCTGCAAGATACCAGCCAATGAACCCTAGGCTGTTTGGGTCATAAATAAATTTACGGAGGAATCTCACTATGATGTATGTGGTTGCAGTAGTTAAGAATGAGGCTGATGAGGCGGTCGCGTATCGTGTTCTTGACATTGAGAAGCGTGCTTGTAAGGCAGTGTCTAAGGAGGCAGTGATTCGTGCTTCTATGCAGAATCCGAAGGCGTTTATGAATGTGGCGGCAGAGGGCAAAGAGCTTGTCGGCACAAACGGTTCGCTTTCGAGGTATGCGGTAGTGTCGATGAAGAACGAGCTTGTCAGTAAGAGTGCGACTGTCGTGGTGCTTGCGCGTCTGGGTAATGAGGGCTTTGTGCTTTCGGATTATGCGGGCAACATGACAAAGATTAAGAGTGACGAGGCGGTAGGTTACGCGACAAAGTTCGGCATTGCGAACGGTAAGATTGTGGAGCGTGACGGTAAGAAGCTGATTTCGGCTATTAACGGCGAGTATCCGTTAATCGAGAAGAAGAAGGTCGAGACAGCGGCGAAGGCTAAGTTTATCGCGGTGAATGACGATGACTCGGTAGCAACGCTGGTTCAGAAGGTAAAGGATTATATTGCACATCCAGACGAGAAGCTTATCGGTAAGCTCGGGGATGAGAAGAGCGATAAGCTGTTTACAAAGCTGATTGTGGATTTAGGCATTCCTGCGGCGGCGAATGAGCCAGCGAAGGCGCTCCCGCTCTTAAAGGAGTTCTCAACGAAGTATTTTGAGCCGTTAAAGATGATTTGCAGTAAGGACAAGATTATTTATCACTCTAAGGGCTTAAAGGAGCTTTATAAGGACTTAAAGGGCGGTGCAACCGATTTGCTTGATAGGGCGATAAGGGAGCTTGCAGAGGAGCGAGTGGACATTAGAGAGATGCTTTGAGGTCTAGAGAGCGATAAAAGCGGGGGCATAAGCCCCTGCTTTTTTCTAGTTAATTTATGGGTTTATACGGGGTGCTGTAAAAGTAGTGGCGAGAGGTCAAGATAATCTAGTCAAATGTTTTTAGCTGTGTTATAATAAAACCCAAAGGATTTCGGCGGTAGAAGATACCTGTTTTAACAAAGGAGTACACAGCGCTTCGGCTAAGTAGTTTATCATAAAGGAGTTTTATGCTTATGCGAAAGTTGTTTGAGGTTTACGGGCTGTATATAGCTGTGGGTTTAATCTGCGGAGTAATTTCTGGGGCAATCATCGGGGCTTCTGTCAGCGAGCGGCTTCGGGTAAAGGATAGTTCTTGTGTGGTAACAGAGAGTGGGGGATGCGGTTGCGGCTGTGGGAACGGGAAAGCTTGTCACTGCGGGAATGCAGATAGCTGTGAAGTAAGTGAGGGGAATTAAGCATGGGAAACGAAGAGGTTACGCTGTCTAGGCAGTCGGTAAAGGGAATATACAGCGCAATGTCCGAGTCACTAAAGACGCTTGACACGGTAGGCGTTACGGTAAGGACAGATAACGGAGAGTATACAGACAAAGATGTATATGTAGAGGGTAGTGAGCGGTATACGCTTGCAGACTTTAGTAAGGACTGCTTTGGAGTAACTTTTGAGCGTCTGGATATTAATATGGACAACGCGCATCAGTTTATTTTAGTAGGAGTCCCGGGAACAGGTAAGACTACCGTAGCATTAGCGTATGTCAGAGCAAAGACTGGGTTTGTGCGGTCGAAGTATTACGAGCTTATCACATTCGGTAAAGACTGGGGTCGTTCGGACTTTACAGGCGGTACGATAAATGTAGACGGAATCTGGCGTAAACAGCGTGGAATACTCATGAAGATGTGCGACAGAGCGCTTAATGACAAAGAGCATAACTACTATCTAATCATAGATGAGATAAACCGAGGCGACACAGCGGCGATTATGGCAGACGCGTTTACTGGTTTATCGCAGAGAGGCGTAGAGTATAGGACGCAGTTAGGGGATTATATACAACTTCCAGAAAACCTCTACATTATCGGTACGATGAACGCATTTGATAAGAGCATTGCAGACCTAGACATGGCTATGAAAAACAGATTTCCGATTATCGAGTTACAGCCCGTATGGAGTGACAAATCTTTTGTAAGGTCTTTGCCGCGTATTATCGGAGCGGAGGAGTTTGGATGGTCGGATGGTTGGCTAAGTAAGATATTAGACAGAATGTCTGGGGCGGTAGCAGAGTTAAACGAGGTGATAGTGTCGCAGGGAGACATAGGAAACGCCTCGGTAGTAGGAGTTCGTTCGATTTGCAAGAAGTTTAAGAGCCTAGCGCATTTCAGAGAGGCGTATAATAACGAGTTATTGTATACGATTCGGGATAATGTCGAGTTTATCAAGGATGTGCCAGAGGTAGCGGAGCAGTTAGAGGAGTTTTCTAGGATTTTGACTGATATAGACAGGCGAATTGAGCGGGATAGCTAAAGGGGGTAGGTAGTGCCTAGGGGTATAGACTTAAATAGCTATGTTTATCGGCTTATATCGGTAGTAAACCGAATAGACCTGCCATACAGCAAGATAAATGACGGGGATATACATAATCTAACCGACATTTTAGCCTCGCTTTTGCTTATCGGGATGCAGGATGTGACTAAGTACGGGTTAAAGCGGGCGTATGACATTGAGACAGTGACGGTGAATAAGGTTCGCGGGAAGATTTTGTTTGGGAAGTCGGTAAGTACGGGTGCTTTAGCGCGGGGGCAGTTGGTTTGCGAGGTAAACCAGCTTAGAGACGATAATGTGTTTAACCAAACGCTAAAGTATGCGATAACGCTATTGCTCCGTCCGAGTAAGCGTGACAGGGAGAGTTGTAGGCTTTCTAGCGTGAAGGCAGGAAAGCTTTCGTATTATCGACAGACTTTGCACGAGGTACGGGATAGTTCGCGGGCAAGCGGCAGAGAGTTTATTCTTCGGAAAGCGCCGTTTTACTATCAGTTTGCGCTTCGGGTAGCGTTTTTGATTATCGACTTGTATACGGGGTTTTCAAAGGACGGACGGGCTAGGCTTTCGTCCCTCGGGGAGTACGAGCGTTGCACGGCGGTATTTGAGAAGTATATTAGATATATGCTAGGTTTACCTACAGGCGCAAAGCGAGCGCATTTAAGCTATGAGGATGAGGACGGAATAGAGTGTTTTTATCCCGACATGGTAGTGTATCGTCATGAAGAGAGCAAGGCGATAGCGTTAGATGTGAGTTGGGTAGATAAGAGCCGCAGGGTAAACATACGGCGAGGTCATCAGTATAACACGCTACACTACGAGGAGCTTGTGAATCGGGAGTATCCAGACTACAAGGTAGCGAGAGCGATAGTGTTTGCGGACTTGTTTGGAGAGAGCGAGTATAGTGAGTATAGTTCCGACCATAAGTATAACAGCTTAACGGGGACGCACGAGTTCTATCTGTACTTAAACAATCGTGACGAGACGATACAGAAAACGCTTGCCAGAATGATAGACGGGCTGTTTGATGACATGAATCGGCGCGGGTATTAAGAGGGGGAGTTATGGGTTTATTAGACGAACATTTTTTAGGGATAGTCGGTCAGTATCGAGCGCGGCTTGAGAAGCTAATCGAGGAGTGTTTATCGAAGAGTAAAACAACAGCAGAGGCTTATGAGCGAATGACTAAGGGACTGGAGAAGTCTGGCTTTCGTTATGAAGAGACGACTGGCGGTAGGATGGCGCGGGATAAGCGGAAGTTCTTTAACGGAGAAATCTCATTTATGGTTTCGTTAGTCTCAATGAGCAAGAATTCCGAGTATATCTCTTTAGACAAACATATCAGCCTAAATCTAAGGGTAACGCAGGAGATGAAAGAGATGCGGAAAGCGATAGAGAAGTTTCCGTATCGGTTTGAGTTTATAAGACGCGAGGATAACGGTGATTTAATCTACTGGATGCCGATGTTTGACTGGTCTAAGGTTTTGTCTGGGAACATAGTATCAAAAGACGGGATAAAGGGACGAGATGGACGGAAAGTAGATATGTATACGAATCCCTCAATGCGGCGGCGCGTGGACAGGATTTAAGTTTATAGGGGGAGTATATGGGTAAAAACCTCATAGACATAATGTCTAAAGAGGACAGGGAGCGGTATGGAGACTTAATCATGCCCGTAGATACGGACATTAGCATAGATAAGGTCATATTGAGTGACGAGAATAAGGCGAAGCTTGACGAGTTTCTTAGAGAGTATAAGTTTCGCGAGAAGCTAATGAAGTATAATCTTCGCCCGATGAATAGGCTTCTGTTTTACGGGGCTTCTGGTACGGGAAAGACTTTTCTAACGAAGGCTCTAAGCAACTATATGGGTATGTATATGCTGTATGTAGACATTGCTAAGAGTTTATCGGAGGATACGGTCGCGGATAACATCTCTAACATCTTTGCGGTAGCGGATAAGTACAAGAACTGCATTATTTTCTTTGATGAGTGCGACAGTATTGCGTGGAACAGAGATAGTAAAGACAACGAGAGCGGAACTAGGCGGCGAGCAACGAACAGTATCTTTCAGCAGTTAGACCAGATGAGTTTCGATAATATTTTTGTCTCTTGTACGAATATGATACGGAGACTAGACCCTGCTTTTGAGCGTAGATTTGACATGAAGTTTGAGTTTAGGAGACCTGACAAAGATATAAAGGAAATCATTTATAAGTTTCTGTTTGATGACTTTTTGTTGGATGAGGATGTAAGTGAGCGGGATTATCAAGCGGTGCAGAAGCGGTCTACGCTGTCATACTACGAGTATCAGATAATCGTAGAGAGGAATATGAAGAAAGCCGTGATGGACGATAACTTTGCAATAAAGCTATCAGACATATTAAATGATATATCTATTACGATAGGCAGTAAGCGGAGATTTGGAACGGATGTGGACGATGATGCTACATTCAAGTCGGGAGGGGAGCTATGATTACGATAGAGCAGTTTATTGACACGCCGAGTAACTGGGCTAGGGCTAAGAGGAAGCCGTGTGTGGTGAAGTTTTATATACCAACGCTCGGAACGGTAGTGTATAACAAGTTTGACGAGGCATATTACAAGACTTCGGAGGATAAGGTCGGGGTTTTGCTTGATTCTATGGGTGGTGAGCGGACGATAAGTGTGAAAGAGGTCTGTAAGGATTATCGGTTTATTGACGGGTGTGTAATTTCCGCGCCAGAGCTTTCAAGGATGACGGTAAACGGGAAGTTGTCACCGATAAACATTGTCCCGAAGGGGGAGATGGAGTTGTTCGGAGCGATTCGGATTCCCGTTCGTGAGTTTCGGGATATGCACTATGATGCGATAACGGGGGAGAGGTATTCGATAAATCATAGCGGGATTGAGCATGGCATGGGGGATGTTGTGATGTGTAGGCTAAATCTTCGAGGTATGCCAGATTTAAGTGACCTGTGGGTTGTGAACGGGATGGTATTTGACGCAGAGTATGCGCTTGTATAACAGGTAAAGAGATAGCGAAGAGCTAAGACAGGGGACAAGATGAGAGTATTACTGGCTGTTAGGCGGGCAGTAGGCAAGGTATTAAAGTTTATTTTCGGGTTTATACGGGGAGTATTAACTTTTTTAACGATTGTGCTGATTCTTTGCGGGGTCGTGGGTTACGGAGCATATCTAAAGTTCGGTGGACAGCTAAAGGACGCGAGAGAGGAAGTTTATGACAAGATGTCCAAGATGAACGAGAACACTTTCTCAATGCTTTCCGACACAGAGGTTTATGACAAGGATGGAAACAAGATAGGCACGATAAACGCGGGTCACTACGAGTATACGCCGATAACGGAGATAAGTTCGTATATCCAGAACGGGTATATTGCGGTAGAGGACAAGCGGTTTAAGAGTCATTTCGGAGTAGATATAAAGGGTACTCTTAGGGCGGCGGTATCTTTGGTTAAGCATCGGGGGGCGATTCATCAAGGCGGGTCAACGATAGCGCAACAGGTCGTAAAGAATACGATGCTCGGGCAGAAGCGGACATTTAGTAGAAAGATAGAGGAGATGCTGATTGCGCCGTATGTGGACGCTAGGTACGGTAAGGACAAGGTAATGGAGTTCTACTGTAACACGAATTTCTATGGGCATCGGTGCTACGGAGTCGGTTCAGCGAGTAAGTATTACTTCGGGAAGCCAGCAAAGGATTTGAGTTTATCGGAGGCGGCGCTGTTAGTCCGAATCAGTAACAGTCCGAGTAAGTATGACCCTGTTAAGAATCCCGATAAGGCTTTAGAGGGTAGGAATTTCGTTTTGCATGAGATGCTTGCGTCTGGGTTTATCACAGATGATGAGTGTAATGCGGCGATAGCCGAGCCTTTAGCAGTAATACAGAACACAACGGAGTCAACGAACGAGAATTATCAGACTTCCTACGCGATACACTGTGCGGCGCTTGAGCTTATGAAGATGGACGGCTTTAAGTTTAAGTATACTTTTAGCGACAAGGCAGATTATGACAGCTATATGTCAGAGTATACGAGCGTCTATTCCGATAAGTCAGAGTCGATACGAGCAGGCGGGTATGTAATTAACACAAGTCTAGACAGTGCGATGCAGGGCATCGTGCAGAACAGGTTAGACAGTAATCTTGCAAAGTTCAAGGATATAGACCAAGAGACAGGGAAGTATGAGTTGCAGGGAGCGGCGGTTGTCGTAAACAACGAGACAAACTATGTGGTAGCTATCGTAGGCGGAAGAGGGACGGACGACCAGTTTAACAGAGGCTATTTATCCTATAGACAGCCAGGCTCTACTATAAAGCCGTTGCTAGATTACGCGCCAGCGTTTGATACCGGAGAGTTCAGCCCGTCTACTTATGTAGACGACCACAAGTTTGAGGGTTCGCCAGATAATTCGGGTGGTCGGTATTACGGCAGGATAACGGTTCGGGAAGCGCTGAATCGCTCATTAAATACGGTTGCATGGCAGTTGTTGCAGGCGGTCGGAGTAAATAAGGGTCTTTCATATCTCGGTAATATGCGATTTATGGGTATATCTTATATAGATAACGGGGTAATGGCGACTAGTATAGGCGGTTTTACGAATGGATTGCGAGTAGTAGACATGGCGAAAGGCTATTCTACGCTTGCGAACGGCGGTATTTACAGCGACAAGACTTGTATCACAGGGATTAAGTTTAAGGGAGAGGACATCTTCACAGATAACAGTAAGAGCGTTCGGGTATATCAAGCGGATTCGGCGTATATGGTAACGGATGTGCTAAAGGGTACATTAGATAAGCCTTACGGCACAGGCTATGGACTGGGGATTGAGGGTCAGATAGCGGCAGGCAAGACAGGAACAACGAATAGCTCAAAGGATGCTTGGTTTTGTGGGTATACGAAGTATTACACGACAGCGGTGTTTATGGGCTATGACAACCCGAAGCCGATGGAGGGTGTATATGGCGCAACCTATTCGGGCAAGATATGGCACGACATTATGACAGACATTCATAACGGGCTTCCGATGGTAGATTTTGACCGTCCAGATACGATATATGAGGCAAGCTATGACGGAAACGGCAGAGAGGTATCGGGAGATACAGGAAATCGGGACTTGTTTAGTGCTACAGCAAAGGAGAGAGCGGCGGTAGCGCGGGACGAGGCGATAAGCCGTAAGCGTTACGAGGCGGTAAAGACAGAGGTAGACGCATATGAGAGTTGGTTTATCAATAGTGCCGAGGATGCAGAGAGCGTAGAGAACAGGTATCGAGAGATTTTAGGGAAGATAAGCAGAATTTCTGACGAAGAGCTTCGGAACGAACTACTTACCAGAGCGGCGAGACATAACGATGCGCTAGTAGAGAAGTTACCAGAGTGGGCAGACACGGTAGCAGAGTATGAAAAGACTAAAGCAGAGGAGCAGGAGAAAGCTAAGATAGCAGAGAGCGAAAAGGCAGAGGAGAGTCGGAAGAGTGCCGAGAAAGCGAGAGATATACGGGAGTTTAATCGGGCATTGGCGGTCTTAACGGGGATGCAGTATAAGGACGATAACGCATACGGGAAGGCGGTCGCAGATATAGACAGCGGTCTTAAGCGTTTAACAGAGTATCCAGAGTATAACGACTTTGCAAAGCAGTATAGTGCGGCGATAGAGGCTTACGGGAAGCTCCCGACATACGCAGAGTGGCAGGAGGCAGAGAGAAAGAAAGCCGAGGCGAGCAGTATTGCAGAGAGTGAGCGTGAGAGCGTTGCAGAGAGTTTATCGGCAAAAGCGAGAGAGGCTACGCGGGCTACGGTATCCCCGAGTGAGACCTTAGCGCCGAGTAACACGGATATAAGCAATGCGGCGGTTCACAGTAACAGCGGGCGAGTAATCGTGCGATGAGAAAGGAGCGGGCTTGAGAAAGATAGCGGGGTTTCTTTTAGGATTAGTGCTATCGGTGGGTACAGTGGCGTTAATGAACGCTCCTGTCTACGGAAAGACGCTGAATGTAGACAGCATAGCGTTTATACGGGATAGCGGGGAAGTGATAGCGGATGAGAATGCTTACGCGGGGACTAACACATTTTACGGGACAGCGATAAAGGCTTGCGGGTTAGAGGCAGAGTATAAGCGGAATAAGACGGGGTTATATCATTCGCCGAGGCTTGTGCAGGTAGACGGGGAGATAAAGCTGGTTTCGGAGGTTAGCAACGAGTATTTGACAAAGACATGGTTTATGGACACGGATGGTCGGTGGTATGCGTTTGATAAGCAGGGGAACATGTTGCACGGGCTAATCGTAGACAGCACGCGGAATAACACGACCTATATTCTAAGTCCAGAGCGTGCGGATTACGGGGCGCTTTGTCACACGAACGGGGTTTATAAGCTAAACGGGAAGCTAGTGTATTTGATGTTCAACAATGTGCATGACGGTAGCTTTGGGGCGGTGGTAACGGATTTGCGGGATAAGCTTTGAGGTAGGGGTGTTTAACGGGAGTAGCCCTAGGGGGTTTCGGGGCGACCCGAGAGGGTTCGGGGCAACCCGAGGGGTCATTTTGGGGGCGGTGCAAAGCCCTCTTGCGAAAATTTCTTGAAGTTTTCAAAATTACTTGTAAAAATTTAGGCATTACCATAGGCATTTTTCGACTGTACTTGAATACAGAAAAATCGCCCATGAAGAGGTGTAGGCGGGGATTGGCTAATTTTTCTACTCTTATAAAAATAGGCGTAAACAAGCCTCGCTAGAGAGATAGACTAAGATTTCGGAGGATAAAATTTATGAAGAAGAAAGCATTTATTTTTTCAGTTTCGGCTTGCGTGGTTCTTAGCCTTGCGGCGTGTGGCAGTAAGGCACGCGGAAAAGCGGAGACTGTGAAGGCTACAGCGGGGGTTACAGCGAGTAGCAAGGCTTCAAGCGAAGTAGAACGGGGCAGCAGTAGTTTATCGGAGAGCGAGAGTGAAAGTAGCGAGGCTAACACGGTAGAGCAGGAAACGGTAGCAGAGACGCAGGGTGCAATCACGAATATGAGTTCTTTGGAGATGGCGGTCGGGTTTACGGTAAACGATATAGAGTTTGATGACTTGAGTCGTAGGTATTTTAAGACCGAGAACGGCAATCTTGCAGAGATATATCGCACGGGAGAGGGTCTTGCGGACGGAGAGGGCGTTTATATCCGAAAAGCGAAGGTTTCTGGTGCAGACATATCGGGCGACAGAGAAGAGTATTCGTTCTCTTCGGAGGATAAGTTCGGTAAGAGTGGGGTGACTTTGCGGGAGTACGGAGATGCCGAGGACCAGTATAACAAAGTGATTTGGCATATCGGGGGTTACAGCTATTCGATTACGCTAAAGGGCTTGTCGTTTAGTAACAGCTTGCTACATTCGTATCTGGACGATTACATTGACCGCGAGGTAGAGGCGGTAAAGACAGATACAGAGCGAGATGAAGAGAAGAGAGCGGCAGGGGAGTCGAGTAGTGAAGAAGCGGCACGAGGCGAAGAGGGTTTATCCGCGAATCCGATTATCACTACGATAGGCGGGGAGATTTCGGATGAGACTCTGGAAGCGACTTCGGGAGCAGAAAATTAAAGAGTAAAGTTTGGGACGCTTGCTAACAGTAAAATATCTGTTGACAGGCGTCCTATTAAATGCTAATATTTAGATAGTCCGTTGGATATTCTAACAACAATTAAAGGAGATTCGGAGATGAAGGGTGTAAAGATGTATACGAAGCGTGAGAGACAGGAGTTTGCGGAGTTTCTTAAGACCCCGAGCATTGCGGTATCTAAGCGAGTCGAGCAGTATGCGGCGAGTATCGAAGAGGCAGAGGGCTTTGTCAAGTTTAGTAGAGGGGTTTATAGCGAGCTGTACGGAAAGTACGGAGAGTTTGTAAGCTGTGATGTGAAGGAACTTGTGACTCGGTGCTTTTCGGTAGTTCCGAAGGATATTGCGCTGGACATTGGGGCTTTGCGGTTTATTTCGAGCGCAGTTAGTGATTTTAGCTATATGTGCTATGACCGTTCGATTGCGTGTCGTAATGCAAAGGACGAGGATGGAATGAAGGCTTATGCTATCGTGAGTGCGAAGGCGACCGAGCTTGCTTACGATTTGCGTTCGCTCTTGTCGGATGTGAGAGAGCTTTATGCCCGTGTAAAGCGCCTGTATGTGTTAAAGGCACAGCTTAACTTGCGTAGCGGATTCGAGGGCTGACGGTATGGGGGTAATATATGAGCGAGCAGGATATAAAGCAGATTAAACAGTTTTTACTGTATCGGGAGTATTTATCACAGGTCGGTCGTACAGAGGCGGAGGAGATTATTAAGCGTAGTAATAATCTACTTAGGCTTGTGGCAAACGCTTATACGCAAGTGGAATCCTATAGTAAGATGGGTCGCCCTGTGCAAATGGGGGTAATTTTGACAGCACTAAAGGAATGTAAGCGGGTGATACACCGCGACAGGGTGATAGCGTATCGCAATGAGATGATACGGACTGAATTTATGCGAGGTGCCAGTCCGAAAAGTCTTGCGATTAAGTATGGTATCACTTCGATGACGGTTAAAACAGCGCTCGGGGGCTAAGTTTATGGGGCGGTCTGATGAGAGGCGGGAGCGGGTAAGGAGTATTCCGATTCCCGACTATGTGGAGAAGGTAATAGTACCCGAGATGCCGTGGTATTTTTCGGATTATACGGTGGACTTTGAGGTGCGTCCTGTCATTAAATGCCCGCTTCATGGAGAGGATACGCCGTCTTTTCGGTGGTATTCCGACACGAACACTTTTTACTGCTTCGGTTGCGGTAAAGGTGGGGACATTGTAAGCCTAGATATAGAGTTTCGCGGTCAGTCTGGTGATAAGATAACGCTTTCTGATTCGCTGGATTTCTTGGAATCGGTTTTTGCTATAGACGGAACAGTTGCTAAGAGTCCCGCAAAGAATACGACAAAGATAGCGAGTAAGAGTAAGGTAGCCAGACTAAACGAGCAAAGTAACATAGAGCTTCTAAAGTTTAGCAGAGCCTATGGGGAGATAGATAAGGCGGTAATAAAGAGTGACTTGCCGTTTGAGGTTAGGGTCACGCTATATAAGTGTCTGGATGACGCAGGGAGACTCGTAAAGGATAATCTGGTAAGTGCTACTGACGCATTAGAGTATATCCGAGAGGTTTATCGGGAGTTAAGTGATGGCAGAGGTGAGTAGTTGCATACGGTATGCGGGGAGTAAGAGCAGGGTTGCGGATTTAATCATGGACAGGCTTCCAGACGGGATAGAGGACTGGAGAGAGCCGTTTTTTGGCAGTGGTGCTGTTACGATTCGATTTTTGCAGGACGCAAGAAAGTCGGCAAAGTGTAAGAGAATCGTGGTAAACGACCTGTATTACGAAGTATATGCGCTCTGGAAGTGTGTACAGGAGAACCCGAGTAAGCTGGTAGAGACAGTAGTCGGGATTATGGAGAAGTTTTGTCCGAAACAGCGGGAGCTTACAGAGAGACTGCTTTCGGGAGCGGAAGAGGAAGCCGCTATCGAGGACGGTCGGACGCTCTGGGCGTGGGCTAGAGAGCGAGAGACGATAGAGAGTCTTTCTTTTTACGAGAGAGCGGCACGGTTTTATATCGTGAATCACATCTCGTTTAGCGCTCTGGGCGACAGTGCTTCATTTAGTGCGCCTATGCTAAAGAAATTTAATTTTGGTTTGACGCAACAGATATTTGATGTGAGTAAGTTATTGCAGAGAGCCGAGATATATAACGAGAGTTTTGAAAATGTCCTAAAGGATACGAACGATAATAGCTTTACTTTCCTTGACCCGCCTTATTTTTCGCAGGAGACGGTAGCTCCGATGTACGGTTTTCGCGGTAGTATGCACGCAGGGTTTAAGCATGAGGATTTTCTTCGTGTGTGTAATGAAATCAAAGGGAAGTTTCTAATCACATATGACGATAGTCTACAGGTTAGGCGCTTATTTAAGGAGTCTGGTTTTTATATTGAGCCTTACAGTATGACTTATACGATTGCGGTTAAGAGTGTAGAGACAGCGCTTGCGGGGGAGGAGCTGTTTATTTCAAACTACAAGGCGAAGTCTACGGTTCTTTTGGAAGATGATATTCTTTGAGGGAGAAGAGAAGAAATGCTTGCTATTAGAGAAGTAATTTTAGAAAAGGAGAAGAGAAGAAAATGCTCGCTATTAGAGAAGTAATTTTAGATGAGAAGTTAAATGAAGTTGCCTATGTAGTAAGTGGAACAATGCAGGAGTTTGGAGAAGGGGAGTCTAACAGAGAGACGCGGAGAGTTCTTACTGTTGATGAACTGGCTAAGAATTACAAAGATGTGATTCCATCTGTCTCTTATGCGTCTGGAAAGCTTGAGTTTCCGCTTGTAGCAGGTTCTCGCTATACGAGAGTGGTTGAGCATGTTTATATGACAACTCCCGAGGGTATCAGAGAGATTAAAGCGGAGATTAAGGTTATTGGGCGGCTGAAAAAGAGAACAGGCACATTTAGTAATCCGAGGCTGTCTAATAATTTAGGCTATAGAATTGAGGTTGACGGGAAGGTGACAGATGTCGATGCCGCAGACCTTTTCCGTCTTAGCCGTTGGATGCCACTTGCTGATGGTTTGAAAGTGATTCGTGGACATAGAGGCTGGGGATTTTATTATGCCTTGAATAGCGAGGTAGATAATATTGTCATAGGGGATGACGACGCAATTCCAGCCTATGACTCTAATACAGTTAGTTTTATAGAGGATACAGGTAGTATCGGGGAGTTTATTAAGTTTATCGCAGAACAGAACGGAAAGATTGCGGTAAAGCGTCCGTTTAACAAGGGGTTATTATCAGATAGCCTTGTTGTAGAGGGAATTTCCGAATATGAGTATGCAGAGCCGAAGCTTGTTTGCGCTCTTGACAGAATGATTTTATCGTTAAGGACGAAGCGTTCTGTTAATGTGCGGTTTTCTGATAATCACAAAGTTTATTCGTTAAATATCAGCGGTGAGCTTATGCTGGTTAAGAATGGCGAGCTGGTAGCAAAGAATCTGCTTGTGATTTTCCCGAATAAGGAGTCAATTCGTGCGCTTACAGAAAAATACGGAAAGTATTTGTTGATTCAGTCTATTAATGACAAGGGCAGTAAGCTGGTAGGTGGTGATGTTTATAGCATCGGACTTTTCGGCATTGCGGTGACGAATGGTCTGACTAGTTACGGTAAGCTTAGAGCGGTTACGGTTGCGAAGCTTTGTGCAGAGAAGCATAGAGTTTTCACGCAGATGACAGCCGTTAAGTTGGAGATGTGTGAGGCAAATCCTACAGCAAAGCCTGTGATTCCGTATACAAGGGATAACGACACAGAGTTGTCGCGCCTTAGAGGTGTAGGTGTCGATACGATGTCGGGCAATATCAAGGTAAGCGTGGATGTCGAGAGGAGTCGTGTCGGGGTTCGGTTTGACTGTAAGACAGAGAATGTGCCTGTCCCCGAAGCAGTAAAAAGCGGAAGTCTTAAAGAGCTTGAGGCTCGGTATGAAGAGCTTTCAAAGAGATATTCGGAGATTGAGCTTACGCTTTGGTTGATTGCGCATAGTCGTTTTGCGTCTGGATGCACGGATAAATACGACAGTTTTTATGCACCGTCATGGGGCTTACAGTATGTGGGGGAAGAACGCAATATGCACGCCTACGAGACGAAAGAGGACGGATTTAAGCTGTTGATTAACGGAGAGGTTGTGACAGAGGATAGAGCGGTGTTGATTGCTCGTAAGAGTAAAGGCAGAAAGCGTGGCAGACCGAGAAAGAGTGCGGCGGTAGACGCGGGGGATAAGAAGATGACAAATCCGTTTAAGGTTAATAGGTCAGAAGCTTTGGTAGAGTTTATCGAGAAATCAACCAAGCAGTAAGCCGGAATGAATACGGGGAAAACAGTGTTTCTCTCCTCAAATCGCCCGTTTAAGGCGCGTTAGGGGGTCTGTCGGTATTCTTTTAGCCTAGAAGCCCTTCCGTTCGTTTCTCGGCGTTCTGGTGGCTCACAGGGGAATCCCTAGGGATGTGAGGTTCTGGTCGGGTTTAGGCACTGTCAGAGTCTAAAGTTTTCCGAGGTAGACGCTTTCCTGTACCAAAGCCCGTTTATTGGGTATAAAATTTCGGCACAGGTTTAGGGATACGGAGGTGTGAGAGATGTCAGATAAAGTTAGGCTGTCGGCAACAGGGGTTGTTGTCAATGGGACAGGAAATCTTCTCGGGTTTATGGTGACGGATGGGAAGGCTACACAGGCTGTACCGCTTGATTCACTTCGGAGAAATGGGGTCGTTTTAGCGGGTCAGATAGACTTTAGAGGTGGTAAGTTTAGGCTTATGACAGGGTTTAGCCTGCGGGATTTGCCTATGCTTCGGCTTGGAAAAGACGGCACGACACAGTTTGTGGATAATACGATGCGTGTTGTAGCTCGTATTACGGAGAACGGAGAGTTAAAGGGATATCGGGTATCATATCTGGATGTAACGCTTAATTTAGATATGTCGGATTTGCGTAGGCTTGCGAGTTGGTTTAGGCTTGAGGGCTACGCAATCCGTAAGGGCGATGAGGGGTATCATCTTGTAGGTTTAAGCGGGAACTCGGTGCTTAAGCTTAGAGAGATAGCGCTTAATGCAAAGAGAGAGGCACAGGAGAAATCCCCTGTAAAGGATAGAGCAGTAAGTATCGTAGACCTGCTCCGAAAGGTAAACGATTTTGGCGGTAAGGTTGTGTTGTTTAACAGTGACGAGAAGCCTACGATTGGAGAGATACGGGAGACTACGGCGAGCGGGTTTACTTCGTTAAAGCTCGGAGAGGTAGGTTCTTCTTCCTTGCAGTATTCGGAGCATAAGCTAAATGCTTCTATCATGTTTCGGGAGTATGGCATTGTAACGGTAGAGATTAAGGAAGAGGGCAGGGTGTTGCAAGTACCTGCATATAAGCTTAGAAGCAGGGTCATCTTAAAGGACGGCAAGATAAACATACCCAAGTTTTCCGTGGCGTTTCCGAAAGAGAGCGGAGCAAAGTTTGCGGAGTATTATAAGGGAGTGCTTACGCTAACGCCCGTCAAGTCAACGCCTATGGAGAGTGCGTTAGGTAGCGAGTTTAGCTGTATGTATCAGATAGACACAGGGGAGCTTACGCTTGTCACGCAGGAGAAGATTAAGCGGGAAATTCTAAGTGTGTCGGATGTAGCAAACATGGCGAAGGCTTTGATTTGCACAAAGGCGGCGATTTCGTATCTGAACGCAAGGGTTTATGAGGTAGCAGGCGAGCAGGAAGAGGGGCTTTACGCGCCATATCGAAAGTATTCCGAGGTAGAGAGGAACTATATCGGAGCGGCGGGGGTTAATTTAAGCACAGGCGCATATACGGCAACGGAGGCGTTAAAGACGACAATCCCTGCGAAGGAGAGCATTTCCGTGGAGTATTCGGTAGCAGGGTTTAAGAGTGCGCCGAGCGCGTCACAGATAGCGAGTGGCAAAGCGGAGAAGTTTGTCACGGCGGATTTGAGGGAAGTAATAGACGAGTATGAGCGGCTAAAGGGAAATCCTTCGGAGGCGCTTGCATATCTCAAGAAGAAGTTATCCTTCTTTAAGACGCGGAAGGAGCTGTATATCAAGTATCTCTGGGGACATAACACAGCGATGTTTGTGAACGGAGACTACAAACTGCTACGCGGGGACGGTTTTTCTGGATTAAAGGCAGTAAAGACGGGCGAGACGAAAGCGGGGAAGTATACAGAGTATAGCGACAGCGAGACAGGTTTAAGTGTAAAGGTGTTTAACACAAGCCTCGGCTAACGAGGTCAAGGGATAGCGGTAACGGACATAGGCGCGGCAGAAAGGTAGCTGTTTGGCTCAATTATAGCCAAACAGCTATTTAAGGCGGAGTAGACGGAAATGGTCTATAGATTTAGCGAGATACTTGGCGATGAAGTTTATAAGAATCGTGTGATATTCCTGCTTGGGGAGCATTCGTTCTTTAATAACATAGTTCTGGACAGAGTTAGGGGCATTGCGATTCCGAGAGAAGAGGTAAATGCAGAGCAAGTTCTGGATTTAATGTCGGAGTTCGGGGTAACTTCGGATAAAGAGGTTTCTCGCGGAAACAGTGTAGGGTTTGACGAGTTTCTGGACAGTACGAGTAGCTATCCGATGCGAGGTTTCTGGTATTGTAGCATAGAGTATTCAGAGCTAACGGATAAACAGAGGGAGCGGCTTGGTGTTTATATGAAGTCACCGCAGGAGACTGGGTATCTGGTTATAACGGTCAAGGACTTTCGGAAGCATAGGGAAATTCTTCGTAATAATCTGGTAGCTAGGGGTTCGAGCGTTTGTGCGGTGCGACTTAGCTTTCCAGATAGAGCGTCATTAACAGAGATAGTCAAGGGGAAGCTAAGTGACGGCGGGGTAAAAGTAGACGAGAGAGGCATACAGCTATTTATCCTGCGGTTAAGTAATGCTTATAACGAGTATAGTGACTGCCTATCGTCTATTATAACAATGTATTCTGGGAAGAGCATCGGGTATGAAGAGGTGCTTGAAGCATTGCAGGGGACAGAGAATTACGCAGTAGATGACTTTGTTTATGCTTTGTTAAATCCGATGGGAAGCGGAAAGGTTATAAAGCGCAGGAAGATATATCGGATTTACGGGAGTTTAATCCAGAGTATGAGTGCAGAGAGGCTTCTTAATACGCTGTTAAACAAGATAGACATCTTTATTTCGTTTCGTAGACTTATCAATAACGGAGATTTGCCCGTGTCGGTAGCGTATAGCGCAACGGAAGTGCAGGATAAGCTTCCAGAGGATAGCCGATTAAAGACATATAGCGCGTATGTGTTTAAGCGTATGGCGAGGATAGCGTCTATGGCATCACTTGAGGACTGGCTTAATATGCGGCTATTACTAAGTGAGGCTAAGAAGCAGGGGAAGATAGGACTTGAAGATAGGTGCGAGAAGGCGTTGTTTTCTATGATGCATCGTAGCGTGCTTGGGGACGAGCGGTTCTTCAATGACTCTGGGTTTATAAGCACTGTGGGGGATAGCGAGCTTTACGACCTAAATACGGTATTCTTTCGGGTTTAAGAAAGGGGGAGTTTAGCCTGTATGCGAAGAATGTCAATGATACTGGTGCATTGCGGGATTGTAATTTTGGTAAGTGATAAGCAAGACAGAGCGATAGAGATGTATGCGGTGCGCGGTCTTAGGGGTCTGGGGAAAGATGTGAGGAAGCGGCTTATAGAGGGCGGCTATGTGAGTGATAAGGCATTTGAGTTAGCGGAGCTTCCGAAAGATGTAGCTGTTTATCGGGACGGAGTTCTGGTGGACGCCAGTTTGCTTACGATTCGGTAAGGAGAGATAAGATGACGCGGGTAGTTGCGAATTTAGTTTTGACTGGGATTTTCACGGTAGATACGAAGAAGAAGAAGGTGGTTGTTGGGGGGTATGAGGTCTTTCTTACAGACATTCCGTTTATAAGGTATCGTTTTAAGCGGTTTGACGAGGGGTGTGACGAGTATATTCTTTCGATGTGCGAGAAGTTTAAGACAGCGACTCCATTAGCCGAGGTAACGCTATATGAGAAGTGCCAAGAAGATATAGCGAGGCTAAGTAGCAAGATACCAAACCTTGCGGTAATGCTTTATATTCCGATAGACGATTCGGATGTAGAGAAATCCGACATAAGCGAAGAGAGTAAGGCGTTATTACAGGAAGTCGTAAATAGCGGTGTAGCATATGACAGGATTATGATAAAGGACAACAGCAATACGCTGTTTACAGTCTCGTTTAACAGTATGCGAGCGAGTATTCAGCGTATTACTGGGTGCGAAGTTGGGAAAGTAGGAGTTTGCAAGAGTCCTTTGTCGGCATATAACAATAATGCTTGCATTCCCGCAATCGTAGCACGAGAGATACTAATAAATCACGACAGCAAGAGCAACACGACTCCGACTGCAAGGATGGAGTGCAGGAACGGTGGGAAGTGCTGTTGTATTCGGAATATAGTGATAGATAGAGACATTTTGCTTAATCGTCCTTATGTAGAGAATCCGTCTAGCGAGAGTTTGTTTACTGGGATGCCGAAGCCAAGTCCTGTGAAGCGGGAGAGAAAGGTAAAACAGCACTTGATAGGGAATCTGGTAGACGGGAAATTAAAGTGGTGAAGAAGTGTAATAGGGTTTAACTATATACTTTCGAGAAAATCAAATCTTAAGAAAAGGTTAGCTAAAAAGTATTTATGCTAGGCTTATTCTTGTGCAATTAGCCTATGGTTGTGGGTTGACAAAGGGAGCAGAAACAGCTAATATATCTAAAGAAAATATTACGAAGTCCTAAAGGTAGTTCGGGGACAGCTGTTTTGTCTGCTTCTTCATAAGCAGTGGAGGAAATCGGGATGACGAATTTTCGCAGATGGTGTATGTCGGCAAAGCTGTTTGAGCCAGAGAGTACGCACGAGGCGAGTGAGTATATCGCGAGGAATTACAAGAAGCTGGTAAGCTACGCGAGGGGTCTAGGGATAGACCCTGCGAAGGCAGAGGATTTGATTGTAGATGTAACGATTTCGGTGTGCCGTGCGGAGTGGCTAGGCGAGTGGGTAACTGCGGTAGAGTGCGGGTATATGCAGATAGAACAGTATATCTACGGGAAAATCAAGAAGTACGCGATGTTTCCAGCCTATAGGCGGGCAAGCACGGGGGCGTGGGTTCGTAAGAAAGCGGACGGCAAAGAGGTTTATATGCAAGTCGAGATACCTTCCTGTGGGGCAGAGGATGCCGAGGAAGGAAGTATGCCAGATTATCAGTTAGCGTATATGAATCTATCGACATACGATAATCTGGAGACAGTCGAGGCAGAGGAGTCGTTTGAAGAGGAGTTAGCCTATGTTTTAAGCTTTGACGAGATGAGTAACGGCTTAATCAGCAGGATTTTACGGAATCTGGACTACTACAAAGCGAACGCGAGTTTTCTGGTGAGTAGCGGGGTTTCGGAGATGTTTAACAGTTTTGGGGAAGCGTTTGCGGAAGCGTTTGAGGATATAGTTAAGGCGACCGCTAAAGATGACAGCAAATTAACGAGAGCGCTTAAGGCGTAGGGGATGATTATATAAGGGGATAAATACGGGGCAGGGCTATACTTCGGAGGTATCGTATATATGGGTAGGTTGCTTGACAGTAAGCTTGACGAGTTAGACGCAGAAATATCAGCGATAGAGCAAAAGAAGCGCGGGTATTTGTACGATTGTAGACTCTATGACGAAGATAACATCCTTTGCGGAAGTAGCCACTTTGACTTTGGGAAAGCCGCCGTGCAAGAGTTTATAGACGAGGAAAAGCGAGCGCAGGAGAAAGCGCTTGAGCAATCAGACCGTATAGTAGGCGCTTGTGGGGAGTATGGTCGGTATCTCTGTAGTCATCTTAGGATTCACCCCGAGAGTCCAGAGTATCAAGAAGTTTACTGTGAAGCGGTAGATTATTTTGCGAAAGCGCGGGATATAAGCGAGTATCCCGTGTGTAATCTTGAGAATCCGTTAAAGTCCTTTGTTTATAAGGGCTTAAAGAATGTGATACGGAGGCATGCTACGAAGAAGAAGCGGGAAGCGGAGCGGTTTGTTTCATCCGAGTTAATAAACGATTCTGGGGAGACAACAGACATTTTCGACTTGATTCCCGACAGTCGGTCAGAGCAGGCATTAAGCCTAGTAGAAGATAATGAGCTGGTTTCTGCGGTAGAGATGCTTGCGTCCGATAGGTATAGTGAGAGCGGGGTAGATTTGCTTTGTTTTTGCTATGTAGCGGTAAAGACGGGGTATCAGATAAGTGACGCACAGTTTGCGGTTGAGTGCAGCTTGCTCGGGATAGATAGCCCGAGGGAGCTTGAGGAAGAGCTTAGGAGTAAGCCCGAGGCGAGAGAGGTGCTTCGTAACATTTCAATTTGCGGAGAAAGTTATCAAGACGCGAGCGAGTGTATTGCAGAGGTTTTGCGGAGGTACTTGTATTGCGGCGAGGAGATAGACAAGATGCTCTGCAAGTGACTAAGTTTATGAGGTAGAGCGCACCCGCGGGTGCGCTTTTATCTTAGGGAATAATAGGCACATAGTTAGAAAACAAGCTGGTACACAGGACTTCCGTGTTGTATAATTTTCTTATAGAAATTTTCTGCGGAGGGTCGGGCATGATTGAGATAAAGCATACACGGGGCGAGGTCACAGATAGGCTTGTGACTAGGCTAAAGCAACGGAAGTTTGAGACGCGGGTAGACAGTGACGCGATAGATAGTGAGGTAGTTCGGATAACGGAGAAGCCGCCAAGGGTAGCGGGGGAGGCGGCAGAGAGGCGGCACGAGCAGAACGCGAAGGCGCTGTGTGACTATCTTTGTGAGATAGAGGCGGTTTATCAGAAGCTAAAGAATAAGCAGGGTTTAATCCGTATCGAGTATAACGCGGTAGATTCTCTAGTCGTATCGCGTCCGATAAGTCTTCGAAAAGTAGATATGTTTAGCTTTGAGACAACGGATGTGCTGGATATGTCGGGATATAAGATGATGCGGGTCGATTATACGCATCTTGTGAAGTGCATGTTGTTTAGCATAGCGCATAAGGATTTAGGCTATTCGCATGACTTTATGGAGGAGTTTCTTTGCGGGAAGTCGAGTATGGCATATAGCACGGACATATCGCTACTGGACAGGGTGTTAGACGAGGTATCGTTTAATAAAATCCGAAAGACGGCGGTAGGAGACAGCTTGTATCATAGAGTGCATGGCGGGGTCATTGTCGGGTATTACGGGGATAAGATAGCGGCAAAGACATATGACGCAGTAGCAGTGCATGACGGTAATAAGACGATGCAGAGGGTGCTGAACGAGGTTCTGGAAAGGTTTATCGACAGGTGTAAGGATTTATCGCTTGCAGGGCTTTATAACAGAGGTTTTACGCTGATTTGCAAAGAGGAAGCGACAAAGAAAGAAGTGTTAGAGGTTTTGTCGGAGGGTGTATGCGTAGAGCTGTTTGGAAGAAAGTTTGAGGCGCATCCGTTAATCACTTGTATAGACGCGAAAGGTTAAGAGGGGAGGAAGTTATGGAGGGCAACAAAGTAGTTTATTGTCACTTTTCTTTTAGGCGACCGAGGGGCGAGGGATACGGAATCTTCTCGTGTGCTTTGTATAACGACTATGACGGGACAGAGCCAGTAATAAAGCGGGTATGTATGGAGGAGTTATGGAAAGACCATCAGCATATCACGGCGATTCAAGCCTACAGGTTTGCGTTAGACAGTATATATAAGTGGCAGGCACATTTACTTAGGTTTGGTGTAGTTGCGGTTTTGCTGGTTACGGACAATCAGAATTTAGCTGGATGGATATTAAATCCGAAGAAGGGCAGTTTTCGTGAGTATATGCGGAAAGCGTATCGTCCGTATCAGATAGGGACAAAGCGGCTTACAATCACGGTAGGGCTGTGTATTCCGAGGGATTACGAGAAGTCGCACAAGTTCTGCAAGTTAGAGTTTGTAGAGAACTATGATGAGTTTATGCAGAAGGGAAAGCAGACGAAGCTAGAGCTGGGCGGTATGCGGCTGATGTCGGATGTGATAGCGGAGGATATACCCGATGGTGTTTCGGAATTCAAGCCAATAAGTTCAGAAGAGGCTTTGAGTCTTAAGGACGAAGAAGAGCAGTAAGCGTTGTGGCGGGTTAAAGAGTAAGGCTTAATCTAAGCTTAGAGGGAAGATATGTTTTGGACAACTGGGACATATACGGAAAAGCAGACTTATAGTGTTATAGCTTGCATAGATAAGAAGCATTCCGAGGTCATAGTCGGGTTTAGCGGGAAGGTAATTTCTGCCTATAAGCTTGAGGGTCTTAGGGACGAGTATTTGGCGGGAAGTCCGCTGGCGAAAGAGGTTTATAAGACTTTGAAGCGAGGGATAGGCGGCTGTAAGTCAAGTAACGGAGCGCCTGTTCCGTTTCAGCTAGGCGCATGTGTGGAGCATAGTTTTCAGCGGGCGGGTGTAGATTTTTCGATAAGGCGGTTTAACGGTGGGTTATGCGGGGCGTATATAGCGTCCCGCAACTTTACGCTGGACTTAAGTTTAGCGAGTTCTGCTCCTAGTGGGCTAACTTTGCCGTATGTGAAGTTAGCGAAAGAGACGAGTGACGCAAGCTTTGATGCGAGTAGTATATATGTTCGTCCGCTTGAGGAGATAGGCTTATTTAAGGACATAAGTTGGCTAAAGGATAAGCGGTATAAGGTTGTAACGGACGAGCGGGAAGCAGAGGAGCTTTTTAGTAAAATTGAGGAGAAGATACGGACAAACCCGAACACGCCTATAGCGTTTGATACCGAGACGACAGGCTTGAAGATAAACATGTTTGGGCGTATTGGTTCGGAGCGGGCAGAGGAGTTAAAGCGGTATAACGAGAGTGTAGTGAAGTCAAAGCAGAAAGGGGTAGATAAGCTAGTCGGGTTTATTTACTGCCTAGAGCCGAATGTGAGTTATTATTTTCCCGCAGGGAATAGGAAGTTTCATAACTTGTATTCCGACATAAACGACCCTTTGACGAAACAGACAGCGGATAGGATAAAGGCAGACTACACGGTAGGGCGGTTTCGCAGTCGGGATGACGACATGGCGAGGTATATCCGAAAGACTAGGGTAGAGGATTTCGGCTGTGATGTCATTCTGATGGAGAGAAACAGGGATATACTGGAGAAAGGGTATCTAGTCGGGCATAACGGGACATTCGATGCGAAGGTAGCCTATTTATACAGCATAGACATAAACTTCCGCGAAGATAGCATGATATTGCATCAGCTTGTTTATAAGTTCCGTTCTACGACTAGCAATCGAGGGGAGAGTTCTGCATTAAAATACTTGGTAAAGCGGGAGTTTGGCGTAGACCAGCTAGAGCTTACAGACTTTTTCGACCCGAATGCGTACAGTACGACAAAGACTAAGAAGAAGGAATTAGGGATTGACTTCTCGTATATGGATTTAGCGGGGTCAACAGCATATGCGCCAGCAGACGGAGACTTTACGCTACAGTTGTTTATACGATATAAGAGTGCGCTTCTTAAGGATTTCAAGTCTCTTGAGTATATCTACTATGTCGAGGTGCTAGTAAGCCTAGCTATAGCGTATATGGAGTTTTACGGCTATCGTATAAACGAAGAGAAGATAGATGCGACTCGTGACAAGTATTTAGTGCAGAAAGCGGAGCTTGAGCATAAGATACGACAGATGGTAGGGTATTCGACCGAGAAAGAGGAAGCAGTGTTTGCTTCTTTAGCGGGAGCGGCAGACAGAGAAGCGAAGATGGCGATATTGCCAGAGGCGGTAGCCGTGATGGAAGAGAGTGAGAACGCCTTAAATTTGACTTCTCCGATAAAGGTTGCGGAGCTGTTTTACGATGTGCTTAAAATGCCGATGGGGGAAAAGAAGTCAGTCAGTAAGACAGCGCTTGCGGGGTTAAGTAAGCAAGCGGGCAAGAATGGGGAGATAGTACGGGTTTATCAAGAGTGGAAAGGCGTGGATACGCTTTTAACTAAGTTTTTCGGAAGGTTGCAGGAGTTTATGTATCCGAGCGGGTTTATTTTCTCGCATTTCGGACAGATAAGTACGGCGACAGGTCGAATGAGTTGCAGTAGTCCAAACGCACAGCAGTTTCCGAAGTCGATTACGGCGATAATCGAGCCAAGGAAAGATTGTGTAATGTTTGATGCGGACTTTTCGCAGATAGAGTATCGAACGCTTGTGGCTTTGGCAGGGGAGGAATCGTTAAAGGAGAAGTTTAGAGACCCCGACATGGATTATCACACGACTATGGCGAGTTTAATGTACGGGGTAGATTACGCTTCTGTTACACCGAAGCAGAGAGGCGAGGCAAAGGGTTTTAATTTCGGTATACCTTACGGCATGGGCATCACTTCTCTAACGATAAGATTGTTTGGAACAGCTACAAAGGAGAATATCGAAGCGGCGAAAGAGAAGTACGAGTTATATTTCAGAGACCAGCCGAATGTCAGAAAGTTTTTCACGAATGTCAAGGAGTCTGCGGAGGTTTATGGGTATACGGAGACGAAGTGGCACAGGAGACGGTATTATTCGTTTAAGGATAAGGACGGAAATGTAAGCAGTAAAGCAAAGGCTTCGGCGCTTAGGCAAGCAGGAAACGCGGTAATACAGGGAACGGCGGCAGATATATTCAAGATTTCGGTAGCGCGTAATTTCAGCTATATTCGCAGGAACGGGCTTATGGGGAAGCTGTTTATCGTGAATATGATACATGATGAGCAGTTAATGGAGTGTAATGTAAAGGAGTTAAATCCGAAGCGGGTATTAGCGGATGTAGTGCAGAATATGGAGTTAAAGTTAGACGGATTCCCGCCGTTGTATGTAGGAGCAGGCGTAGGATTGTCTTGGAAAGACGCGAAGGGAAAGATGGCAGAGATACATCCAGACCTAGCGAATGAGTATATAGAGGAATCGAAAGATACGCCGATATTTAGGGGCGAGGGTAGCGTATCGGAGAGTCCAGAAGAGGTGTTAAGCTATTTTAACGAGCGGGTAGTAGACTTTAGAGTTCGTAAGATAACGAAGTATGTCTTAGACAAAGCGAACTGGGGTAAGCCGATACACCCTGTCATCGGAAACTTGTTGTCTTTGCAGTTTGATTACGGGGTAAACGAAGAGGTAGCGGCGAAGTATACAGAGGCAAACGGGTATACGAAAGAGGAGATAGCGGAAGCGAAGAAGAATATCCCGACCGAGCAGTTAAAGCGGTTTATGGTAGACAAGGGGATAGCGGTAAATCCAGATAACTTTAGGTCGGCAGAGATAGAGCATGAGGTAGAGTCGGACAAAGTTTATGAGGACGAGAGCGAGGAAGAGGGCTTAGAGGAAGCCGAGGCAGAGGAGTATAATGAGTTTAAGCTAATAGATGAGAGCAAGGCAGTGTTTGGTGTTGGTATTACGGAGTTAGTGAGTCGGTTTAAGGTCTTTGTTTCAGAGAGCCGAGGGATTTGCGGGATAGATAGCGAGTTTCTACGATGTCTTAAAGACAAAGAGAGTTTATTAGCCTATCTAAACAGTCACTTGTGCGAAAAAGAGGAAGATGGAAGCATGGAGCTTATGATGCTGGTAGGCGGGGGAGCTTTAACGCATTCTGGGCAGTATGTGAGAGGTGTAACGCGGGATGAGCTACTAAGAGCGGCGAGAGGGACTGTGCGTACCGCTTAATAGTCAAATAGAGTAAGCGAGAGGAGAGTTGAATGTCAGACATTTTAAGTCTCACATCGGATATAGATATAGCGGATGAGGTATCGAAGGAGCAGGTCGGGACAGCAGTTGTGCAGACAACGGACGGTATCGTTTATCCGTGCCTAGTGATACGGGCAGATAAGCCGAGTATGCGGGTAACAGAGGTAGCGATAGAGGGCTTGCTTGACTTGATTCATTCGTGTTGGTATAAGGACGAGGATAAAGAGAACGGTCTTAAGGATGATAGCCTAAATGTCTATATAGCGACACCGAGCGGAGCGGGGAAGCTCGGGCGTGGGTCGTTTGCGAAGCTGTATCGGTATTTGAACAGTTTTACGCATAACTTAATCAGTGAGGCGGCGAGTGTTTATTATTTTGAGGCAGAGGGTAAGAAGGAGCGGATAGATAAGTTAAACGCGATGCGACCGAGAGTGTGGTTGGATTTATGAAACAGGTTTATGGGGACGGGGTACGGCGAAATGCCGCGCCCCGTTTTAGTTTATTTTTAGGCTAATTTAGCTTGACTAGTTGGTAGCGGTGGGCTAAGATGTAGTTAAAAGTAGCTTTATAAGGAGGCAGGGATGGGGAGAAAGTTAGACGAGAGGACAAGAGAGGTAACAGGGCTTATTGCTGGGATTTCGTCTTGCGAGAAAGCGTTAGAGGACGCGGTAGCGCGGAGAGCGCCGTCTAATGAGGTAATACGGTGGTATAACGGGGCGATGACGGCTTCTAGGGCTAGAAAAGAGTACCTTCCAAGGAATAAGAAGAAGTTGTCTTTGAGTGCGGTCGAGTTTATGGCGGCGCTTGTAGAAGAGGTTTCAGAGAAAGTAGACCTAAGTAAAGTCTTTACGGAGTATGAGAGGGCAAAGGTAACGGGAAGCGCCTTGGGAGCTATTTGCGGGACGCTGACCGCGTTTATTAACAGGAATCGCAAATATTACCTTGGGATTCTTGTGGCTTCCGTTTTGATGCTGTTATACGGAGTATCAAGCAAGAGTTTCCTACTGCCACTATCCATCACATACTTGGTGATCCTTTTGCTTATAGCGCATTTCGTCTTAAATACGCTCTTTCGGTATACGAAAGAGAAAAGCCGTGTTGATAAGACCTTGTATTTGCAGGATAGAATCGGGAGCGCGGTGTTTAATAGTTTAAGCGAGGCGCAGATAGGTGTAGTAAGGTATTTGTATTCCGAGCGGGTTTTGACAGAGCAGAGTCTAACCGAAAGTATAATCGCAGTAACTAGGCTTGAGGAATACGGATATAGAAACGGAGACAGCATAGGAAGTTTTTCCGAAGAGTTAGATAGTGAGATTGAGGAAGCATTAGGTGAACTTGCAAGTAAGTTTATCTGGAATACTGTTTTAAGCGTGTCTACTGGTCGGTCAGCGGATTGGCTAGACTGTATTCGGATTAAGAGGTGGTTTGTAAAGGAGAGTGAGGGAAGTGGAGAAGGTGCTGGAGCTTAAAAAAGAACAGAATTCTGGTCTTTTCGGGGATTTGTATGAGAAGAAAGACGCAAAAGAGGCTAGCGTTAAGGGGGAGGAAGTAAAGCCTACGCTAGATAGCCTAGCCGTATCCTGTAAAGAAGCTCTAGCGGAGTATTTAACCTTTTCAAGAGGTCTTAACTCGGTATTTGTGCTAGATAGAGAGGATTTTATACAGACAAAGCTAAATCCCGCGAAGAAGCTGTTTAATGAGCGGAATAAAGATTTTCAGAGAGCGCTTCTTAACGATAGGGAGATAGGGATGAGTTTATTTAGCGCGCCGAAGAGTGTGCAGAGCTACGAAGAAGTAGCTAGGGAGCTTTGTGCAAAGTCGGTAAGTCCGCTTCCTACGATTCTTCTCGCGGTTTCGGTTATTTTGTTTGCGGGTATTGAGCTTTTCTTTAGTCTTAGCACAGTTGACGCATATAAATTGTTGGAGTTTTGGGTAAGTTTGATTCTTTTAGCGGGTATATTATTTTCAGTCGGAATTTTTGGTTCTAGGAGTGCGCTAAAGAGCATAAATAATAACTGTGTAGTTAGTACAACAGTAAGCCGCGCGTATGAAGAAAGATATGAAAAGCAAAGAGGAGTGGCGATAACAGAAAGTTTAAGGGCTTGTATTTCAGCAGAGGTTCTGGAAACGATACAGCGTTTGTGTAGCGCAAGGGAGTTTAAGCTAAATAAGACATTAGATTATGATGTGCCTTACGAGGCGCAAGCAAGCTATCTGAAAGATAGAGAGCTGTGCAAGCGTTTATCTAGGGATAGCGGGTGTGTTTTTTTCGACTGCATTGAGAGCTTAGAACCGTATAAGCTTATTTCTCCTAGGGAGCGGCTTACGGTATTGCAGAATTACATCACAGGAAATTGTGATTATAGCCGTATAGGAAATGGTGAGAGTTTATTTCGGCATATAGACCTTGTATTGGATGTAGTAGCGATGAGAGAGGTGCAGGTGTTATGAGTATATTGGAGCTTACAAAGGACGCGCCGACTAAGGAAGAGAGTTCGGATAAGACAGGTATTTTCAGCAGTTTGTTTAGCGGTGAATCACGGTGCGAGTTGGTAGTTACGAATGAGCGAGAGCGATTCGATACACTTGCAAAGGCGGCTGATGAGGAGTTAGGACGAAAGGGTAGCAGTGTAGCAGAGCGGCATAAAGCGGCGAAAGAGCTTACGGAAGCGCTGGTAACAAGCAAGGCGTTTAATCTAAAGCTAATTGAGGCGGCTTACGGAGTTTTACATGGAGCGGAAGTATTAGAGAAAGCAGAAGCCAAGAATAGTAAGCCGAGATTTAGGCTTTTGCATGAGGCTATTAACTTGGTGCTGGCTTTTTCGACAATTCAGCTGTTTGTAACAGGGTTTTTAGTCACGGTAGCTGGGTCTTGGGTAACTGCTGGGTTGATGTGCCTAGTAATCATTAACAATTCGCATAAGTTTACCAAGGTAAGAAAGTTAAAGATTTTGACTCTTCCTATAATTTACAGTTTACTGGTTTCATTGGTTCTTAACAGAGTTATTTCTGGGATACCTGCAATAATTTTTGGAAATAGCAGTGGAGTGTTTTATTTGTTACATTCTGCCAGATATTCTTTTACCGGAAGATGACTCTGCATCGGTGGTAAAGAGAGAGGATGAGTCTTGTTTAATCGACAGTGTTGTATCTGAATATGCTTTGTCTGTAGTAAAGAAGTGTTTTGACACTGGGGTGATTTCGGACAGTAGTTTTAGCGCGGAAGCTGAAGATACAGCGAGTGGTGACGAGGTTTATAAGAGAGTTCCAGAGAGGGTGCGAGTAAGCGCGTTACTTGCGGTTTTGCACGGTGACAAAGAGAGTCTTTCGCTTAAGGTGCTTTTAAGAAAGACGGATAGAGGGGAAGTGGCGTAAGCCTTCCCCTCTATTTATGTGAATGGGTGAGGGGGAGCGTTCGTTTTCGTACGATTTATGTTGACGAATTAGCAAGGTGGTGATAATATAAAGGAAAGTCAAGGGAAAGCGAGAGTCTTTCCCGAAAAGGGGGAAAAGTCATGGCAGGAAAGCGGAGTGTAAGTTTATCGGAATCTGTGAAGAGAAGCGTAGCGGAGCAGGGATACCTTACAGTAAAAGGGGCGTTGTTCGAGATAGTTCGGGTGGTAGAGGCAGATTACATCAATGTTTTAAGAGCTACGGAGGTTGTAGCATCAATAATCCTGTCGCTTGCGGTTTGTTCTGTGGTGGGAGAATTGAATCCCGACAAAAGTATCTGGGTATATAACTGTATGTTCGGTTGTGCATGGGTTTTGACGGCTACATTAGCTATGCCGTATGCTGTAATGGTAACTGGAAATCTGTTTCGGTTTATAGGAGCGATTTTGCGGGGAGTATTTTCATATATCAAGCGTTTATTTGTCGCAGAGCGCAGGGAGTTTGACCGATATTAAGGCTAGACCGTACAGATTTCGGGGCGGGACGGGAGCGAAAGACCCGTCCCGAATTTTATTTGTACTTTGGGTATGTTTTGAACCCTAGAAAAATATTTTTGGCTCATGTGAGAGTGTAGGCGAGGCTTTCCTATTTTATAGACTCTACAAAATCATATAAATACCATAGTGGATTTTAGGGGTAGACCTATAGGTAAAAACGGCTATACCAGCAACCAAAAATTTCGAGCCTAAAAGCACAGGTTTTTTCGAGGGCGTTTTCTCGAACAGTAGTTTGGGTAGGAGCTTGGGGTAGCTTTGGGGTTTCGGGACGGGATTTTGCAAAAGGATTACAAGTTCATAAAAGCACAGAGTCAGGGCAATTTGAACAAGCCCCTTCCAGACATGGTAGGTCTGGTTTACCTGTCAGTGTTTATGGGGTATAAAGTTTTGGGAGGTGTAAAATGATTTGGGCATTGGCGCGTTGCATTGAGAGAGGGAAGTTAGTCGGGTATCTGGTGTTTGATGATACAACTTCCGAGGCTCGTACAGCTTCTCTAGCAAGTGTAGAGGCAAATTTAGGTATTATTGAAAATTTTGCCTACGGTATTCCGAATACAGACAAGTATCCTATCGTAACAAAGGGGAGGTTTGTAGAGAGTGCGGCGGTAGCGAAGCGGAATCGGTATAACTTCGGCAGAGAGCGTGTAGCGATGTTTTGCACTGGGGTAGTGGACGAGACATATCGTATTGTGTTTATGCCTTACGGTGGAAGCCTAGAGGATTTGAGTTATAAGGTGATAAGCCAGATAAATCTAAACAGGTGCATAAAGGAGTACGGGGAGCAAGCCATCTTTAACGCAGAGCGAGGCGAGGACGGAAGCTTGGTGTTTAAGGGGGCGATAAGCGAATCGGTTAAAGCGCCGAGTAAGGTAAACGGGGCGAGGGCGGTATTTTTAGCGCGGGCGAGAGCCTTGGTGGGGGTAAGTTTAGGAGATGACGGTACTCTTAATCGTATACCTGCACATGAGACTCGTTCGTTTGAAGTTCCGCTCGGGACATATCATATCGGAGAGCGTTGTTTTGTAGGGGCGAGGGGAGCTATAATTGCCTTTCCGTCTACGGTTAGGAGTGTCGGGGAGTATGCGTTTAGCGGTTGTGGTTTAGTAGAAGTTAGGTTAAATGACGGACTTCGGGAGATAAAACGGTGTGCGTTTGAGGACAATAGCTTTGCAGAGGTAACGCTTCCAGAGAGTGTAGACATAGTGCGTGGGCAAGCGTTTCGTGGGTGTTCAAAGTTAAAGCGGGTAAAGCTGTTTAGAAGGACGAAGGTCGAGAATATGGCGTTTCCAAGGTCGGTCAAGTTTATTTATCTAGGATAACAGAGGTTTCTTTAAGCGGAGTAGCATAACCAATGGCTATTCCGCTTTTAGATTTTCCCCATGTGGTGTACTTAGATACAAACCCCTGCCCGTTTTGCAAATAGTTTTAATTCGGACAGTTTGCGCATAGGCGCGGAGAGGTAAAAGAGATGGCAGATATAGTGATTAAGCGGACAGTGCCGCCAGAGGTGTACGCAATCGCGCTTGTCGCGGAGGGTAAGAAGGTAGTCGGGGTTCGGATGGTAGATGTGAGCTTAAAGCTCGGCACGAAGGGGAGTTTGTTTGACTTTCCGCTTGGAGTTGTAGAGAAAGCGGTTCGGACGGACGCAAATCTGATACGGAATCTTGCGTTTAACGGTAGTTTGCGGCTCATAAACGGGGACATACGGAAGTTTCCTGTGGTAGATAAGGCAGGAAAGCTACTTACGCCAGAGCGTATTCATGTGTTAAACACGATTACGCAGGACGGACGGATAGTCGGGTATCGCATTGTAAACTATAAGGGCAAGACTGTTCGTGAGCGAGCGGATAAAGTGCTTGCGGCGGTTGAGAAGTTCGGTTTATTAAACGGAATCATACAGGAGAATAGCTACACGAAGGTTATCTCTGGGATAGAGCGTCCGATAGCGAATGTAGAGCTTTCAAAGACGGCAGTTGCAGAGACGAAGAGCGGCAGTCGGAGGATACGGGCGGCATCTTCGTTAGCAGAAAACGGGGTAGCTAGGAGAGAGGCGATTGATTTAGAGAACATTCTTGAGAAGAATGATGCCTTTAATTCATTAAACCACAACCAAAAGACGGCTTTGCAGAAGTATTATATGTGGTATACAGTTGAGAAGTTTAATGAGTTAGCACACGGGACAGCACTTGAAGCAAATCCCGTGAAGCTTGCAAAGCTAGCAGAGCTTAGGGGTTACGACAGGTGGGTTTACGGTGGCTATATGGACTGTAGAGAAGTCGGTAAGGTTCACTGTGAGTTAGGTCATCCGTTGCGCCATGTGCATTACGCAAATGCGGTGGATAAGAACGGGAAGGTTTTAAGGACAATATGCTTTGGAGAGGATTGTTCGGCAGATTTTTTTAGTATTCCGAGGGAAAATATGGGGAAGCTTGCCAAGGTAAGACAGCAAGTATCGTCCGAGATAGACGAATTACTTGAAATCATGAATAACCGTGATACCGCGAGCGAGGAAGATTTACATCCCGTGCCTTTGTTTGAGAAGATTGTATTTAGCCAGAAGGAAGTGGAGATAGTAAAGTTCTTCGGGCAGAAGCTAGGGACTAGTTTATTAGACTATAAAGCGACAGGGCTTCCGTTTCCGCAGAGCATGGTAGAGTTAGCTTGCCAGAAGATGCAGGACGAGGGACGAGAGGGACTAAACTATCTCGGAAATGTAGCCGCAGGGTATCGAGACACGATAGAGCGGGTTTACGAGTCTCCGTCCTATTACTGGTTAATGAATATCTTTAAGGATTATCTGAAATTCACGATGCAGAATACGATTGAAGGCAAATACCGCTACAATCCCTCTAAGAAGAACGATTATAACAAGAAGAAAGGCAGTTTTAGTAAGCAAGCCGTATATGAGAGACGAGTATTGCTGTATCGCTTTAGGGAGAGTTTAGGGGCGACAGCGTTTACCTTTAAGGAGCTTTCGGGGCTACTAAACATATTCAAGATAAGTCTCTCAAGAGCAGACGAAATCGGGGATGAGTTTTCGAGGGTTTGCGATAATATTCTAAATGCGAAGCCGTCTGACGAGGTTAAGAAGAAGTTAGTGCCTATTGTGCTTGCTTCAAGGCTTACAAGTAAGGTGTATAGAGCAAGGCTTTGTTCTTTGAAGCTTGACGGAGCTAGTCGGTATAGTTTCGGAATAGCTGACTTAAAGAGCGTCTTTGATATAACTTCGATAGAGAATGTTGAGAGGTATGCGAAGTATTTAGCGGAGTCCTCGGGGGCGTATCGCGAGGGTTTAGCGGAGTATAAGCGTTTATTTTATCTGGTGGTAAGGCTGTAGAGAAGCAGAGTGAGAGCCTAGGCGTTGCAGAGGCGAAGCGGCAGGGGCTTGAGATAGTGAGCGGTTTAACGAGGATTCTGCCAGACTTAGATAAGCGTATCGGCGCGGTGGTGTTTGATAATCCCGAGGATATAAAGCTCCAAGGGATAGACTACGCGGGGGCAGAGAAAGAGGGTATGAAGATTACAACAGAGAAGATTGCCCTAGCCTATGCAACGACACCGAAGGGGAATAAGCTCTACTTAAATCTAATCGCGAAGCTAAAGTTTAGCACTGGGAAGGATAGCGAGAGTGTTTATGCAGTGAGTGACGCGATGATGCGTATGAATCCGAAGAGTGGAGAAGCAGAGCCGATTGAGTTGAAGAGTCTAGGCGCAATTATCTTAGAGATAAACGAGGCTTGCGGTATATCGGAGCGTGCAAGAGAGATGTTCGGGGCAGATTATGCTACGGATGACTACTATAAGGCGCTAAAGTGGCTTTTAGATAATCTTATAAACAGGAATCGCCTCGGAAACGCAAGTACAGAGAGCGTAAAGGCTTTCTATAGCGCATATACAAAGGATTCTCTTACGGATAAGCACTATGCAGAGTTGTTTAATAGTGTTTCCTCTGGGGAGTCGAGAGCAGAAGGCGGTAAATCCGACTTAGAGGTTCTAAAGGAGTATTCAAAGTCGCTTATCAAGGTTCTTCATGTGAAGAAGGGCAAGCCACAAGGATACAGCGTTTATCGTGTAAAAGGGAATCCGATGGTTGTAGCGTATAATCTGGATAAGGATAACCGTTTAAGCGTCTTTACGGCGTTTTATAACCGTAAAAGATGGACTGGTAACATTTGGGACAGGGCGAAGCGTTGCGGGGATGCAGATTTAATATTCGGAGCGATGCTAAGTAGTGCTGTAAACGGAAAGGGCTTTGAGGATGCGCTAAAGCTGTTAAACGGAAAGAGGGCAGAAACGCTTAAACCTGTAGTGCTTGGCATGGTAACTGGTATCGAAGCATTGAACGGTGGAATAGAGCCTATTAAGAGTAAATATATGAGCGCAGAGGGAGATGAGATATTCAGTAAGGGCGGAAATATCGACAACAAGGTTTATAAGGCGCTTTTAGAGTGAGTTTAAGGGAGTAGTGAGAGTTTACGGGGAGAGAATGAATCCCTCCCCGTCTTTAGAGATAGAGATGGGTAGCTTATGGATAGCAAGCTAATTGCGAAGTATTTATCAAAGGGCGGGTTTAAGGAGTCGAGTATTGTACTGGACTCTGGCAGAGCGGAAAAGAATAGTGCTGTATCGGGAGTTAGGCATAAAGGTGGTGCTGGACAGACTAGTGGTGCAGTGAAGGTTGGTAGCGGTAACACAGAAGTGAGTAACGCTACGGCGGCTACGGCTACGCAGTCTGGTATTAAGGGTGTAAGTGAGGGAGTTTCAAATGTATCTGGGGCATCTACAGGCGATATGATTAAGTTTTCGCCTACAGATGACTTTTCTTCGCTTTATAACAAGGTAAAGCTCGGGGGTGACGAGACTTCCCTTTCAGAGATTGGAAAGCGTATCTTTCAGAATGCGATTCAGTGCTTAGTTTCGGTCTTTCAGATTAGAAGTGTGCAGGGTGGAACAGTACATTGCGAGCTTCTCGGAGAGGATATTGCGCTTGTTTATCATGTGAATCCAGACGGAGCATTTGTTGCGGAGCGTGTTTCGTTTATAGAGGGTTCTCGTGCGGGGCATATGCTTTTATTTAAGGGTTTAGAGGGTGACAAGTTAATTACGAGCGGTATTTCCGAGTATCTTACGAATGGTAATGTTGTGGAAACAGCAAAGAGGGTAAGTGAGGAATTTGCAAAGAATTCAATTAGAAAGGCGAAGGCGATATTTGAGGATTACGCTGGGATTTCCACGGTTTTAAGCAGGATAGACGCAAATCTTATGCAGGAGTATCTAAGTGGGAAGTTGTCAGACGAGAAGCAGTTGATAACAAAGAGTGATATGGTGCATAAGCGGTTTGACGGAATAAAGACGCATAGTCTAAACAGTAAGTCAAGGGATTTGGCGCTTGACTATGAGGATGCGGCGGTATTGCTTGCGCGTTTAGCGGGGGCTAGTTTAGACGGCTTAAAGTTTGAGGACGATTTGTTTGTATGCCGAGCGACTTATGAGATTGATAACGGAATTGAAATGAGTAAGCGGTTTGGACAGAAGGTTACGGTAGAGCTAGAGATAGACAAGAGAAGCTATTTATCGGATTTTAGGTTAAAGTTCGAGCCTAGCGGGAAAGAGGTTAGCCTGTTTACTGCGCCGAGTGAAATCGGAAGTGTAGGAGGGGTAGGCGGCTGGGTTTTTCACATAAAGGAGGGACTAAGCGAGACAGTAAGAAAGGTGCTTGGAGTTGCGGTATTTGAGCATCTTAGGGGCGTTCGGGATTCAGAGCGCGTGATACAAGAGATAGTTGAAGTTCGTGGAGACGCACTAAATAGTCATATTGCGGTAGAGAAGGTACATGAGATGTGTTCGCTGGTGTTTGCGATATTAGGGACGCAAGTTCCGAAGGCGGTCACTAAGACGAGTGAAAAGGTGAAGAGAGCATGGGAAGATTGGGCTAAGGGCGAGAAGAACAGTGAGTTCATTAAAGAGTATTGTCAGAAAGCGATTAAGTTTAGGGAGCGGCTATTAAGGTTTGCGGATAGGAACTTGGATAGTTCCGTTGCACTGTTTACGATGGATGAAGAGCATATGGACGATGACGGAGTTGCCTTTGCTATCGTTTATGATTTTCGGAAGTATTCCGCGACAAACGGGCTTTATTTAATCGTAGATAAGGACGGAGACGGTGACATAGTAGAGGATTTGTATGATTATAGAGCTGGTGGAAGCGGAAGCGACCATGAGTTGCTAAATATCATTGCACATTTTGACGAGACAGCGCCAGATGCGTTGGTTCGGTATTTAATGCGGGAGGGTAGGGACACGGTATCCTTGGCTTTTGACGCATTAGGGAAAGATATATACGGGACGACAAAGTTTATCGGGCAGATAGAGAGTAAGCTAGAGACGACAGACAGTATGCAAGACGCAGTAAGGGATTATTTGTATTGCAAGAAAGAAGGTATTGCAGTTCCAAAGAGGGTTCTTCGCGAGTTAGTGAGAGCATAATAGGGGCTAAAGGATAAAAGTTAGCGGGTAGGAAGAAATTCCTACCCGTATTTTTAATTCTTTAAGTACTATTAAAATACGAGCAGTACACAGGGGCTATATGCAGTATGATTTTTAAGTAAAATTTTGGGCAGTTACGGAAAAGGAGAGGAATGGATGCTCCGAAACGGTAGAGGAAAGCAGGGGTCGGGTTACATTTTGATATTGTTTTCGGCTCTGCTTCTGGGAAGTTACGGCGTTAGGCTTGGGGTAAGAGATAAGGTTTCGCATATCGAGTCGCAGGAAGCAGAGCGAGAGCGGGTTTATGATAGCGTAAAGGCGAGAGGCAAGGCGTTAGAGACAAGCGCGAGCGAGACAGCGGAAGAGAGTAAGGCAGAGGAAAGCGCGTTTAGCGGGGTAGAGTTTACGAGTCTAATCGCGTATAATTCTAGCGTAACACCAGAAGCGAATGTAAAGGGAAAGCGTAACGCAGGGGTAACATATCGCGAGGGCGAGAATGGAGAGGTAGTAGCCGAGGGAGAGACAGGAGCGAGCGAGGAGAGCGTAAGTAGTGAGCGAGAGGATAACACATATATCGGGGTATATGTTTCTGGGTATCTGGATAACGACTTGGTAACGGGGTTAGCCTACGAGGTCTACTATGACGGAGCTTCTATCGGGACAACGAACACGAATCTTCGTTTAACAGCCCTAAAAGGGGATAGTAAGTACGACCACAGCAGGGTAGATTTAATCGAGATTAAGGGGACATACGACCCGACACGGCTAAGTTATAAGGCATATACGGATAAGAACGAGACGGAGGTCTTAGGGATTGCTTATAACGAGGTAAACGATACAAAGGACTACGCGATACGGAGTGTAGGCGGGGAGCGAGTCTTGGTAGTAAAAGAGCCGTCCATCAAGTATGCGGATAGGATAGAGGCGGTAAACGGGGGCGCGGTAGCGGAGAGCAGTACGGCTACAGAGAGTTTATCGGAGAGTAGTGCGGATACAAGCGCGGAAAGCAGTACGATAGCCGAGCCTGTAGACGAGATGTATATCTTAAACTATCAGTATAGCTTCTTTGGGAGTGATAAAGCACTAAGCGCGTTGCAGGGTGGGTCGTTTACGGTAAGGGACAAGGTAAGTAACACCGAGTTTAACGGTATTTCCGACTTACAGACAAAGTTTAGTCGGTATAGTGACGGTTCGATAGACATGCTGGGGGTAGCATTGAATGTAAAGGTGCTTAGAAGCGCGTTAAACAGCTTTACAGCGGATAACGGGCGTGAGGCGGTATCGACAAACAGCATTATGAGCATCAAAGCAGGATTTACCGGGCTATTTTCGCTTCACTATGCGGGAGCGGCAGGCGAGTTCGACTTAGATTAAATTAAGGGGTAGAGTGATGGCAAAGTTTTATGTAGCGCGTAAGGCAGACGGGAAAGAGTGGGTCGGGGCAAAGATTCCCGTTTATAGCACAGAGAGAGCGGCGGGAGCGGACTTCTTTGCGGTAGAGGATACGGTAATTCCATGTCGAGGGACGCAGTACGATGAGATATGCGCGGTAAAGAAGAGCGATGTGTTTGATGACTTAAGTGAGTCGGACAAACAGCTTGTAGCAAACAAGTTTGCGCCGACCCTTGTGCATACTGGGATAAAAGTAGAGTTAGCAGATAACGAGGCTTTGATGCTGTTAAATCGTAGTGGTAGTCCGAGAAAAGGTTTGGTTTTAGCAAACGGAGTCGGGCTTGTAGACGCAGATTATTACGGATGTAAAGCAAATGACGGGGAAGTAATGTTTGCTTTCTATAATGTCCTGCCTTATGATGTTGTAATCAAGGCAGGAGACAGAATCGGGCAAGGCGTGATTATAAACTACATAAGAGCCGAGGGAAGTAACATAGGTGGCGAGCGTAAAGGCGGGTTTAATAGCACAGGCGACCGATAAGGGAGAGGGTAGAGAGATGAGTAATCTTGACAGGATATTAAAGAGTAAACTAAGCAGTTCGCCAAGTAAGATGCATGTGCTGTTTCGGAAGGTGGTTCGGACAGCGGATTATGAGACAGAGACAGTGGAGTTGTCGAGTGATATAGAGCTTGACAGCGAGGTAAGTGAGATAGAGAGAGCGGTGATATTCAATTTGCTTACGGCTTCTACGGAGTATACGCTGTTGTCGCACTTGTATGTTAAGGGGACGCTTAGTAAAGAGGACTTTGTGTCTGGGAGAGACGGGTTAGAGAAGTCGTCCGAGGCGATACTTCGTAAGTACGAGTCGGTAACAGGTGAGAGCAGGGATAAAATTTTAGGAAGGCTATCAGATGGAGGCGAAGAAGCTAGCGAGTGATTGCATTAAGATATACGGGGACTGGGTGTTTGACTATGTAGCTGGGGTTGGCTATGAGGTATCGGACAGTTCTTCGGAGTTACAGTTTATTCCTAGGTTTTGGGTATCAAAGCACAACAGCGGTGACAGTTTACCGGAGGGCTGTATTGAGATAACGGGAGACGAGTACGGGTATAGTTGTAAAGGTAGCGTGCCGTTTGGTGTGATACGGAAGAGTATCGAGGTTATGCAAGCGAAAGGCAGATAGTTTATGAGCAGTGAAGCGTTAGGTGGTAGGGAAAAAGTCGAGAGTGTTTTAAGAGATAGGCGTGCTTTCAGACAGAGACTTACAGCTTATGTGCAGGAACTCATAGAAAACAGCGATACCTCTAAAATCGAGGAGTTTGCAAAATTTCGGAAGATGTACACAGGGGCTATCTACAGTGCAAATATTTTTTATATCAAAGATTATGTAGATTTGCTTTTGCCCGACTATCTGGACGATTTAGAGTCATTCGGGGTCATTTCGGCAAACGGGAAGCCCATCTATCATGAGCGGTGGGTAATTCCGATATATGACAGCGAGGGGCTAGTGCAGGGGCTAGTAGGGTATAGTCCAGTATCAAACGAGCGATATGTTTACGCGGTAACAGAGTATTATATGCGCGGAGATACGCTTTGGGGCTTAGAGCGGTTAAATCGGGCATATGAGCTAGGGTATGCAATCTTAACGGAGGGTATAACGGATGCTCTGCACATACGGTCTTTGGGATATGAGCCAGTATTTGCGATGTGTGGAACTCGGAAGAGTGCCATAAGTATGTTTGAGTTAAATAGGTGCAGATACGGGATAGTACGGATTCCCGACAGGGACATAGCGGGTACGAAAGCCGTTAGGTCTTGGGAGACGAATCGGTATGTAACGCTGACAACGCCTATTAACTATAAAGATGCAGATGAGACTTTGCGTGAAAGTGAGGACAACGGGGAATGCTTTAGAGGGTATTTAGACTTGTGTATCGGTTGGTTGATGGAAAAAGAGCATAAAGGAGAGAAGAGCGAGAAAGAGAAGATTTGTATGATTTGAGAGAAGAATAGAAGATTGAGTAGAGAGACTAAGAGTTTAACAGAGAGATTGAATTAGATTAAAGGAGAATAAGATTATGAAGAACCCATTTCTTAAAGTAGCATCCATGAGTAGCAACCTTCGTTCGTTCATTGACGACAATACCTACAACTCGCTCAAGTATTCTGGCGAGTCTGGTCTGGTAAATACGATTTATTTCCCGTATCATGAGGTACCTGACGCGGAGACAGGCGAGCTTAAGAAGGAGCTGATTGCTCTTTCTGCCAAGACGCATTCTTGGGAGAGTTATGATGCGACAGGTAAGAAGTCCTTCGGTTCAACGGTTTGTACGGAGGGCGCACCGATTATCACGGATGCGGAAGGTCATATTATGTCGGATGGTATTTGTCCGATTTGTGCCAGAGAGCGTGATAGTAGGGCTATTTTTGACTATCGCCGTGCGCTTCTGGATGGACAGTATGGCGGTGTTCCTGCGGAGGGTACAAAAGAGCGAAAGGCATATGACGATGATGTTCGTAAACTCCGTGATGAGAGCAAGATAAAGACAGTCCCGCAGATGTATATACTGGTTGCGGTCGTTAAGATGAGTACGAATAGTGACGGTAGCGTTTCTCCTGCTACGCTGGTAGACGGTATGCCCGCATATCAGTTAAAGATTTGGAAAGCTACTGTCAAGAAGGTAAAGGAACTGCGTGAAAAGCTTGCAAAGTCGCGTAAGACAGAGTTTGGAGCAGAGGTTTATTTCACGCATCCGACAGTTGCCGACCCGAAGAGTGCATATGGTCGTATGCAGTTAGTTTCTGGTATGACGATGGATGTTGTTGGAAGTGATATGAGTTTATCTAACGAATACCCGAAGCTTTTCGCGAAGATGCAGGCTGACGCGCTTGGAGTTATGGACACGATATTCGATACGGTTGAGAAGTCGTTCCCAGAGTTCAAGCCCGCGTATAAGGAGAATCTGGTGCTTGAGATGGACAAGCTTTTCAGTGCTTGGGACGAGTATCAGAAGGAGCTTCTTGAGAATCCGCAGGCTAAGTATCTTGAGTATGCGGCTACGGGCAAGGCGGTAACGAATCCTGCGGTCGCGGTAGGTACGGTGCAGAGTGCGCCTATCGGTGGCATGGCTGTGATAGGCGATGTGCCGCAGATGGAGGCTATGCCGAAGCTTGCGGTAGCGGAGAGTGAGCTGGTAAGCGGAGACGGCATTGCAGAAATCTAAGTTTATCGGCTAAGGAGTAAGAGACGGGGATAGGACGGAAAACCGTCCTATCCTTTTTCTTAAAGGGGGCATATGGATAGCGTAAAAGAGAGTAGACAAGTTTATTCCCCGATAAAGCGTTGGGGGATTAAGAATTTTAGGAATCTGGGGGAAGTCGGGTTTGAGTTTGACACGCCGATAGTGACGCTTGTCGGGGATAACGAGGCTGGAAAGACTTCGGTTGTAAAGACTTTTGCGGTACTCGGAGCAAACGGGTATGCTACGGAGCAGAAAGATTATATACGGGATAACACAAAGGGGTTTCAGATAGACTGCGAGCTGGATAACGGGACGAGTATAAGGCGTGTAAAGACAGCGAGTGAGAACGCCTTTGAGATTCTTGGTGCAGACGGGGAAGTTTACGCGGCAGACAAGATAGACAGAGGGTATGGAACGCCTGTAGAGCTTGAGCGGGTCATGGGGATGATGGTAGAACCCGAGACAAAGGAGCTACTGCAAATACGGACTTATGAGGACAATTTGCTGTTTGTTTTAACGAAGAGCAGTGAGAATTATAAGGTTATGTATAACGCGCTAAAGGTCGGTAATTTAACGAGAGCGATTGCGGTCGGGAATCAGCAAGCGAATGGGTATAGGAACGCGATAGACGAGTATAGCGTAAAGGCAGAGACGCTTGAGAGCGAGTTAGAGAGCATAAAGGACATAGATATAGCGAGCGCGGTGCGGCTAAAGGGCGAGATAGAGCGGTTGAGTCGGATTGTAACTGGGCTAAGAGGCTTAATCGAGCGTCTTGACGCGGCAGACGAGAGTGAAGCGCGGCTAAGAGTTTATGCGGGGGTTGCAGGGCTTAAAGAAGAGAGTGAGAGTGTCGGGCGTTCGGTCAAGAGTTTAATTGAGCGTATCGTGGCGCAGGAGCGGGTAGTTACTCGGCTTAATGCGGTAGCGAAGATAGATAGTGTCTCTATGGAGCGAGATGTAGACGGGGTAGTAAAGCTACTAAGTAGGCTACGGGACAGGGAGCGCCTTGAGAGTGCAGTAGAGATGTTTACGGGGCTTGATACGGTAAAAGAGGAGCGCGAGAGTGTTTTAGCGGGTCTTTTATCGTTAAGGGGGCGCGTTAGAGCAGGGGAGCGACTAGAAAGGGAAGTATCGGCGTTTACAGGGCTTCCAAAGAGCGAGGTAGACAGTTCTATGGTAAGCCGTCTTAAGGGGTTAGTTGAGCGTATAGAGAGCCTAAAGAGCGAGGAAGCCGAGATAAGCTGTGTACGGGAGAAGGTACAGGAGAGTTATGAGGCGTTAAAGGCAACGGGAGCAGAGGTTATGGTATGCCCGAATTGCGGAGCGGATATAGTTATTACAGGGAGTACAAGTGAGCATTTGGATTTGGAGGAGATATGATATGAGCAGAGGCGAGAGAGGTAAGAGAGCGGTGAAGTCGCTTGGATTACGGTTGATTGGGGTAATGGTGGGCTTTATATTGGCGATGTGGCTATTGGACATCATGGAAGAGATTGACGAGTGAGAGGGTCTTAGGAGGAACAAGGGATGAAAACTAGGTCATTGAATGCTAATGTCACATACGGGTTCATATATGCTGTTGTTTGGTCTGCTCTTTATGCCATTATAAGTTTGACATGGCTTCCGATGCACAGCTTGGAGAGCTTGCACGCGAGCGGGAAGAATCTAGTTCCTGTGAATCCGTTAGATTTGGGATTAGGGCTGTTTTGCATGGGTGTCGGGTTATTTATCTTCTTTGTATCGAACTACTATTTGGTGATTAAGCGGGAAGGCTCTATACCAGATATTAAGCGCGCATTGGTAACAGGTGTTCTAAATGCTGTTGTTGCTTTGGCTGTGTTTATAGTGATTTATTTGATACACATTCACATCATGCAGGGAGTTAAGGCATCTGATTTTCTGAAAGTTTCGCAGGGAGCTAGCTATTTAAGATTTGGTTTATTAACATTAGCTTCTTTTCTTATTATGACTGGGATTAACTTTGCGTTTAATTTTAGCTTCGGCGGTAGAAAGGAAGTATGAAGCTTTAGAGATTATACGCGACTTGGCGGGAATAGCTTTACGACATAGGCGAAAACTGTTAAACTGTAAGTCAGTAAGTAACTGAATTACAGTTTAGGAGGATGAGTTTATGGGAACAAAGAGGGTCGCCATTTCGATGGTGGAGGGGCTTTTCTTATTTCTGGCGCTAGAGGCTATCGGAAAGTTAAGTGGTTTCTTGCCGAGCAACACACAGGAGATTAGCGTGGGGGTGCATTTAATTGGTATCGCCTATAGCTTTACGGTGAACTTCTCGATTTTATTCCCCGTAACTTTATTTGCTATATGTATAGTTGGGAAGTTTAAGTTTCTGGGAAAGACAGACGGTACAAAAGTTGTAGATGAAGCACTTATTGCTTCTGGAACACTTTCCTTCCTGCTTGCGGTAGCAAATGGTGCGGGTATGACCGAGATGATACTGAAAAGCGGTATTGCTTCGGCGGTTATACAATATGTAATTGCCCTTGTGATGCTCGTAAGTTTCTCTGCTCTGGCTTTACCTACTATGAAGCGGTGGGCTGTTGAGCCTGGTTATCAGAGGAAGGAGTAAGGGGATGGAGGAACTTAGAGTTTGTAAGCGTAGCAATATGAAAGACCTGTTTTGTGGAGTGATAGACGGACTGGTTGGTGTGCCGCGTGTCACATGGCTTGCTTTTCTGTATGTTTTTCTTGACAGGATAGTAGCAAAGTCAGCGGTTAAGATGGCTGGAGAGACGCTAGTTCCGTTTAACGCGCGGGAGGTTGGCATCCTAGGTTTAGCGGTATTTGGCGGGATGCTGTTTATGCTTAGTCTTTTTCAGAGACAGAAGCAAAGAGAAGGCAAGGTAGGATTTTTCGCTAGGCTTTCCGTAGAGTCCTTGCTTTTAGCCGTTAGTATTCTGGCTTACTTACAGGTGAGCGGTGGTTTATACGGTAACTTCCAGATAGCGTTTATAGGTTCGGTTTGTGTTCTTTTAACTTGTTTCGCAGTAATTGTGAGCGCAATAGCTGTATTAACCTTCTTTGGATTAGCATTGCTTATTACACTGAATGGATTTAAGCAGAGAGGTAAGCGGGCGTGAAACAGTTAAAAGAGGATTTCTTGTTGGCAGTGCGTCTGGTCTACAAGAAGATTCTGGTGTTGTTTATTTATTTGAGTCTTGCCCCTGTCATCTTTCCAGAATCTCATCGAGTGATAGCTGTAACCAATGTTACGCTTAAAGGTGCGGTATTGTATTTGATTGTTGCTTATGCGTGCATAGCGATGGTCTTAGGGGCGTATTCTTACAGCGCAGTAAAGGAGAAGATAGGGGAAACCCCGTCTTTTGTTAAGAGATTCGCATTTATAGTGGGTGTACAGACAGTTCTTTTTCTCACTACATCCTATCTTTATGATTATGTTGCCGATAGTTTGCACCCAAGTCCAACACATTACAAGATTGTTTATGACGGTAGTGGAGTTGGAATGATTCCAGAGAGTGTACAGACGATTGCAATGACATTAACTGTAGTTGTAGTTATCCTAGCTGGTCGTAGAATAGTGACAGGTTTAGCGGCGATGTCTCGGAAGTAAGACAGAGAGAGATGATAGCGGGCGGTTTTCACCGTCCGCTATTTGTTTGCCCTCGGGCGGTTTTTCTATAAATTTTCTATTTACTATTTTTATGTAGTATGATATTATAGTAGAGACGATGGTATTTGACAGAGTGTTTGGCAGGGAGGCAGAGGGGAAATGTCAACAGAGATGTTTACGGCGGTTTGGCTGTTTAACTTGTGGATGGCGTATATGACGCCGCACAGTAAGGCATTTCGTGTGTTTATGGGTGCATTGTTTTTGTTTTCGCTTGCGTGCCGCATAGCGAGTGTTTTAAGTGGAGATGGGATTTTATGGAGATAGCGAGAATCGGGATAGACGGAGATTTGCACTTAAGCTCTAAGAATCGGGGTGCGCATAACGACTATCCGCAGGAGTCATTGATGTATCTAAACTACGCGACCGACATTTTTGAGAAGAACGGTTGTACGCATATCGTGAATCTGGGGGATATAGAGTACGGTCGGTTCGGGACTTTAGAGTATCGGGGTTTGGTGGAGCAGGCGTTTAAGCGTAGGAGAGAGCTTACGAAGGGGCACTTTTATATCGTCAAGGGAAATCACGACAGCGCGACCTATGGGATGACAGAGTATGAGTTCTACTTAGGAAAGGGTGCGTTTAAGGGGAGTAGTGATTTAGATATAGGCAGGACGAAGCTGTTTATGTGTGACTTTGGTGGAGAGGATAGGGAGTTTCCGATAGACAGCGAAAAGACTAACATCGTCTTAGGTCATAACTACTTTATGTTCAAGGACACGCTCATGCCGAACTTCGGAGACCCGATAGTTCTTGACGAGAGGGAGAACTTTTTTGGGGTAGATTACATCTTTAGCGGGCATATACATCAAGAGTATGTATTTAGCGGGATAATTGCGCGGGATGGAATCGGTCATAAGTGTATTGTGCATCAGTTGCCGTGTTTAGCGCGTCCCGAGTATTTAGGGGACAGAACGCCAGAGAAGGGCGCGGTGATAGTGCTTCGTGTATATGACGATAAAGAGCCAGAGGCGGTGAGATTAGAGTTTCCGTTGTTACCGATAGAGCAGTCGTTTAATCTTGCATTAAAGAGTAAGCAGGATGAGGACAGTGCGCGTAAGCATGTAGATGTAAGTTCGGTAGTAAAGGGTTTAGCGGAGTTTGAGCGAGAGATAGGGGACACGGAGAGTTATATCAAGGGTTTAGTTGGTGTAAAGGCAGAGTATAAGGAGAAAGCATTAGCCTTATTAAAGGCAGGAGAGGAGGAGTGAGATGGATAGAATTTGTTTACAGAGTAGCACTTGTGAATCAATACGATTTCTGGTATCACTTGATGTTAGAATAAGCAAAGAGAAGGTTGACGGTTTACAGCGAGTGGATATTGCGCTTTCAAAAAGCGGGGTAGGTGGTAAGCTAGAGGATAGCGTTTTAACATACAAGACCCCTCTGTTATATGACGATGAGTGTGGAAAGTTGTTTATTAACGGGATTGAGATTGAAGTATACGAGAGGGATTCTTCGGATGCACATATGCGTGTTTCAGAGAAGCTTTGTTTTCAGAAAAAAAAGAACATGGCAGAGTTAGCAATTGGGATTCCGTATGTGCATAGTTTGTTGGTGCATAGCGAGAAGCCTTTGTATGCGTTGGTGACTTCTAAGCTATGTATGGAAACTGATAGAAAGCGTTTATATGTTCCGTTGGAGTTGTTTACGGTGAGTGACGAGAGCGAGGGAGTTTTTGACCTTAAGAAGGGGTAATAATGGTGAATAGTCGTCTTTACTTTAGCTACGGAGAGCGTTCCAAGAGTCCTGTTGTAGTTGGTCTATCGGTTGTGGTTCGTCCAGAGGTCGAAAAGAAGTTAAGCAGGGTAGACATTGCGCTGGTTATGCAGAGTGGTATAGAAGTGCCAGAGGGAGCAAAGGTTCTCAAGTTGGATGGTTGGTATAAAGATGCTGGCTTTAAGAATTCGTTTATTCCGCAAGAGATTTCGGTAGGAGTGTTTTCAGAGGATAAGCAGAGCGGGAACTACGCGCTTTTGCAGTCAGAGAGAGTTAAATTTAAGTCTCTTGCAGATATTGTAGCGAGTCTAAAAGACGGAGTTCCGTATATTTACAGTTTGTATGTTCCGTATCGAGAGAATTTGCATGTAAGTGCAGTGGCGCAGTTGCTTATCGTGGACGGATACGGGTTTTATAAGCCTGGTTGTCGTAAGGAAGGAATACCCGTGGTGCTTAGTTGCCTAGCGGATAGTGGGGAAGAGAGTGACTTTAACTACGAGGAGTGGAAGGATACGGACTGGGACTAAGTAGAGGGAGATGGTAGCGGTAGGTAATGAATTTGATTAAGGTTATCTAGGAAATCGTGAGGTTTATGTGATAGATTTTCGCAGAGACCTGTCCTACTGAAAATTTGGGTTTTGTGATTGGCCTTTGGCAAATTTCCGTAATTCAGCAATGATTTTTAGCCCATGTGAAACTGTAGGCGAGGCTTTCCAATTTTACAAACTCTTCAAAATGCGCCAAATACCATAGCAGATTTTTGGGTAAGACTTATGGCAAAATCGGCTATACCTGACAGGCAACTTTTTCGAGGGGGTTTTAAGGAAGTCATTATAACTTCTGGTATTACAACAGGGCAATATTTTAGGGGCGAGGCAGGGGGCTTTGCCATTCTCTCGGGTTTACGAGATGGCGGCTTTGCCCCTTCTTACGGTCGTTTAAGGGTAGTCAAATCCCTAATTTTGTGGTAAAATAGCAGTACAACTTTGAATCAGAGAGCTATTCTTGGAGGGAAAAGATGCAGGAAATCGACATTGAGCGAGTAAGGGAGTTTAACAGGGCGTACAAGCAGTTTAAGCAGAGGGAAGTCGAGCTTACGGCAGAGCGCGACATGAATAACAAGGAGATAGACAGGCTTTGTAAGGAGTTGTCGGAGGAGCTTGGCATCGAGATTACTCGTGAGAACGCGCGAGAGGTCTGTGAGAAGTATGTTTCGGAGTTAAATGAGCGTTTAGGGGTCGGAGAAGCGATTTTCCAGCGTATCAACGCAGAACTTAGCGGTATGAAGGACTAAGAGGGGGGTATTTTCGGTGAAGATTAACTATACAGAGTTTAAGAAGGTATTTGAGCAGACAGGCAAGTTCATGTCGAACTCGGAGATAGGAGTAATGTTTTCCCCGAAGGAGAACGGGTATGCACTTGTGTATTCCGACAATAGACAGGCGATTTACGGGGTGTTTCCCGCAGAGTTTACAGCGGATGAGCGTGCGCTTGGAAACTTTGTAGTAGACTACCTCGGTCTAAAGACAGCGATGGAGCAGTTTTCGTCAACGGGTTCTCTTTTGGTAAAGGAGATAGAGGATGATTTGTCTGGTTTAGCGGAGTCGAATACGATTACACTAAAGGTAGATAAGGTTCGGCAGGAGGAAGAGGACGGGAAACTCTATGAGATAGTCGTAAGTAGCCTTAGAAAGACGGTAAAGGCGTTCCTAGCCGATAAGGTAGACAATCGGTATAAGATTGTGGCTCGGTTTGACGCGGATGCGTGTCTGTTTAATCGTGAAGAGTACGATACTTGGCAGACAAAGGAGTTGTCACAGTTACTTGGAAGTCTTGGAGCGGGGGACGACAGTAGGAACTGCTATATTTCGACAAAGAAGGGAGTAGGCTTTGTTGTAACGCAGAACTCCATGATATGTTTGTCGCTTCCAGACGGAATAAACTTTGGTTTTGCGATGACAGGTAAGGTAGCGAAGAGCCTTGGCGGTATCCTCGGCAAGATTCCGAGTGAGACAGTGCGTTTGTCGGTCACAGGGGAGTTAGGTGCTAAGTCCTGTGCGATTACGACAGAGGATGAGAGCTTTGGCGTATGGTTTATGCTGGCGAGTCCGAGGATGCAGGATGCGGATACGCTTACGAGCTATCGGTTTAACGGAAACGAGGTTCGGGAGTATAATCGTTTTTGCTTTAAGATAGCGACAGACGGTTTACGGGATATGGTTCGGGCGTGCCAGAGCGGAACAGTGCAGTCTCCGACTACGGTTATGATTCTTGACTTTAACAGTACGGACGGTATGTATACGACACGGCAGTTAGACAATAAAGGCAACATCGTAGCAGAACCGGAGTCCGAAAAGGCGGTTTTGAGGTTTGGCGAGAGTAAGTCTGGTTCAAATACGATGTATGCGTTTTATCGTGTAACGGGAGAAGTTCCGAAGGACGAGTTAAAGCTTGGCGTGTCGTTAAAGGCTTTAACGGAGGTACTTAGTGTTTGCACGCACGATACAGTAATTCTCGGTATTGAGGAAGTAGACGCGACCCGTAGGTATTTAAGAGTGCAGGACGCGGATGCGGGCGACAATGTTTATGCGAACATGTATCTTCTGGCAACGCTAAAGGGGTGAGCTAGAGGATGACAGCGAGCGAGTATATAGAGAAGGTCGAGCAGTTAGAGGCTCTAAACAAAGCGAATGAGAGGAACAGGGAGCAGTTAAAGAAGTCAATCATTCGGTATAACGAGCTTCGGGACAAGGCGGCGACCGACCTAGACATAACGATAAACGCAATCAATATCCTAACGGTTTTGTCGAATAACGCGGTCAATCAGTCGTATAAGTTTATCGAGGAGAGTGTAAACAGCGCTCTAGCGAAGATTTTTGAGAACAGTGAGCGGAAGATAATCTTAAAAGAGAGTGTATTTCGCGGGCAGTATAAGCAGTTAGAGATAGAGTTGCATGTCGAGGGCGGTAAGGTACGGAGTCTAAAGGCAGACAGCGGTCACGGGTTAATGCAGATAGTGAGTCTGCTTTGTGTGTTGTCGTTAATCGTGATAACGGGGAGTCGGCGTTTACTGGTGCTTGACGAGGTGTTAAGCGGGCTTAGTGCAAGTAGTAGGCGTATTATATGCGATGTGCTTGAAGCGTTTACGGATATAGGGTTTCAGTTTGTGATAAACGAGCATGGCTTAATCCCGAAGGGGAGCAGGGTTGTAAAACTGGCTGTTGCGAACGGAGTAAGTAGTGTTTCGGAGACCTATATCGAAGAGAGCGGAGTATATCTTGACAGCACAGACAGCGTAGGAGAGTAATACTTTACGGAATCTAAAGGTTAATACGCATGAAATAGGGTGACGGGATAAAATCCGTTGCCCTATTTTTGTACCAATAGGTGTTAGGCGAGCTAGTATAAAATAAGGCTAAGAGGGAAACTTAGGAGGTGGCTTTATGGGAAGTATAAATCTATATAATCGTATCAGAGCGTTTATTCATGTCCCAAATTCGCTGGGAGAGCATGATTATCCGTTATATAAGCGTGCAGTAAAGAAGATGGATGGCAGTGATAACTATGTCGATACGGATGAGCATGATTGGGAGAGCGCGGCGGCACGGGATAAGGAGTGGTCGAGTCAGATAGGTGCGACATACAGTTCACCGAGGAATGTGCGGCGGTTGTTTATCGGGGTAAATACGGTAGTGGTGCATTTCTGGTCGCCAATCGTAAAGAACGGGGTGCAGGGTAGTAGCCTTGTGTTAAAGCAGAGGTATCGGGACAGGATAGAGGCGAGTGAATTAGGGGCTATCGTGCTACACGGGGAGAGCGACAAGCATAAGGTGACGGGCGGCAGATGCGGACTTGAGTCCTTAAAGCAGTGGTCTTTGCGGAACTTAGAGGAGCTGTACTTCGACTGGACAGCGGTGTATCGGGCTGGAAGTGCAAAGAATGATTTCTTTAACATAGCGATAGCGAATGTTTACAGGTCGAAGAAGATAGGAAACTACGCTCCGTTTAAGGAAGCGGTAGCAAAGTTGATTTCTAGGAACGGTAATCTGGATAAGGACTATCCTAGGTTAAAGCGAGTAATGCTAATTGCGAATCTTGATAAGTATATCGAGGACGGGGCGGCGTATACAGGTAGCGGCGTAGATAGTGTAGAGAAGCTTGCTGATGACTGGGGCTATGACAGCGCGCTTGAGGGATATATCGGGGCAGATGGAGTAAATCGTCACGGTTTATGCGAGACTTTTGGTTTGTCGCCTAATATTTACGAGTTCGACCAGCTATATTTGCTTGATAAAGTTAGAGGTATTATGCGTAGTATCTCAAAGGCGAAGCAGGAAGCTAGGTCTACGGCGGGTTTAGCGGAAAGTGCGGGAGAAAGCGCTATTGGAGAGTTTGAGCAAGCGGTTTTAATGCTAAAGAATTATACGGATGATAAGACGATAGCGAAGATATTAAGCCATCTGGGGGATAATGACGCAGGGGAGCTTAGAAATGAGCTACTGACCGTCACAAAGGAAAATCAAGGCTGGTTTGAGAATCTTTTGAGGAGTGCGAAATGACAAACAAGAAGATATTAGCCTTATACGGGTATTTATTGCAGGATAGAGGGAAGTTAGAGGATTTGTGGAAAGCCCTAGATAGGGTTGACGAGTGCGATGACGATGATATTCTAAGGGTTTTACAGAATAGAGACCTGTGCCGCATAGTGAGCGTGCTTGCGGGGGATAAGTTTAGCGGTTCAGTGAGCGGTGACATAAGTTTAGCTGATTTAGAGCGGGTCATTTCGTATGTAAAGGACGAGTTAGACGAGGATTCGGACGATATAGACGAAGATGAGGACGAGGGAGAAGAGGAAGATTACGAGGATTCGGACGAAGATTCAGACGAGGACGGGGAAACAGAGAGTGAGCCTGTAGCCGAGCCTTCCCGAACAGAACAGTCTCACGAAGTCCCGCACGACACGGCGAGTTTATCAGAGAATGATAAGGACGAGTTAGCACAGTCGGTGGTAGAGGCTTGTAAGAGCAGTATAGATAACGCAGTTACGGAGATTTATAAGGTCTATACTTTTATGTTCAAGTCTGGGTATGGAGTTATTCAGCCAGAGGGAATCCTTGCGGGGCAAAAGAGCGGAAGTATGATTAAGTTTCAGCCGCTTGACTATGAGCATTTAATGCTTGTGCCTCGGAACTACTATTCCGACACATGGGAGTTATTAAAGCAGGAGCTTGGGTTAAAGGAGAGTACGAAGCGGACTATCACTTACGGCGAGATACGGGACGGGTATAACTATTTTCCGTTTAAGATAATAGAGCTTGTATTCGGCAGATACCTGTCAAAAGAGTCGGATATAGCGGGAAAACGCTATTGTAAATCGTCTGCGAGCGTGTCTTGGGAGTCGTATTGGGAGCAGGATGTAAAGCATAATATCGAGAGATATATCCGAAACATCGTAACGGAGTATATAAAGTCGTTAGCGGCGAATGAGAAGCTGGATATAAACAACTTGTCCAGTGTTTATGGGGCGGTTCGGCAGTTAGCGAACAAGACGATTCTGGCGTATACGCCTGCGATTGTGATTTGTGAGGATTCTGGCGGTAGGTTTAAGATAAGGTTTTCGGATTATGCGCACAAGATAGACGCGAATCGGCTAAAGCGCATAGAGAAAAAGATTTTAGGGTGGGTAGGAACAAAAGAGGTAGAGTTAGACAGAGCTTCTTTCTCGTTGATGCGAGATAACGACAGCATAAAAGAGATAGAGGTCGTAAGGGACAAGAGTTTATGCGGGACAGTCCCGTTATTTAGCTATATAGCGCTTAGAAAGTTGCGTGAGCAGGGCAAGCGTCCGTCATATCAGAATTTGATTTTAGGTCGTGCAGAGGACGACAGTATTTATATCGGCAACAGCAAGGATACGCCTTTTGGTGGCTTTAATACGGCTATAGGGTCGTTTGTCCTGCACTTGTCGGCGGGTTCTCGTTCTGGTAAAGGTGTTATGACGCTAAATATGATTGCGTCAGCGCTTGCTTCAAATGTAGCCGTGCCGTATTTAGACAGTAAGCCAGATATGTCGTCCTTGCTTCTGTATATTGCGAAGAAGCTCGGGGTAAAGACCTTTGCGTTAAACGGCGGTTCAGAGTATGACAGCAAAGCGGATATAGGCGGGGTAGTACGGGAGGTAATGTCGAGGGAGGTTTATCGGAAGCCCGCAGGACTTGAAGATTTAGCCGTGCCAGAGACAGCTTGGAGTGCGTTAAAGTATATAAAGGCGCTGGATTTCTGGATTTGGCTTTCTCCGAAGATACAGTCTGGTGAGATAAAGACGAAGAGCGGGGATTTGTTAATCATAGCGGACGAAGTTTGGCGTATGATAACGGGCTGGGCGCCTTTGTATGCAGAGTTATTTGCGAAGAAGAGTGAGAGAGTTCGTAAGGGAGAGGATGACACAGCAGTAGAGAGTGCGAAGTGGCTGTATAACTGGTATATGCGGGCGATGGGAAGCTGGCTTGCGGCGAAGGACGCTACACTAAAGAACATAAAGCCGAAGTTAATGCTAATATATCAAGAGCATATCACGCCGTCATGGTCGTCTATGAGTAGCACAGAGTATAACGGAATCAACAAGGCGAATGCGTTTATCTTTAGGACGCTTGAGAATATGGGTAAGCGCGGGTTTATAGGATATGACGAAGCGTCTATAGCCTACGGAGGTGTTTTACCTACCACTAAAATCCCGAATAAGTCAGACTTTATCCAGCCTGTTTTAACAACTACAAAGGGAAAGAAGTTTTGTAATGTGAATGACAGGTATTTTGCTTGGGTAGACGATGTAGATTCACAGGGCGTGAACGGGGATAGCACGACAGCACAGTTTATAAAGCCGTTTTTGATTTTGAATGACGCAGATGAGAACGGGACATTTGTTCAGCAGTTAAAGGGGCAGTTAAAGAACTCGGTCGGAACGGACGAGAAGGTAGAGGAAATCATGAAGCAGTTCCGTGATAAGAACGGAAAGCTTGAGGAGTCTATCGGATTCGAGGGATATCTCCGTGAGATGACAGCTGACATGGAGGGATATAGCCTCGGGGAAGCGTTTAACGAGAGTTATCGTATTTTTGAAGAGGTGATAACGAAGTTTGGCTACATGGAGGCATCGGGAGCGAGCGACCCGATGGAGTATTTCAGTGACTTCCGTGCGGAGTTTATGCCGAACTGGAGTAGGATGGACAGAGCGCTTGCGGGTGAGAAGCTAGGAAAGGACGGAAGCGGAAGCGAGGACGGTATAGACAGTGAGTATTCTGGGGTTGAGTTTACGGGGGAAGAAAACGAGGAATTAGGAGACAGCGAGGGTTTAGAAGAGGGCGTAGGCTCTGGTGCAGGGCTTGGAAACGAAGTAAGCGAAGTAAGTGAGGATAAGGCTACGGAACCTGTAGAAAACAGTGGAAGAACTGTGGGAAGTGCATTTGATAGTCTAATGCAGGGCAGGGAGAATAATCTTTCGGATGAGTTTATCGGGTTTATGCCAGATGAGAGCAGGGGAAATAGCGAGTTTTCGGCAGGGAGTGAAGATTTCTCGGAGGAAAGCGAAGAGTTTGACAGCGAGCCGCTTACGGATAACAGGGCGTTTAATAGCATAGACAGCGGTTATAGTGGTTATTCTGGGCGCTCGGAAGAAAAAGAGCCGATAAATGTTCGGGAGTATGAGTCCTCGGTCGGGTATAGTAATGTGATACCTGACGGGTCGAAGCTTGAGAATGCGAAAGGTGTTACGGTAGTAAAGGGCGTAGAGCATATAAAGGCAGAGGTTTCTCGGCTTTCGCCAGAGAACAGTGTAGATTGTACAAATCTTTCGCTAGGTGGCTTGCTTAGTCACGCGCCGCTGTTTACGAGTACGAAGTTTGGGGCAGACATGTATCGCAGGGAAGTCCTAAACGGGGTATTAGACAGGATAGACAGAAGTATAGGGCGAGGGAATGTAACGAAGATAATCCTTACGGCGAACGGAATGATAGTAAACAACAAGCTAGTGAACTTGAACGGAGTCATGGGAGGGAATACGGGTCGTTATCTCTCGGATTTCATATCGTTTAAGGAGTTAGCGAAGCGGTATAGCAGTTTAGCGCGGCTTGGAATGGATACGGAGTATTTGAACGCCTTTAGTTTAGAGTATTATATCGACCCTTCCGACACAGAGCGGCTACTTGGAAGTATTTTCGACACATTTAAGGTCTTAGGGGTCGTAAACATCAACAATCACGACATAAGGCGGCAGGAGTATCTTACGATGGCGCAGAGACAGCGGATGTCGGAAGAGATGGAAGCGGTAAAGCGAAATGTCGCTATGTATCGTGCGACCGAAGAGATAGGGGCAGAGTTAAGTGCGAATGCGAGGATAAAGCCAGAGGATGAGGGCAGTCGGATGCGTAGGTTTACGCGGGCATTGCCGTTTATGAGTAAGGCAGAGAGAGGACAGCGAAGCGGTAGAGGTAGTGGAATCGGTGGACTCATCGGAGCGGCGGTCTTTGGAGCGGCGTTTGGAATTGGGAAGCTCGGACGGGCTATTATCTCTGGGATACAGGAAGGTTCAGCGAAGAATCATTACGGGAAGTAAGGGAAAAGCGGGGTTTTTAGACGGGGTTAGGGTAGTGCCTAGCCCCGTTTTTAGTTTGGGGAGAATAGGGAGTTAGGTGATTTGGAGGTAAATGCGTGGAATAGTACAGAGTTGCTAGGAGATTATAAAGTAAAAGCTAGGCTATGTCCTTAGACGCACCAGAATGGCTTTTAAGGCGGGTCTAGGTTTAGACGGACGCTTTTACGGGTTTTAGGTTTCAGTTTGGGATTAGGGGGTTTCTGTCGGCGCAGGACGGCTTAGAAAGGGGAATAGGGGGATTAGAGGGGAGAGATAGAAACGGGCAGGGGGAGGGGCTTAAGTCGGCGGGACAGTACAGGGCGGGTAAGCTCTGGGTTTAGGGGTTTATCGGGCAAGGGGAAGCCCCGTAACGGGAGGAGGCAGTCGCCTAGGCAGGAGAGGGGTTTTGTAAGTTTAACAGTGAAATTGACAAGTAAAAGATAGACTATGCCCTGTGACGCACCAGAATGGCTTTTAAGGGGCATAGTCGTTTAGGCGTAAAAGTATAGGTGTAAGAGGTTTCCCTTTGAAATCCCTAAAGAGTTATCGGCTCAAAACGAGTAGAAACGGACACTAGGGACCGAGCAGGGTCGTGGCGGTAGTGGTCTTTGAAGTTTATTGGCAGACGGCAGGATAGGGGATTGACAGGGACAAGCGCGTGATTTGATGGTAAGATAGCGGCAGGAGGATTTTATGAAGATTTTAGCGGGGATTGTGACACTAGTTGTCATGGCTGGGTGTGTTGCGGCAGTTGGGAAGGTGTCGGATAAGCTATACCAGAGGAAGCGTGCGCTTAAGATAAAGTTTATTTCTGGGGCTTTGCGGTTGTTAATCGTAGCCGTGTTTATTTGTGCGGAGATGTATATTTTCGGGGGTTCGGACGGGTTAGGTGGCAAGATACTCGGCGGTTCGACTTTGATTGTGGCAGTTTTGACATTTACAGCGCAACAGGCTTTAGGAAACATCATAAGTGGGTTTTCTATCAGTTTATCTAAGCCTATAGAGGTCGGGCAGAAGGTAAAGATAGTGCAGGGGTCGAATATCATAGCAGAGGGGATAGTAAAGGATATGTCGGTTCGGCATATCATAATAACGACATTTGACGGGCAGAGCTGTATTGTGCCAAACAGCATAGTAGATAACAGTGTGATATTGAATACGAACTACGAGAAGGATGTCGGTAATTTTGTAGAGTTTGAGGTAGGTTACGGGACAGATATAGAGTTTGCAAAGGCCTTAATCGTAGCCGAGTGTTCAAAAGAGCCGTTAATCATTCGTCCTGTAACGGTATCGGTAAACAGGTATACGGCAAACGGGGTTGTCCTAAAGTTTACGATATGGACGGAGCATTTGGACGACAACTTTGCGATATGTGGGCGGTTGCGTGAGAGTATGTTAAAGCTGTTTATAAGTTTCGGGATAGAGTTGCCATATAATCATGTTACGATAGGTAGACTAGGAGATGCGGAGCGGTAGAAGGTAAGTTTTTACGGGTACAAGGTTGAAAGAAAGTAAGTTTTGGGGTTAAGCACGGGGAGATTAGTTTATACGGGGTCTGCTAGGGTTTTTGTATGGGGTGAGTAGGTCAGAGTTTAGGGGAAGTCTTACAGCGGTATTGGTTTTATAAAAGTAAGTTTGTTACAGTACAAGCCTTGTGAATCGGAAGTTTAGGCGTATGGGAGGCGTTAAAAGGGAAGTTGATGCTTTACGGAGTGTGCGGGCTTGCCCTTATTACGGTCAGCTTTCCCTTATTTTTGGCACAAGTTTAAGGGATGTAGTCGGCTTGAGACTGTGACACATGCTGGGAACAGGTGGTTTTAGAAGCAAGAAAGTAAACTTCCTAGGAACCTATGCTGGGAAAGGTTGATTTATCTGAATAAGAAAGCCTATGAAAGCAAGTTTAGGGCTTACGGGAAATCCGTAAGCCCTTTTTGATGTTGGGGATTTGGGCAGGGGGTTAGGCGGGGGTGATGGGGTTGAGAAGGTAAGTTTCTTGCCGATTTCGGGACTAAAAAGTAAGTTTAAGGGTTTTACGGGACAGCGGGTTTCCGTTGAGCTACGCTTCTTAAAAGCAAGTTCCCTCGAAGAATTTAGTTGTGAAAAGAAAGTTTTGCTGACTGGGTGGCTTTCGTTAAAAGTAAGTTTCCCCGTAAATTCTGGCAGGAGAAAGGAAGTTTTTTGTGATGGCGGGGCACTGGGCGTTTATAAGGTTAAGCTAAAAGTTGACAGATAAACTAGGGTAATGCATTGTAATAGTTATAAACTCGCCTAGGTTTAAGGCAATTCTGGTAGATGTGCGGGTTTGTGAGATTGATTTGCGGTTGCGGTTGTTTATCTTGTAAGCTGTATATAAAATCAAGTTTCTTGAGAACTTGTTTGATAGAAAGTAAGTTTCAGTAATACCTAGCTATAATCGAAGAAAAATTAGTAGTTTAGATTTGCGTTAGAAAGCAAGTTTCTTGGTATACTTTTGGCTAAAAAAGGAAGTTTCTAAATGGACGAGTATCCGACAAATTTTCGACTTGGTTTTAACGGGAAAATCTAGGCGCTTGCGACTTGATTTATCAGTTAATCATGCAGACTCTTGTTCTTTCAGAGTTAGAAAGTAAGTTTCAGAGATACCTATAGACGCTAAAAGTAAGTTTCCAGTATTTAAGAACTGGCTAGTTGTTGAAGAAAAGCTGTCGTGATACTTGAAAATTTCCTTGCATTATTGAAAATCGTTAGAAAGTAAGTTTCCAGTGATACTTGAGGAATCAAAAGGAAGTTTCAGTTTTTAGCTATGCAAAGCGGATTTTCTGTGTCGTTGAAACTTTCTTTCGTGACTGGTTTTGTGCTTTCGTTAGAAAGTAAGTTTCCCATTAAAACCAGTGTTAGAAAGTAAGTTTCAGATATACCAAACGACTTGAAAGAAATCGCAAAATATGGTATAGTTATGGTGTAATTAGAAGAAAGTAAGTTTCCGAGATACCTGTATATGAAGAAAGGAAGTTTCAGTGAATCAAAGAAAAGCTATCTAGTATCTTGAAAGTAAGTTTCGCCTTTCCGAGCGGTTTCCTTTGGAAAGCCAAAGTGTGCCAGACCTTGATGTTTCGCGAGCTTTCTTTTAATCAGAGTTAATTCCTTGTGTGCGTGCAAGTACACAGGTATTCCTTCTAATAAATTTTATTCCTAATTTTATGCTTATTTGGAGGTACGAGTTATGAAGCTAGTTAAGATTTTGTCTTTCGCTTGCGCTGTTTCGCTTTTAGCAGTCAGTGTTACGGCTTGCGGTAAAGGTAAGGTTTCCGTGAGTGCTGGAAACAGTAAAGAAGCGGTGAAGCCCGCAAATGTCGAGATAAAGGAAGCTCTCAATAAGATGTACGAGAGCGGTGGAATGACTCTGACGCGGATAGACAAGAATACGACAATTACGACAATCTATGACAATTCTGGACAGGCATATGTGCAGTCTGGGTATACGGCGGGCGTTTATCTTTTAGGAGATAAGCTTTTGACCGTGAAAGAGGGAGTTGACGGTGGTAATCCGAAGTTTGTTTTGACAGATGACATTTCCCCTGCGCGTATGGTAGAGGTAGCGTGTGATTTTGTAGATAAAGGCGGTGCAAGTTTAACAGAAACTACAGAAACGGGGAAGAAATCTAATGATACTTCTGAAAGGTCGTTTGAAATCGCGGTTTCTGGCAGTAATATCTATGAGCTTTATAAGTCCGTGAGTAAGGGCTATGCAGACAATATTTTGCCGCTATACAATTACAAAAATTCGGACGAGTTTGTGGACGGTGATAAATTTGTCATTGGAATTTCCGCTACAGAGAATAATTTGAGTCTCGACATGTATGTGGTGTCTCATAACGCTCCGAACGAGCGGGTGCATATCGTAGGATTTGACGGCTATGTGCCACTTGGCGGCTGGTCGCTTGACAGCTCAATTAACAGCGAGATGGATTTAAGCGACTATGACGGCATTAAGGAAAAAGTACAGGCAATGCAGAATGACCTGTCGGAAAAGATACAGAAATATGTTGCAGAGCATGAGGATGAGTTGCTTGCGAGTGAGGCTACAGCGGAAACGAATGTTGGAAAAGAGTCTGTAGACAGTAGCGAGAGTGCGAATGAGAGTAGCGTAGAAAGCGAGTCGGAAGAGAGCGCCGAGAGCAGTTTATCTGAAAGCTTGAAAAGCACGGAAGAAAGCACTGAAATTTCCGATACAAGTGAGCAGGAGTCAAAAGACTAAGCTATAAAGGCGTTAAGTCGCACGAAGAGGGGGTAGGTATGGATTTAGTGACTGCCCTTCAAATGTATGGGTATCAGTCGGTAGAAGAGATTAAGGTTGAAGTAACTACAAGGGTATATAGAAGGCTTGTAAAAGAGAACCATCCAGACAATGTGGAGCATCCTAGATATTTAGTCGGTGATATTACGGACGCGCGGGAAATATTAAACAGGGTTGCGAGTGGTGAGGAAGTCGTAGGCTTGACTAGAGGTTCTGTGGGGAGTCCTTCTGGATATTCGTATCATAGCCAAAAAAGTAGTGAATCTTATGCGAGAAGCTATAACAGTCAGTCTTTTACGAGAGAGAATGACTTTAGGCGGGGAAATTACGCTCGGTATGTAGCTCCGTATCATATAACGCTTGAGCAACTTCAAGATTTATTTCACTCTGGTCGTGTCTACTACGGGGATGATAATTATTTCGTTCTTGATAATGGAAGTCGGCGTACTGTTTATATCGTTTTCAAGGCACTTGTAGAGCAGGGCGGTGAGTGCGTAGAATACAGTTTTCCGAAGAAGGTTTCTGAAACGAATAAGTATCAGTTGTCGCTGTCGCTTGAAAAAGAAAATGGTTCGGCAGTTGTTAAGCTATATGGAAGTAGGTTTGAGGTTTCGAGTAGTGTTCGTAGCCTTAAGGTGCAGTTTAGTGGAGTAACTATAATGCTTGATGTAATGTTTTAACGGAGGGATATATGGCTAAGAAAGTTGCAGAAAACGGTTCACCTGTAAGAAAGACGCTTCATGTTCTGGTGGGTAATTACGGTGAGTTTCATAGAATTTTGCAGGAGGGAGTAGTTTATACGCTTTCTCCGCGCGGTAGCTACGAAATAGATATGTCTGTAAACGGGGTGCTGTATAGCACTTTTGACGCAAGGAGTGTGAGCCTTGCAGAGATAGTGTCTACGATGCCCGTTCGTGATAGGCATGTAGCAATAGAGTTTGTTGGTGTCTTGTCAAAGCTTTGCACGATTGAGGTTTTGTCGGAAATTATGGCAAAAAAGTATAGACTGGTTGTAACAGGCGGGGACGCGCTGTCTGGAATTTACGATTTGCTCTGTAAGACCTATGGTGAATCTGGTTTTAGTGTGTCTATGGACGACTTAAAGACAGTGTGCAGGAGTAGGGCAGATTTTGTAGGGGCGTATCGTGCGTTCTCTGGTGTAAACGGCATTATGGGAAATCGCGGGATGCGGGGTTGACTACTAGAAGATTTGTGTAAGAAATAGGCTTAGGAGTTATAAGGAGTGCTAGGTTTAATGGTTTCTGTGTGGGTTTTGACTTGACTTTGAAAGTAAGCTAACCCCGAATTGGTTTTAACAGCTTTCTTGGTTTATGTTGAGTTTAGCCGTTGCATTTGGGGTTTTGCCGCGTAAGAGACTAAGTAGCTAGACCTGTAAAATTTAAGGCGTTTCGGGAAGTGGGTAGAGAAAAATCCGCTTCCCGATTTTTATTTTTAATCTTTTGTAAATAAGATTTGTTGTCTTGGAAAAACAGCCTAGACCAGCATAGAATTAAGCAGTACACATGGCTTTCTTGCTTATAAATTTAGACTAGCTGTGTCCAGCCTTTTGGCTGGTTATCCACTGATTTATTTTGCGTCTTTTCGTGCAGAAACTAGTGTGCAATTTTGCGAGATTTCTGGGATTTTCTAGTGCTTTATTTTTCAAAATTCCGTGCGAGGGCGTGCAGAGCGGGTTTTGACAGGGGGCGCGGAAAAATTTTGGCAGGGGGAAGGCACAAATTCAGTCCAAAAGCTACAAGTACACTTAGCGAGTCGTAAATCAGCAAATTTATCCATTTAATTCTATAAAGGAGTTAACATGAAACGCAGTACAATCAAAAAAGTCGCAGTTATTTCCTCGGCAGTAGTAGCAATACTTATACTTTTGCTTGCCTTAATTTTTAATCACTATTATCACAAACTACAGCGAGCAAGTGCAAGCAATGCCTTGGCTACCCGTCAAAACGCTATCGAGTCAAAGAGTGTTGGCTTGGATTTTGACGGTTTATCGGAAGAGCTTGATAAAAGTATCCTAGATGCGCTTACTAGTGAGATTTTGCGTGAGCAATCTAGGGTAATCGCGGATGAACAGGTAAAGGCGTTAGGGTCGGAGCTAGAGCGGCAGTCTATTTCAAATATCCTTCTTATAGGTGTAGACAATCGAGAGGGTAAGTTTGACGGAAACAGCGATACTATTATAATCGTGTCGATAGATAGAGCTAGAAAGCGTATAACGCTAACGAGCGTGTTAAGAGACACACTTGTTTATTTGGACGGCTACGGAAGCAGAAGGATTAACGCGGCGTATGCGCTCGGTGGAGCAGAGGGTTTGGAGTCCGTCCTAAAGGAGATATACGGAATAGATTTCTCTGGTTTTTTGGTTGTAAACTTTAATGCAGTTAGAAATGCAGTCGATAAGGTAGGTGGAATTGAATTGTCGTTAAGTAAAGACGAGATACGGTTAATGAACGCCTATGTAAACGAGCAAAACAGGCTTGTAGGGGACGACCCAGAGAAGGATGTGATTCGTAGCTATAAGGGCGGTGTGATGCACTTAAACGGTAATCAAGCCTTGGGGTATGCTAGAAATCGTTATGTAGGGACGGATTTTCATAGGACAATGCGGCAAAGAGTTGTAATCGAGAAGTGTTTATCAAAGTTAAAGCGGTTAAATGTGCTTGAGCTTGGAAGTTTAGCGGACAGCGTTCTTCCAGAGGTTTATACAGATTTAACGGAAAAAGACGTAGCTTCGCTATTACTAGTTGGTATTGACCTTAGTAACTACAAAATATCGAGTCTTACGCTTCCAGTAGACGGAAGTTTTGATTTTGTAAAAGTCGGCGGGCAGGATGTGATAAAGGTAAATTTTAGGAAGAATGCTGATACATGGTATCAAACAATCCTAGCGAGCGATAGCGATGCGCTCAAAATTGATAGAAAAGTAGTTGACGATTAACGCGCAATCTGCTAAACTGTCTTTAGCAGTTAGGTGGTTGCGGGAGGCATGAGAGGTATGGTTCTGGTAGTAGCAGTTTTGCTGGTAGGTGTCATTTATCTGGTAGTCACGGCAAGTGAAAACGAATAAGGGGATGAGGAAATGGCAGACAGAAAGTGGGACAGATTTCAGCGTGACGGTGGTTTACAGTTGGAAGGTGACGCTTATAAGGGAGATTTTGAGGAGCGTTACTATGTTGGAGCATACGGTTACGGGCTTCATGTGACGGGAGACGAGCCGTACTTCTATGGTGGCATCAAGTATGCAGGCTTCCAGAATGTTTGTGAAGAAGTAGACGAGCCGTCTATTAATGTTCTTGACCCGCTTCGTAGAGACACTTCCGAAGTTGATGTGCTTAAGGAAGCCGAAGAGCTGAACGTCATGGATTGGTTTGAGAACGGATTGTTGCCGATTGAGGTTTGCGCAGGTCTTAATGACGGAGGGCTTGCCATGAGCGCGACTGGAAAGGTTTATGCAGAAAAGGGCAGTGACGCAGTTTATTTCGCTGAATATCGGGCTATTTGGAGGAGCTGGCATCCGTTTGAGACAAAGAAGGAAGAACTTTTGTATCTTCCGTTTGTTGACTAAGAGTTTGGAGGTGTACTGGTGATTTACATTATTGTCCTAGCAGGCTTTGCCCTGCTAGTGCGTCTTAGTAGATGAGCTAGGAGAAGTTGGAAATGGGAGAGAATAATCGTCTTAAACTTGCGAGTAAGCCGAAGCCAGAGCAGTTTTTCACAATTTCTGGACGGGACAAGTTGCTGGATTCTACTGGTTATGTAGTCTTTAAGGATGGACTGACTTTTGCGGAGTACCTTGACGAAGCTGACGGTTCTATTTATCTAACGAGGTGTGAGTTGAGCTATGCGACTGAATGAGTACTGGCGGCGGCTTAATCGTAGCGGGCTTCTTTGCTATCGTTGGACAGGGTTTGCGGAGTTTGCGGCATGGTCGGAAGCAAACGGCTATCGTCCTTGGAGACTGCTCCACCGTAAAGACAAGAGTGCGCTTTATAGCCCAGAAAATTGTTTCTGGGCTAGTTCAGTGCCGAGGGATGAACCTGTTGTAAAGTGTGCGAGTTACGATAAGACGGTGCGTATGCTTGGGCTGTATGACGCGCTGTTAGCAGAGATTACAGAGGATGCAAAGCGAGCGGAAGCCTGTTTAGAGGTTTTGTCGGAGTCGGATTGGGTGGATAACAAGGAGACTGCGCTTAAAATTAGGAAAGAGGTGCAGTTGCTTACAAGGCGTGTTTCAGAAATCCGTTTAACAGCTCTTTACGACAAGGAGAAATAACGAAGAAAGTTTTTGGCTATAAGCAGAGGTGAGTTAGAATGCGTGGCAGACCTACAAAGTATCTTACGAATGTTCTTGAGAATCTAAAGACGGCTATCTATAACTACTACAACTTAAGTACGGGAGAGGTCAGAGAAGTAGGCTTAAACGAGGTACCACTTAGTAAAGAGCGTGGGGCTTTGCTTGGGGATTTGATTGATTTGTGCTTAAACACGAATTACTTGAGTCTTGAGGCAAGGGTTTATTTGCGTCATGGTCTTGTTCGCCTTCCGATGCTAAGCGAGGTCTTGCTAAAGGAAGAGGGGGTTCGGTCAAGTTATAACGACTGTAGGAGTAAGGCTAGGTACGCTTGTACGAAATTAAGAGAGGATTTCGGGGAGAAAGCGGTTGCTTTAATCCTAGACCAAAGAGAGCCAGATTTAAGCGAGTTGGCTGACAAAGTTTGTAAGGTTCGGGAGAGATATTGCAAAGTTTCGGGTCTTAGTGACTACCTGTTAGATTTTGATATGGTAACTGCCACGCCTGTTGCAAAAGGTAACGGAGAGGTTACGAGAGTAGTAGAGCTTATGAGCGCCTATCGTACGGAGACGGTAGCCAAGTTTATCAGCATGAACGAAGAGACGCTTGGCTTTATCAAGTATCTGATGAGCAGTGCTTATTATCGCGAGAAGTATCGTGATATAGTGCGTTTAATCGAGGGGAGCGAGCCGTGATAGAGATAAAGATTAGGCAAGATTTAGGGATTACGCAGTTGTCCTCAAGAAGCGTTAGGAGTTTGCAGGCTATCATAAAGGCTGTAGAGGCGCATAAAGGGGAGACAGTCAATCTAAACTTTCATCAAGTCGTTGTGACAAATGTTTGGAAGTTGGTAGAGTTTGGAAATCTGCTTTGTAAGTATGATGTGCGGATGGAGTTTTACAATGCGCCAGAGGCGGCAAAGAGTGCAAAGGTTTTGCTTAAGCTCGGGGGTTTATCGGAGGATAGAGTTGTAAATCATACAGTGTTTGCAAAGACTGTAGGGGTTAAGCCCGCGCTTCCAGAGTCGTTAAGGTATTTGGCAGAGGCTATGCGGGTTGTAGACGGGGAGCTTCGCCTTAAGTTTAGCGAGTGCGGGTATCGGCAAATAGGGAATATGCGCACGCTTGAGTCTGTGGTAGAGGTGCTATCGTATCGAAAGACGGAAGAGGATTGCGCTGGAGTAGCCATATTTACGCTGGATTTTACTGATGTTTCAGCGGTGCAGGATGTCTATACTGGAATTGACGAGATAGATAAGCAGATAAGGGCGCTCGGGTTTGAGCCTCGGTATGTGGCGGATGGCAAAGGCGGAGAGTCGCTCCAAAATGCGATTTACAATACGCTTTCGTTCTCAAAAAGCCGTGATTTAAGTCCAAAAGACAGGATAGAGTTGTTAAACAGTAAGTTACCTATAAATTCGGCGGTGCTATTTATGACTTTCTATAACAGTCAGTCTAGGTCAAATTCCCAGAGTATTTGCATAGATAACCCACCGACTACAAGTAGACCTGCTATTTATTTGGGGTGTTTTGAAGAGAAGAACGGATATTCGCTAAAGTTTATGGTGTTTCCGATAGAGGATAACTTTGTAGTGAGTGGGGATTATGCCTTAGATAACGAGGGTGAGTATTTAGGTAGCATAAAGTCTCATGTAATGCTAATAGCCCTAGAGGATATAGGGTTTGGCGCAGACGATGTAGAGTTTTTCGGGAAGAAGTATTTTATCGCCTTGCCGATAGCAGATTCAGCAGGAGAGCCAGACCTTTATAACTTGTATGTGGAAGAGGGGGATAGGCTAACGACTCGGAAGGTATCTGTTGCGGAGTATATGAAAGCGGTATTTGACGATAGGGGAGTAGTTTATGACGCGCCACTCTTAAATCGGTGCATCGAGGAGAGCAATCGGAATATCGAGATATGGAAGAATCGGAAAGATAGAGGCGAGTAAACTCAAGTTTCTCTGTTAGAAAACAGTATAAACTCAAGTTACGGCTATATGTAGTTACAGCTCTGTTTTAGCAGTAGCTGGCGGTCTTGTCCCGAAGAAAGTCGGGGGAAAAGTAAAAGAAAGTTTCGGGGTATACCATGACAGATAAAAGTAAGTTGATTGCAGACATTGAGCGGGTAAAAGGAATTACGCATAGTGATGAGCAGTTGGCTGTTTTGAATAGCACGGGCGGTCTTGTAATTATTGCGGGTGCGGGTTCGGGAAAGACAAGCACGATTACGGAGTTAGCCTATATCAGAGCAAAGACAGGGGAGCTAGAGCCGTCTAAGACTCTTTGCGCAACTTACAGTAAGAGCGGTGCAAGTGAGATGCAGAGGAAGTTTAAGCGTCTTTGCTCGGAGCTTGGGGATGATTTTGATTTGAGCTTTAAGACTCTGCATAGTTGTTACTATCAAATCCTTCGGTATCTGGGCTATCAGATTAACATCTGTAGCGAGGGCAGGGCGATGGGGTATCTTCGGCAAGCCTTAAAGGATTGTGGCATCAAGAGTAAGGATAAGGAGCTTGTAGAATATCTCAAAAACCTGTTTTCCTATCAGATAAACAAGGCGATGAACTATTCCGATTTGAGTAGGCACTATCAGTTTGACGAGAAGCGGATTAGTTTAGAGGACTATAAGCGGGTAAACTTGCGGTATCAGCAGTTAAAGGTAACTGATAATGTCATGGAGTACGATGACATGCAGTATATGGTCTATTGCATGTTTTGCGGAGTCCGTGGGGAAGATGTAACGCAGAAGGTATTGTCATTCTGTAGGAGTCAGTGGAAATACTTTATCTTGGACGAGTTCCAAGATACCAGCACAATCCAGTATAAGATTTTGCGGTGTATGTGTCCGACAGAAAATAGCGCGAATCTAATCGTAATCGGGGATGACGAGCAGGCTATTTACACTTGGAGAGGCACAGACCCGAAGATTATCTTAGAGGATGTGCAAGTAGACTATCGCTTGAGTTTATATGTTTTGTCTACAAACTATCGTTGCAAGTCAAATATCGTAAAGTTTGCGTTTAATTCTGTAAAGAATCTAAGCTATCGGCAGAAGAAGGAGCTGAATGCGAACACAGACGGCGGTGGTATTAAGATTCTTTCCAGTGATAACACGCTTTACGGCATAAGCGAGGCAGTCCTAAAGTATATCAAGGAGAGAATCACGAGCGGAGAGAAAGCAGACAAAATAGCGGTACTAGTTAGAAATAACTACGAGGCTTGTATTTTGAACGCGATGCTCTACGAGAACGGAATCTTTACGGACACGACAAGCGAGAGTATGCGCTTTACGAAACAGGGCTTGTATGACGATGTAAGGGGTGCGTTTGAGCTTCTTAGTAACACCTATAACGGCGACAGGGTTTCTGCTGTGCTTTGGAAGTATGTCTTGTTTCTTGGGACGAACGGAGCGAAGGTAATCGGGAGTATCATGAACGATTTCGGAGTAAATCTTACGGATGCTCTGGGTATTCTGCTAAGTTTAACGCCTTACAGTAGTAAGGTCGGGAAAGTTACGGAGGAAATCCCGAGAGGTTACAGAGACACGCTATCTTCTAAGGTTTACGGGATGGGTAGAGACACGGTAGAGAGCCTTTATCAGTTGTATTCGCTTCTTTCGGCAAAGATTAGTAACGAGGACAAGTTTAGCGGTCTTATGGCTGTTCTTTACGAGGGGATTCGGTATATGTACGGAACGCCAGAGCGGGATAGGCTATTAAACGGGTATCTATCGTATGTCAAGCGTTTAACAAGAGGGTTTAACACGCTAGAAAAGCTCAAGGAGTATTTTTCAGCCTTGTATCAGTACGAGACAGCTGTAGATAAGGGTTCGGATTGCGTAAATATCTACACTTATCATGGTGCGAAAGGTCTTGAGTGGGATACGGTAGTTTTAATGTGCTGTGACAGTCTAGCCTTGCCAGAGAGTAGAAGCATTAGGGATATGGTAAACAGGGGTTATGAGTCGAAGGATATAGTAGAGTATATCGACTGCGAGCGGCGTTTATACTATGTCGGATGCACGAGAGCGAAGGAGAGGCTTGTTATAGCTTGTGATAACAGCGAGCCGTCACAGTTTCTTATAGAGTCTCTGGGGTTAAACGATTCTTACAAGGATAGTAACCTCGAACTCATTGAGGATGCAGATTTTAATTTAGTGGCGCAGGAGAGGTTGCCGAGGTATTTGGCAGTCGTTGAAAGTTGGAGGAAGTTGGATGAAGAGGCTAGCAAGTCTGTTTGACAGGTGGAGTTCTGGGCTACACGCTTTAGCACTGGGGGTGTTTGTCATTCTGGTGCTTGTGCTTTTCGGGTCTATGACAGGGGCTTATAGCAAGGTGAATAAGCGCACAGTTAAGAAGATTATGTATGATATGTATACACCGAAGAGCATGGAGTATTTCAACAGCAGGGCGCGGTATTATGTAAAGAAGCGAGTTCTTACGCAGGATGAAGCGAGTCAGTTGTTTATCAGTACGCGAGAGAAGGAGCTTACGGAGGACGATAAGGAGCGGAAGCTTGACATAGAGAGCGTGACCGAGAGTAAGGCATCGGATAACACGACAGGGGACACTATGTATCGGGTGAAAGCGTCTCTTCGGTATAAGGGCAAGACTACGCGGTTTGAGATTATCTTTTCTGTAGATAAGAGTGGAGCGATATATAAGCATGTAGCACAGGTGCTTTGATGAATAGGCGGTAGGGGAACCTGCCGCCTTTAGGCGATTAAGAGGGATTTGGTTTAGGTTTAATGGTTATTGGAGGACGCTTTTATGCGGGATGACAGAAAGAAAGACGATAAGAAGCCAAAGGGGAAGCTATCGAAGATATTCCGTAAGTTTTTAATGGCACCCCTTGCGACTTCGGCGGTGGTAGCGGCTTTAACTTACGGTTTAGCGGTTTTGCCCGTAGCTGTTGCGGTGATAAGCTATAATGCTATTTCGGATGACGAAAAGAAGAAAGAGGTAGACGATGGCTTAACGATAAACAAGGTGAGTTGCGGTTGTACGATAATCGGTAGCGGGCAGGGAGCGGGTGGTACGCAAGAGGTCGATACAACAGCCTCGGCTTTCCCGACATATAACTTGACGGAAGAGCAGTTAATAAGGCTTGCAAGGCTTTGTCACGCAGAGCAAGGTGTTGGAGGAGAAGGTGGTGTAAAGGCAGAGGCGAGTTTAATCGCGAGTAAGTACGAGGATGCCGTAAGAAAGCAGGAGAAATCAAAGGCGGGGGAGCTTTGGGAGACGAAATCGCTTGACTACTATGCAGATTGGAAGGGCTGGTGGCACGGCACAAAGGGATGGACAGCAGGAAATCCAAGGCGTCCCGACTTAGATTTCATGGGAAAAGGTGAATATACCGCACAGGAAGTTGAGTGGATGCGTGATGTGCTTGTAAAGGGAGAGCGGACGCTTCCGAACTATGTTATGGAGCATGACAATATAAACGAAATAACGCGGGCGGTAACGGACGGAGCGGACACACCGAAGCGGGCAGACGCATTTGTACAGGATAAAACGAAGCTGTTTAATGTCTATGACTCACATTATGTGTTTTTCTCACAGCCGAGTCCGCGTTCCGACCCGTTTGGCTATATCGAGGCAGATAAGGCGCGTATTGAGCGTTTAGGGGCAGTTATCAATGTCGGAGACAAGAAGAAGGTTACGACAACGGTAGTCGCGGACGGGAGTAACGGAAGTAGTGGGGGAGCGGCGACAGGTTCAACGGGAGCGGTAGTAACAAACGGAGCTGGGATGGCGACAAGCGGTCGTTTAGCGGAGGTGCATCAAAACATCTATCGTATCGCTATGTCTCATATCGGGACAAGGTATGTTTGGGGCGGTAGTTCTTGGACAAGCGGAGCAGACTGTTCGCATGAGACATACATGATACTAAAAGAGGCGGGTGGTTATAACAGAGGCTATGTTACTTCGCAAGTATTCTTAACACTTGGACCTCAAGTCGGGCTAAACGAGTTGCAAGCTGGGGACTGCCTAGTAAGCCCTGGGCATGTAGCAATTTATATTGGTAATGACATGGTTTTTAGCTCTGGACAGACAGGTTCGGTTAGTTATGTGAAGCCCGCGTCAGAGTATATAGGTTGGTTTCAGCGTAAGGGGAAGCGTTTGCAGGCAGTCCGTGTAAATGAGATGATAGCGATAGCGCAAGCAGATGCGGCGGCGGGAAACGGAAGTAGCACGCCTCAAGCGCAAGCCAGTGGTTTAACGGACGGTTCGTTTAAGGTAGCTGTAGCGAACGAGGTAAGTTTACAGGGGCAAGCGCCGATAGACGGGACTTTGGTCGGTATCACGGACGGCGGTACGGTAAGCACGAATGTAGACAGCGTAACGGGGTTAAGCTCTGGAAGTACGGGAGCGCCTATCGGAGCGTCAAGCACGAATCGCGGTAATTTAGGTAAGCTAATAGATAACGCAGAACAGAACAAGTATGGCTTGCCGTTGTACGACAACTACACATTTAATCCAGATGTTTATGAGCATTTTGACATAGATTACTCTAGGTTTTGGAACGGAAGTACGCCTGCGGGGGACTGGCTGTACGGAATGGGGGATTGGCGAGATAACGCGAAGAAAAACGATGTTCAAACAGAGTTTTCAAACAGTATGCTGGTGAATGGCGGGTACACTTCGTCACGCGACCACAAGTGGCATGCAATAGGGCAATCATTTCGGAAATTTGCGGCTGACAGCAGTAGCGGAGCATTTGGATTTAAGGATGGAAGGCTTGTTTCGGCAACTCCTTACAGATACTTGTGTGAAAATTCGGCAGAGTGCATAGATTGGTTTGAGAATATTCTTCCGACAAAGACAGCAAATAGTAATACAGGCGACTCTGGGGATAGCCCTATTATTGAGCCACCGAATAAGTTTAAGAAGATAGGCGGTTCGGCAGGCGTTTATTACGATGTTGTATTTGATGACGGGACAGTGCTTGGGTGCATGGGAATAGATGCTATGGGTATGCACACAGCGTACAACTCTGGGGCTAATTCCACTTCGTTTGATAAATACAGTAAGGGACTAGCTCATATCCGTGTAATGGGAAGAAGCACGGATGTTTCAAAGATGCAGTTTAATATCTTTGAGCTGGGAAATCCGATTGATAGAGGTGCGGCACCAAACCAGTTGCTTGACTTCTTAACGACACAGAAGAAACGAATCAAGTCAGTTAGAGTTTATCCAACATTACAGTTTAAGGATGGCGCACAGTTCGCCTCCGCAGGCACAAACAGTTCGTTTGGTTTAACAGGCGGCACAGCTGGTCGTGCGGTTGCGGGAGAAGATACGACAGCGCAGACGGGAAATAGTGGCGGTAGCAACGGTTTATACGCAAATTGCACTTGTAGCGAGTGTCATTGCCATGATAATGAGAGTAGCGGAGTGAGCGGCGGACCAGCGTCCTCAATCGTAGCAAATACGGGTAAACTAACGGAGACAGCGGGTATGCCGCAGGGTGTTTACTGGAATAAGGCAACGAATAAGCAGTATACGCCGCAGGAAGTGCTTGATATGTTTAGGACAAACTTCCCGAATATATCAAGTCAGTATATACCTTGCTTTGGGCTACGGGATTTTACGGATTTAGCAGTTCCAGCCGATAAGCTTCCAGAGAAGTTTAAGGATACGAGGGGAGTACTCGGGTATGCGCAGGGAAATCAGTCTTGGAAAGGGCTAAAGTGGATAGTAGCGGGGCTTCCGTATCGGGATAGCTTTGCGAATGATGCGACTTTTGCGCAGTCGTCTTGCGGAGTTCATGCGCAGAGCATTATCATAAGTAGCCTGCTACATAGGTATATCACGCCACCAGAGGTCGTAATGGCGGCTATCATGAGTGATAAGCTTGGCGGGGACGAGCATGGAGCGTATAGCACAGGACGAGTTTATGCGGCGATGGGCTTTAGCCGTATTTATAACAGCTTCAAGTTTAACGGAGAGAATTTGTTTAATGTCGAGTTTTCGGAGACATTATCGCGGGATAAGCTGGATAGTGTGTTAGACGCGGGCGGTATGGTTTCGGTATGCGTGCATAGGTATTGGACTAGAGCGGGTCATTTCGTAGTAATTGCGACAAGAGACAGCGATAACAAGTATTACATCGTAGATAGCAACGCGAGCCACTTAGTAAAAGACTATGTTCCTTACGATAAGGGCTACACATTTGACGAGATAGCCCAGCTTGGCGGTGTAATCAATCAAGTCAACTATGTAACGCCTACAGAGGCGTATAATCAGTATTTGCAGAGCGGGAGTAACAGTACGGCGGTCAGTACGAGTGGTAGCGGAAGCACGGGAGAGAGTACAAGTAGTGAGAGCGGCGCAAGCAGTAGCGAGAGTAGTTCTTCTGTGAGTACGACTTCGGCAGAGGCAGAGGAGGAAGAGTGATGAGGCTTAGAGGAATCGGGGTTCTTTTCCTAGTGGCAGTCCTAAGTTTATCGGCTTGCGGTGGAAAGGGTTTAAGCGCAGATAGCGTAAAGGGAGACTTAACGAGCCTAGTAAACTACGAGTTAAACGGCGGGTTAAAGGGGGCTTCGGAGGGGGATTTCGATAAGAAACTCACGGAGCGTCTAAAATCAGAGTATGCGAATAGGGACGCAGGGGATGAGGTATGCTTGAGCGATATACCTGCCTTTTCGGAGCTGTATACGAAAATGAAACAGGATATGGCGCAGTATTATAACGATTGCCGCTACGGAAACGACTATGAGCAGGACACGCCAAGTGACGAGGCTTTGGCGGCGGGGTTAGCTTACGCCGCCGAGCAGTCGGAGAAGGTAAAAGCGGTTGTAGAGCGTATAAGGGGGCTTGAGAAGTTTAAGAGCGAGCATAGCGAGGAAGAGGTTTCGGCAGAGATAGAGGCGATAAAGGGTTTGTATAACGAGTTGCCCGAGAACTATCGAGGTAGCGTATATAACTACAGTGAAATCTCTGGAGAGGCTTCGGAAGTGCCAAAGAGCGAGAAAAAGACGGATATAATCATAGCGGATACGCCGACTGACAGTTGGACAGAGCTGGATGCGAATGGATACGGGTATGCACGGTGCATTTCGAGTGGGTGGTACGATAGCATTGTAGATAAGGGCGAGAATGCGGTGCTTGTGGACGACAGCAAGTTTATTGCACATATTGTAGCGGCATCGGACGGAAAGCTAACGCTAAAGGACGGAAAGTTATATCTAAGTAAGTCAGAGGTAGACAAGAGTTTCCAAGTGTGTGACAAGATTTCGATTCGTGTAGTGCGTTCTACGCCGATACCAGAGGAGTTTTCTCTAAAAGACTTCATTTTGTGGGACGATGGAACATTCAAGGCATCGTTTGATAGCGAGACATACAGATATACGCTACTTGGCTACACACGAAAGGGGAAGATATATGTTTCTTCTGGAGCAGAGGGATTAGTTCGTGCAGTAACTTACGATATACGGACTACAGTAGCGGAGTAAGTCAAGTACACAGCACAGTTTAACAGGCATAATAAGATTTAAGGAGAAGAGTCTAACTATGGCATATCAGTCGAAGGACAAGCAGGAAGAGTTTGCAACGGTGGAGAAAGGCGGTCGCGGTGAGTTTATTCGTGTGACACGGATAACGCCAGAGAATAGTGAGAGAGAGGCGAGCTTAGACATCCGCACGCTATATACGGCGGTAAATCCCGATACAGGAACGGAATTGCGTCCGACCCAGAAGGGGGTTAGAATGCCGATTTCGACAGCGGTAGGAGTTCTGATAGGGGCGTTAAAGGCTTTAACGCCTGCGGAGCGGGAAGAGGTCTTGAGGGGGCTTGAGTCGTAAAAGCCCCGTAGACGCATGATGCTGGGAATTACGGGCGTTTATGGGAATAAGGCTATAAGAGTAGCCTAGCGGCATAGATAGGGCTTAGAGAGGCGCGTAGTACGCTAGAGAGGGAAATGCGGGACAGTATGGGAGAGGAGAACAGAAATCCTTTAGAGGGACTTTTAGAGGTTAGGCGCGAGGTGAGAAGGCTTTGTCCAGAGCTTGCGCCAAAGGAGGAGCGAGTAACCTACAGGGTAGATGTAGCGGACGAGACGGGAGAGCCATCGGTGGTGCTTCAAAAGTTTAATAAGCTATTGGCGGCACAGACGGGCAGTAGGGCAGGAAAGAAGCGAAAGACAGCGGTAAAAGCCCCAGCAAAGCAAGGAAAGGTCGGAGACGGCGAATTCACGGGGACGAGTTTATTTGAGGCGATGAAGCGAGGGGGAGTGCTGTGAGTAAACGGGTTTACGCGAGAGCAGGAGTAATGCGAGCAAATCCCTTTCGGGATAGCGATAGTGACAGTGTGCAGGCTACATTTCAAATGGTGGCTTCGCCTATGGTATTTTTAAGTCGTGTACGGACGAATCCGAATGCTAAGTTAGTGAGCGTTGAGTACGCTGTGAGGCATGAATCTGGTTATATTACGATGAATGTAGCAGATTTTGTAGCAAATAAGCTTTTGCCTAACAATACAGAGTTTGTAAGGCTTAAATTTACGGAGCGCAGTGGTTTATCTGATGGTCTATTTTTAGTATTTATTAACTTTCTGACAGGCTATGTAGATATACTCGGGAAGTATGCCGCAGTAGTGGACTTGCTCCGTTGGCTTAATGCACCAATTTCGGATTTTAAGCTTGCCCTAGCAAGTTCAGAGTTTGACTCATGTGGTCTTTTTGATTAGTGGGGTTTGTGTTTATGAGTAAGCGAGTTTATGTAAAAGCAGGGGAATTGAGAGTCCCAGATAGGTTAGATGAAGAGGTACACGCTACGCTTCAAATGGTTGCGTCTCCGAAGGAAGTTTTAAGCCGCATAATGACAAAACCGAGCGGGAAGCTAGTCCGTGCAGAGTATATCGTTAGACAGGGACAAGGCTTAAACACTGTTAGGGTTAATTGCGCTGATTTTGGTGCAAAAGCACCTTTACCTGACGGCACAGAGCGGATAAGGCTTAGATTTTTAGTACGAGGTGGAGCAATACATACCTCAATTCGTGTCAATATCAATCTTTTGTCTGGCTATATAGACATATTTGGAAAGTACGGGACAGTGGCAGACTTGAATGATTGGATTCATGTGTCAATTAGCGATTTTAAGGTTGTGAGATCCAAGTAAGAGGTTAGCGGGGGAAGTTTATGGGTTTTCGAGTTTATGCGAAAGCGGGGACGATGAGAGTCAATCCGTTTCGAGATGGTGACGCGGATACTGCGCAAGTTACACTTGAGCGGGTCATATATCCGAGGGCATTTCTAAGTCGGTTAAGAACATATCCGAAGGGGGAGTTTGTTAGCGCCGAATGCTTCATTCGTAAGAGAGATAATAGATTAGCGCTTGTTCCACTACGGTTAAAGGATTTAGTAGCTTTTCATTTCCCCGCAGGAACGATAGGTGTAAACTTAAGATTCAAGGTGCATGATAGCTTTGGAGACAGTTTACTCTCTATTAAGGTTCAGCTTATCACAGACGAGACAGAGGATATAGAGATAGTAGGGATTCTGGAAGCGGTTGTAGACTTGTTAGACTGGCTTCATGTGCCGTTATCAGAGTTTCGCAGGGAGTAGTTTGAGGTGGTAATGTGAGCGAGAGACAGTATGCGAGAGCTATGTTAATACAAGGATATATGGGAAGTAACCGTTATATAGCGCGGGCTTCAATGAACTTGGTTGTTTCTCCGAAGGTATTTTTACATCGAGTAAGAAATAATCCATATGGTAGGTTAGTGAGTGTTGAGTACATTGTCTCTCGTGAAGTTGGCTGTGTCCCGATGAAAGTAGAAGATTTCATGGCAGATAAGCTACCTAGCAATACGAAGTTTGTAAGCCTTAAGTTTGTGCCAAGCGGCAGTTTATACGGTTGTAACTTTTTAGTGTCTGTTAGTCTTAGGACTGGTTATGCAGAGATAATCGGACATTCAAGAGCAATAATAGACCTAATCGACTGGCTTAATGTGCCGTTTGGTGATTTTGTGTTTCCTGCTGTGCCGAGGTCAGAGCCAGTTCCTTGTGATATTTTTGATTGACGCTATATTTTAGAGGGGTTTGTGGGTGTGGGTAAGAAGTATTTGGACGAGAGTTCGTTAAGAATAGCATACATCGGTGATTCAGACGAAATGCTACAGGTTTCATTTCAGATGGTAGCCTCCCCGAAGGAAGTTGCAAGCCGCCTGCGGACGACTCCGAATGGCGAGTTGATTGACATTTCGTGTATAGGGAACGGTGTTATAAATATAAGCCCTGATGATTTGGTGGCTTTCCGTTTACCTGCGCGGACGAAGCGTCTTAGTCTTGGTTTTGCGACAAAGGGCGTTGAGAAATGGGAAGTATTCGGAGCAAAACTTAGTTTGATTACAGGTGAGTTAGAGATAGTTGGTAAGAGAAACACGGTCGTAGACTTATGCACATGGCTTAATGTGCCGATTACGGCTTTTAATTGAGTAGTTCTGTGTTTAGGAGGGTGGTTTTATGAGTGGTAGACGCTATGTGGATGAAGGTTCGATGCGGGTAGAGCGTATTGATGATAGATTTAAGGTAAGATTTAATATTTCCTCATCAGTAAAGGCAGTTGCGAGTAGGGTTAGAACACACCCGAAGAGCGAGTTAAAAAGTGTAGCGTGTGTTCGTGTGAACAATGGTAAAATAGAGCATATTCCGATAACGGTTGCCGATTTTGTAGCTTTTCGTTTACCTGCTGGCACAGCAGACCTTCTGGTTGGGCTTTCGCCAAATGGTAGTAATGGTGTAGAAACGATTCTTGTCCAAATCAATTTACCTGTGAAATATGTAGACATACTTGGCAAGCGAAACGCCGTTGTAGACTTGTGCGCATGGCTTAATGTTCAGATTACAGCTTTTAAGGGGATGGGATTATGAGCGGCAGGCAGTATTTGGATGTGAGCCATTTGAAGATAAGTAGTTCTGGTGGTATGAGAGGTCTATTACATGTAACTTGCAAGACTAGCACTTCTCTAAAGGCACTTGCGAGTAGAGTTTGCACGAATCCGCATAGTAGATTAACGGAAGCCTATTATTTAGTGACGGGAAGTAGTGGTAGGCTTAATATTGAGGAGTTAAGTGTATTAGACTTAAAATCTTTCCGTTTGCCCGATGTGGCAGTTGGTCTTAGGCTCGATTTTTCTTCAAAAGGTAAGATAGAGAGCAGGATAGGCGGGGAAGAATTTTCGGTTTGGATTAAATCTAGTTACGGTGAAATCGAGATAATTGGCAAGAGAAACGCCGTTATGGAATTGTGCGCATGGCTAAATGTGCCAATTACAGCGTTTAATATTGAGTAATTCTGTGTTAGTGGGTGAGGTTATGGGCAATAGGCAGTATTTGGACGATAGTTCCGTGAAGGTAGCACGGGTTGGTGAGAAATTAGACGCAAAGTTTAGAGTTACTGCGTCATTAAAGGCGGTTGCGAGTCGGGTTAGAACGAATCCGAAGGGCGCGTTGGTAGAAACTTCATGCGTGGTAGCTACTGGTAGCGGTAGTGTAAAATATATTATGCTAAGGGTAGCGGATTTAGTCGCCTTCCGTTTACCTGTTGGGACTACTAGCGTTTCGCTTATTTTTGAGCCGAAAGGTAGTAAGGGCAGGGAGACATTTTCTGTTACGATTGATTTGGTGGGGAAGTCTTTGGAGATAATTGGTAATCGAAACGAAGTAGTAGATTTATGTTCGTGGCTTTATATGCCGCTTTGGGGGAATGTGTGATGGCAAGAAGAAAAACTGGTAAGGCACAAGTTAAGGTTAAAAGAGACGCTAACGGTCGTCTGGTTCAGATTGGCGGTGATAGAGAAACCGTTAAGGCTAAGCCGTCCAGTAGGCACGGGAGCGGGGTAGGTGCAGGTTTAGGCGTCCATTATCTTGTTGAGGACGCGAGTGGTCGTTTAGTTGTATGTGATAATATCGGTCATGTTTTGAGCGGCACAAGGATAAACTCTATAGATATAGACGGTAGGATTTCGTTATGGAGAGGCAATGGAATCCGTAGCGTATCCTTTGCGTTACTGATTGAGCCACGCAAGTTTTTGGAGGGCTTGGTACAGTATCCGAATTGTACGAGAGTTGAGGTAGCTCGGATATATCCGAGTTTTAAGTCTACAAAGTTTACTGCTAATTATAGCTTAGATAAGCTGATTCAAAATGGGCTTCCAGATGACACTTATGGTATGATTCTTTATTTTAGTCGTAATGGGGAAGTAAATTACCGCCTTACAGCGAGGTTAAGCTTTACGGATAGAACACTGACGCTTACAGGGGATGACGATTATGTGGCGGCGCTGGTTCACTGGCTTAATGCGAGGTGAGGTGAATAATGAGTCATAGAAAGGCAAAGCTCTTACATGTAGAGCAGAATCATGGTGGGGTTGACTGGTGTAGGAAGCTTAAATACAAGATTCTGATAAACCCGCTGACTTTCGCGAAGATGCTTGTGAGGAAGAATTTAGATGATATAGCGTTTATACAGTGTGTGGAGTATGTAAAAGACGAGTATCTCGGAACTTGGGGGTGCGAGTTGAGTCGTATTCCGACAGACAAGTTTCTAAAACTCAAGTATCGGCGTAAAGAACGCAAGGAGTATATTATCAACTTCACGCGCTGTAATGTGGCGGTAATTCGTTGTTGGGAGCGAGAAGCAGACATTACAGAGGTTCGATTATAGGGGAGTTTATGCGGAAAGCGCGAATTAAGCAAGTTGAAGTAGGGAAGTGGAAGCTAACGGAGTCGGTAGAGAGTTTTCTTCGCTTTGCGCTTAGAGATAGCAACTTTAGTAACGCATTATTCAAGGTTACTATAGGCGATGGGGAGAAGTGGAGACAGTGTTTGGTTGAGGAGGCTTTTAGCCTTGCAAGAGAGAAGCGCGGGTTTATCTGTATAGATTACGGCGACCCGTCTACGATGAGAAGTTGTAGTATGTGTGTAGACGCAAGGAGCGGGCTTTTAACGCTTTTTGGTAATGGGGAGCTTATAGGGTTTATTCTTTCCGAGTGCGGGGCGTGAGAGTGGCGAAAAGAAAGCGTCTTGAAGTTATTAAGCGTTATATTAGTCCAGACCTGTGTTATGCAGAGGTAACTTGTGAGCTAGGCTGTAAGCCTTCTGCAATTTGTAGCTGGGTGCTTAAGACCTCTGGGGTTGCAGAGTATGTGGAAATAATGGCAGAGCATAAATTAGGCTTGTGGGGGCGAGTAACACAGTCGGTTCTTGAGCGTGATGTTTTAATAGGGGGTAGAGAGTTCATGTTCTCTTTTGGTACGAGACCTGATGACACTTTTCTTACCCTTTTTCTTGACTGTAGGTATAGGCAAGTGCGTATTTGTGGAATACCGGAGTTGATTTTCTCGTTTATAAAGGCATTTAATGGCGCGATAGTAATAAAAAGCCTTTTATATGAGTATGCAAAGGCTGTCTTACAGCACGAAGAGGTGGAATGATGAATGGCAGAGTTTTAATTAGCGAAGAGCCGCTAGAGGTGACGCCTATTAGTTGGGAGACCCGCGCTGTCTTTCGGATGGTGGCTAGACCAAGGAAGATAGTAGAGAGGCTTCTAAGTATGCCGCAGAGTGACAGTTATAGCGCATATTTGCTTTCGGCAGACGGTTCATGGAATTCGATAAGTGAAGCGGCTTTTAGGTCTTTGAAGTTTCCGAGAGGCACAGCTGGAGTAGCATTTTCTCATTCCTATATGCTTATTGGTGGTTGGGTGACAATTTGGATAGCGATTAAATTTCGTGAAAAGACGCTCACTTTGCAGGGTGATGCGAGTGGTGTGAGTGCAGTAGTAAATTGGCTTTTAACAACAGAAGAGATGCGGGAGTAGCCTATGTATCAAGTATATACTTACACGGTGAGCGAGCTATACAGTTTATTTGACAACGGTAGGATTAAGTTGAAAGCGCCTAGTGATAGGACGCTTATGCAGGAGCATGTGCGGCTCATGCTAGACGGGATATTTTGCGGTTATCCGATAGCGCCGCTTGTAATGAACAGTTGTGTAACAAATGCAAGTAGCGGAGAGTATGAATTTAAGGTTTTGCGTGGCGCTTTTGTCTTGTAGGTTCTGCTAGGGTACCGTAAAGGTTCAATACGGAGTAAAGGTTATTTAAGCTTTAAGAGCGTATCTGATAGGGCAAGGCGCGGCGATAGCACGGATTTACTAAAGTTTATGAACTATCATGTGCCAGTGATAATGATTGAGGATGCGAAAAGCGGAGAAGTAGAGGTAACACTGCGGTTGATTAGAGCAGTGGGAAAGCACGAGTGAGGTAAAGAGAATGGGAGCAGTCATTAAGAAAGAACTTTGGACGGTAGAGCAGATTTTTAAGTTTGTGGATGAGAAGTTAGCTAAACATGCCTTTTATTCGTTTAGAACGAAGGAAGGCGCGAGTAAGCAAGAGGTGATAGACAAGCTGATTGAGGAAGCTGACCGAGAGTATGGCGCGCACGCAATAAACTGCGTGTTTAATGACTATCCGCTTCCGAATATTGTGCTTTGTCGCGCAAGGCTGTATCCTCATGGCAGATACAGGGATGACATAGGCGAGGATGTGTGGGTAGCTTGTTCTGGTACGCCAGTTTTAGGTATGCTTTACGCCTATCGTGAAGGTGTATCAGACAGGTGGTATGCTGACGCATGGTATGTGGAAGAGGATGGATTTAGCTATTGGAGCGGAGAAAACTATCAGATGATGGGGTACAAGGCTTCTATGGGGGATAAAGAGGCTAAGAAGAGGTTTTACGATTTTCATAGATGTAAGATTCCAGTTACCCGTATTTTTGAGATTGATGATAAGGACGATATCGATGAAATCAATGATGTGCTTACTTGTTGTGCAGACTAATCGAGGAAAGTTTATGCGGACAAGCGGTATAGGAAAGCATGAGTGAGGTATAGAAAATGGGAACAGTTATTAAGAAAGAGTTCTGGACGGTAGAGCAGATTTTTAAGTTTGTGGATGAGAGATTAGATAAGCACGCCTTTTATCCTTGGGGAATAGAGGAGGGCGCAAGTAAGAGAGAGGTAATAGACATGCTGATTGAGGACGCGGTGGGTAGGGGGTCTAATAAGACCGTCATAAAGTGCGTATTTAATGGCTATCCGCTTCCGAATATTGTGTTTTGCCGAGCTAGATTAGACCCTTATGACGAAGGGTTTGACGAGAATATAGACGAGGATGCGTGGGTGTTCTGTTCTGGGCAGTTGGTTTTAGGCACGCTTTATGCCTTTCGTGAGGGTTTAACAGAGAGGGCGAAGGCTTGGACTGACGAGGAGAATCCAAGCTGGTGGGGAGGCGAGACTTATAAGACGATGTGCGACAAGGCTTCTATGGGGGACAAAGAGGCGAAGGAGCGCCTTGCGGCATTTCATAGCTGTGAGATTCCTGTTATCCGTATCCTTGAGGTTGACAACATGGACGATATTGGCGACATCAATGAAATACTGGATTGTTATGCGGACTAAAGAGGCAGCATATGCAGACAAGCGGGATGGTAACAGTCGAGTGGCTTTACGATAAGTTTGACAAGTTAGTGGTGGCTGGAGCGCTAAAGCCTTTACGGTTCGGAGCTATCGTTTACGAGAACGAAGATAAATATAAAGACATTTTGTCGGCTATCGTGCAGGGCTTACCGATTCCGCAGATAGTTGTCGGGAGAGTAAAGTCTGGAGAAGTAGAGCGGTATAGCATAGTTTCGGGCGCGTTTATTCTATGTAGTTTACTTAATTTTCGTGCCGAGAGCGGTGGTATGAGTGCAGAGCAAGTGTCAAAGGTTTTAAGCTATTCTGTAAATCTAACGATGCTTGATAGGATGACACCCCAGCGTTTAGCAGAGGTGAGTAAGCTTTTAGGAGAGGTTCTAATATGGTAAACTACGAAGTAACGGGGATGTCGGTTAGGGACTTGTATCGAAGATTAAAAAACGGGCAGATTATTTTAGAGTCAAAATACTTGGAGAAAGCTACAACAAGTAGTGAGGAATTACTGCTCCGTGGGGTGCTGTCTGGCGTCCCGTTTCCTGCTATCGTGCTAATGCGAGAGAGCAAGGGCTATAGCGTAATTCTTGGCAGGGAGCTGTTGAGTGTGCTTATATCATTGCTTGATAGTAACGTTTATGAGGAGCTTGACGATATTGACAAGTTTATGCTCCTGCGTCACTGTTTTTATGTAAATGTCGTAACAGATAGAGATAGCATAGATACGGTAAAAGAAGTTTTTGAGAAGTTTAGGTGAGGGGGTTTAGGGTATGAGTAGTGTTTGTTACGGTATCGACTTAACTTCATTTGATATACTAAATTTGGTTTCCAAAGGTAAATTGGTCTACGAGTATAGCGGGAAGGTTACAGATGGCGACATTAAGGTGTTAAAAGCAGGGATGGGGTTTAACTACCCGTTCCCGAAATTAGTCTTTGTTAAGACAGGTGACGCGCGTTGTCGCGTTCTGGTTGGAGCGAAGCTTATTAAGGTGCTTGTTAATTTTATGTCTACGGAAGAGTATAGGAAGTTAACGCAGGATGGTGCATTTTGGTTATTTCATGTGGTAATGTTGGATTCCAGTGACCCTATTGCCAGAAATAGTGCTGAAGCTAGCATTGCGGAGTTGTTTAAGAGGTTTTCGGTATGAGTAAGAGATACAGGTATATCACTACCACTCCGCGAGAGATATGCCAATGGGTAAATAACTCCCAGTTAATCGTTGAGAGTAATGGAAAGAGTGTTGCTACTAGGGACTCTATGACAAGGTTGAGGTCACTTGTGACTTTAGGACTTCCGTTTCCTCAGCTTGTTTTAGCAGAATATTTAGTAGACGGAAAGACGAAGAAGTATCGAGTTGTTTACGGTGCTGGACTTGTTTCAGCTATTTTGTCCTGCATATATTCCGCTTCGTGGCAGGAAAAGGTTACACATATGCTCGATGAGTTTATGGAGTATGAGTTTGCGGTTACGATAGTTGCTCTGGACGAGAGGGATAATGAATTTATTTTTGATACATTTAGGGGCTTTGCTAGGAGAAGTTAAATGACGATAGAGGCGTTACTTAGCGGTGTAATAGACGAGAAAGCGCTTGATTATCGGGTGTTAATCGGGGAAGAGGAGGCTTTGAAGCCTCCTCTCATTCCGTTTTTTAATTTAACGCCCGCATTAAACTTACTGCATCGACACTTGGTTCGGGGCGGTAGTGTGTTAATTCACGCAGATGTAGATATGGACGGGCTAGGTGCGGCAAAAGTTGTGAGAGAGGAATTAAACGCACTTGGGTTTAAGGATATAAAGACCTGTATTAACAGTAAGCGAGAGCATGGGATGAACCCGCAGATAGTGTCTCATGTGAATAGTAAGAAGCCTAGTTTATTCATAGTCGTAGACAGCAGTAGTAACGACTTAGAGTATATAAAGGCTTTGGAGTGTGATGTAATAGTCCTAGACCATCATATAGTCGAGCATAGCGAGTACGCTGGAAAGACAGCGGGCGGGGAGTATCTAATCGTAAACTGTATGATAGATAACAAGTCCGAGGGTTACGAAGCAGATGAAGATATGTCGGGGGCTTTGGTAGCCTACGAGTTCTTTAGACAGTATGAGGACAGGGTAGATAGGCATTATCTTGAGGGTCTTAAGCTATATCAGTGGGTCGGGGTAACTTTGATTTCCGACATCATACGGACGGGTAACGCAAGGAACCAGTGGTATATCGAAAGGACGATAAATCAGACAGAGCTTAGAGACGAGTTACGGGTTTTAATGCGGGTCTTAAATCCGAACGAGAAGCGGCTAACGAGGTCGTTTATCGCGTATAAGCTTGTCCCTGCGGTAAATAAGGCAATACGGGCGGGGGCTACAGCAGTTGCACTGTATGTAATCATGGCGCATCCAGAGGAAGCATACAAGCTAGAGGTTTACGGGAAGTATCAGCCGAAGGTAAACGACATTCCGAAGCGGGTAGCGAAGATAGAGAACGGAATCGGGATAGTGGATTTAGGGGAGCTTAATCTAGCGGTGAATGAGCTAGGTTTAGCGGTAAACTATACGGGCTTGGTAGCGGCTATGGTAATGCGGAAGCATAACTGTAGCGCGATAGCGTATGTGCGTGACACGGATAGCGAGGGGAATACGGTCTTTCGCGGGTCGTTTCGCGGGAGAGCGCACGGCTTGCCATATAAGGATATAGCTACGAAGTATAGCATTATGGCACAGGGGCATACGAACGCCTTTGGTATAAGGGTAAAGCCTAGTGAGTTAAGCCGTTTAACGGGGGCGCTTGGTATAAGCGAGAGTGCCTATCGGTATAAGCCGTATTGCACGATGTATCCGATACGGGAAGATTTGAGGGGGAGACATTTTAAGGATTTAGGGGAGCTACGAGAGGGGAAGAAGCTCTTGTATCTTGGGATAGCGAACAGTAGGCTTTCGTCCGATGAGCAGATAAATGTGACGATGGAGAGCAAGAATCTTGTGCTTATGGAGGAGCATACGAACTACTACAAGTACGAGATAGAGGGCTACGAGGTAACAGCCTTTGAGCGCGTGAAAACAGAATTTGTAGATATATATTTTGAATATGGGGAGTATCTTCGTGGCTATGTAAGAGCTAGACACGACAGCTTCTAGACCTAGCATAATACCGCCTTTGTATCTTGGGCATAAATTAAAGTCTCAAGAGAAAGGCGGTATTTTGCTGTGAAGATTGGAAATAAAGTCGTTCACAAGACATCTTTGAATGAGGGGAAGAGCCTTGTGCCTGTAATTGTGGTAGGCGCGGGTATCGTAGGCGCAGTGGTTTATGTGTCGCTTGTCGGTAGGAATGCGAGTAAGAGCGTACAGGTTGCGCAGTTAAAGAGTAGCGTTTATAAGAATCAGCCGATTACGCTGGATATGCTACAGCCGTATGACATGTTACAGGCAGAGTATGACAAGCAGATAATGTCCACGGCAAACAGTGACGGCACGGTGGAGAAGCGTTTAGTGGCTTGGAAAGACGTGCAGGGATATTTGGCGCAGGGTGCGTTTGCGGCGTATCAGCTTCCGAAGGAGAGTTTTCTCGATTTAAGGACGCTTATGACGAGCAGAGTGGACAATAGTGACAGCGTGCTTTACAGTTTTCCGGGAAAAGAGGTTGTACAGCTTGAGGTAAACGGCGCAGACTTAAATGCGTTCAAGACTTTCATACAACCTGGCGATAAAGTAAACATTGACGCTATATACTCCGAGGATATGCAGAGTGGTAACGACAGAGTCAAGATATATCGTTCAGAGCCAGTGTTTACGGGTATTATGATAGCGGATATTATCAACAGTTCGGGTGCTTCGGTATTAGATATGTATGCAGAGTATAACGCAATGTCCGAGGTAGACAAGGCGGCATTGGATAACGATGCGACATGGCAGGAGCAGACAGAGCCGAGTTCACTACTTGTGGCGCTAACGCCAGATGAGAAGGACAGCTATTATAAGTTCTTAAATCGCGACAATGTGAAGTTTAAGGTATCGTTGCCGCAGAGAGCGGACTAAGGGGGTAGGCTTATGGCAGATATGCAGGATATACTTAACTCTTCGGATATGGCTGACGGAAACGACTTACGGAGTAAGACAGATAAGGCTGTAGGTCGCTTAATCAGTCGTTTTTCTGGGGCAGATGAGAGTAGGAAGATAGTAAAGCGTGTGCTAAACAATGTAATCGTGTTTATGGGAGCAAGCGGTGGCGCTGGAGCAAGCACGCTGGTCGCGACAGAAGCGGTTGCGATGAAGGAGAAGGGACTAACGGTAGCGGTGGTTGACCTTGGAATCATGTTTCCGAGTCAGCATATCTACTTTGACTTAGACCAGTCTATCGGAAAGGCAGATTTGGTGTCCTATCTTTCGGGTAATAACGGGTTAAATGTGTCGCTTGAGTATAGCGATGTGCTGTTTAACAACGAGGCTACAGGGGTGGCAACGCTAACTGCTTGTAACAGGACGCTTCGGGACTATGTGGTTATCGACAGTTCAAATGACGCGGTGCAGGCTTTAACGGAGGCGTTAAACAGGCTTTCTAGTTTATTTGATGTAGTTCTAATCGACTGTAAGCTTGATTTAAGCTCTATGCTTGTGCAGACTACTCTGTTTAGGGCAGATAACATCTACTTGGTTATGGACGATGGGGTGCAGTCGCTCATAAATGTCAGTAAGCTCCGTGCGAACCTAGACGATTCTGGCATAAATACGAACAAGGTGCGCTATATCATGAACAAGCGTAAGAGTTTTTATTACGCAGAGAACAACTTAAAAGCGCTCGGTATAGAGTTAATCGGTATTTTGCCGTTTGAGATGGGTGTAGTCGAGTGTGGTTTGAGGGGACAACTGTTTACGGTATCGGGAAAGAATACGAGCAAGACTTCCCCGAAGTATTTAGAGGCGGTAGACAGTTTAACGACATCAATCCTTGAGATAGGAGGATATACAGAGTGAATCCAGAGCAGTATTTGCATATGCAGTCAAAGCGTGGTGCAAAGCAGACCACGACAGACAAGACAGCGCGTCCGTTTGAGAGTGTATTAACGGAGTGCAGAGGGTATATCGACAAGAATGCCGATTCGCTTGAGAGTAAGTCGGGTACAGAAAAGACAAAGAAGATAGGCGAGTTAATTTTGTCGTATCTGATGCAGGCGAAGCCGTTGGTAGAGGGGTTTATCAACGCAGACGGCACTTCCGACACACAGGGATTGACCCAGCGTTTAACACAGGAAATCACGGACTACGGTATTTTAACGGATGCCTTAGAGAACGATGACATTTTCGAGATACGAGATAACGGTCGAGAGATAAAGGTCGAGATAAAGGGACATGTAGAGGATTATCGCGACCCAAAGACAGGTCATATCGTAAGGTTTGACTCACCAGAACAGCAGAAAACGGTCATAGCGAAGTTGCTCGGAGATGTGAGACTTACGCCAAAGGACGCAGTGGTTAATGCGAGAACGGTGCAGGGCTATCGTGTAGCGGCATTGCATAGTTCGGCGCAGTCAAAAGACCCGATAGACCCGTCAAACGACCAGTATGCTTCGTTTGTTCTCCGTAAGTTTAAGCGGAATCGAATGAATCTCGGAGATATTGTAAAGAGCGGAACGCTAAGTGACAACATGGCGCGTTTACTTGCGCTTAGTATGTCGGGAAGTTTAACCTTCTTCACCGTTGGACCAACCTCTTCTGGTAAGACGACAACGAACCAAGCGATTTTGCAGGCTACGCCGCCGAAACAGAGAGTTGTGTTGCTACAGAATCCGTCCGAGATAGACTTGCGTATGAGAGATTCGACAGGTCGTATCATAAACGATGTGTTACATCTGGAGGCAAAGGACGACATACAGAATCCGCTCCCGACTTCTCCGACTATGGAGAATTTGATGAAGCACATTTTAAGACTTTCTCCGACATTTGTGTGTTTCGGTGAGCTTCGAGACAATGTAGAGTTTCAGCGTGGTATCAGTATCGGTTTAGCGGGTCATCCGTTTAACTGCACCTATCACGCAGAGGACTCGGCGGGTGCAATCGACCGTTTCCTAAAGGCGTATATAGCGGCTTCTGGAGAGGGTATAGACACATCCATGAGTACGCTAACGAGGCTCTTAAACTTGATTATCGTGCAGAAGATATTACCAGACGGCACGCGAAAGATTTTGCAGATTTCAGAGGTAATCGGCACAGACCCGAACGACTCAAGTAAGCCGATAATCAATGATATTTACAGGTATGTGATTGACGAAGAGCCAGACCTTGACGATGAGGGAAATGTTCTTCGGATTAACGGTAAGCATAAGCGGGTCGGCTGTTTATCAGAGAAGATAGTGCATAAGTTAAAAATCGAAGGTGTTGCGACAACACGGTTTGATTTTCTGTTAAAGCCGCCGACAGCGGACGAGGTAGAGACTTATGAGGGCAACTACGAGACGATTATCCATTACGGCTTGGATAAGCTAAGAGAGCAGAAGCGCATGAATGCGTTAAAGAAGGACTAAGGGGGTGGAGAGATGAAGATAAGCCCGTCACTTTATACGGTAGCGGGGGCTTCAAAGGTGGCGACACTGGTGATAATCCTCTTAGCGCTGTATGTGTTTATCGTTTGGTTTGGGATACATCCGCTAGATGTGTTGCTTGTAGGGCTAGACAAGTTCACGAGGCTTGTAGGTCGTAGGGTAAACAGACTAGACGAGCGGTATAAGCGAAATGTCGAGGTCGGTAAGCTTCGTGACGGAAGCAACTCGGTTAAGCTTTATAAGTTTATGAACGACTTAACAATAGACTTAGGGTATAAGCGGAAGGGCGTAACGCCATACGAGTTGATGCTGTTTATTCTAGTCATTTCGGTAGTGGTATCGCTCTTAATCGGGGAGCTGATATTCAGAAGTCTCCTGCTTTCGTTTTTAGCGTTTATACCTGTGCTTTTGTCGGTGTGTTGCATCCTTTATACGAAGGCAAATATCTCGCATGATAGCCGAATCGAGGCAGTTATTTTAGCGGAGAACATAATCTCTGCAAATATCGACAGAGGTGTGGTAGTTGCGATAAGGACAAACATTGAGTCGATGCCGATAAGCATTAAGTCCGAGTTTACGAAGTTTTTAGACAGGGTAGAGACGCAGAACTACTACATTGAGACAGCACTTTTAGAGTTAGGCGCGTCCCTAGGTTCTATATCGGACGACTTTATCAGTAAGTGCATCACCTTTGAGCTTGAGGAAGAGGCTGGTTTAGCTGGTATCTTCAAAGATGTGGTCGAGGTGAATAACATAAAGACCGAGCTTAGAATCGACATGAAGCACAAGTTCGAGGCAGTGACATTTGACTTCATAATCAGTGCTACGATGGTGTTTGTGTTTTTAATCGGTGCGATAGCGATATATCCGATTTTGCAAAGATTTTATTTCCGAATGATAGTAGGACAGCTTCTTCTCCTAGTAGATTTCATGCTTGTGGTGTTTGAGTTTGTCTACATCACTTATCTTAGAGCAAAAGAGGTGTAAGTATGTGGCAGTTTTTAATACCCCTAGCAACAGCCGAGGGATTTGGCGGCAAGATAGACGGTGGAGAAGTCGGTAGGGCGGTAGAGAAGGTAACGCCAAAGGGTTACAACTACGAGTTCTTTGATACGAGCATAATGCGGCAGTATAGCACCTATTTACAGGTGAAGGTCGCGCTAATCGTGCTTATCGTGCTTCTAGGCTTTGTGATTATCACCCGTTTACTGGGAATCGGAAGTATTTTCGGTAGTGCTTTTGCGGAGAAGGCAGTAAGAGCAGAGAAGAGTAGCGTAGAGTCTTTGCGGTCGCGAGATGCGTTTGTTTTGCGGGCGAACAAGGCAATGGATGCCATTACGCGGGCTGTCTACGGCAGGGGAATACGAGTTTCCAAAGAGAAGCTATCGTATATGCAGTACAACCTAGAGCGAGCAGGGGTTCGGATAGCGGGTGGCTACCGATATATGAAGCCAGACGAGTTTAACGCGCTTTGTACGCTAGGTATGGCGATAATGATGCTGGTAGGGGTGCTGATTGCGGCGTTTATCAACATTATCCTCGGGGGAATGATATTTGCGCTTGCGATAATCGTGTTTAGCGTAGCTCCGATGCTGATTGTGCGTTCGATAGTGGCGGCGAAGGACGAAGTGATAAAGAACGAATTTCCCGACTTGTATCTGATGGTTCACTACGAGCTTATGGCAGACAGCGGCACGCCACTGGCGAGAACCTTCCAGTCGTATAAGAGAATTGCTCGGTCGGATGAGATGAAGCAGTTTGTGAGTGAGAGCATAAACTTGATGGACACATACGGCGAGTTTGACGCTACGGAGCATATAGCGTCACGGTATCGAGAGATACAGGATGTGACGAGGCTCATGCGCTTAATCAGACAGCAGGGCGAGGGCGGTGACATAAAGCCAGAGCTAATGGGCTTTCGGAAACAGGTCATAGATGCGAAGCGGTATACGATAGGCAAGCGAGTAGATAGGCTAATCATGATGGCGAGGGGTTCACTGTTTTTGTTAAATATCCCTTTGATGCAGGCAATTTTAAGCGGTGTGCTTGCAGTCGTAGGGTTTGGTGGAACGAGTCCAATGTGAGTTTATCTGAAAGAAATTTTAGATACCGAGAACAATACCGAGAGGGTTTTCGGTCGTGAAGTTAAAGTGAAAGGAGGAATATCCCATGGGAAAGGGAGCTGTAAAGACGATGACCACGATAGGTGCGGTTGTCGCATGTGTCATGCTTCTTGCTTTCGGACTGAATGTTATCCTTCCGAATACTGTTGCGGGCGTTATCAACGCGCTTGAGAACGGTCTTAGAAACGCTACGGGTGTCACGATTGACATCAACGGCGATAACAAGGCTGGTGAGCGCACGAACAAAGCGGTCGTGAACGGTGCGAACGATGCGGCGGCAAAGGGCGCAAAGGTCGGCGGCTTTAGCAAGATGCAGGAAGAGAACAACGGTAGATAAGGTTTAGCCGTTGTGCTGGGGCAGGACGCCTAACACCTACATACGGGCGTTAGGTGTCCTGCTTTTTGATTAGAGTTAGGAGACTTGTATGACAGGGACAGTAAAGAGTATCTTCAAGACGCTGGTGAAAGTACCCGTTACCATCATTGTAGCGTATTTCATTATAAATCTCGTATTGTTTTCTTACTTTTACTTTAGGTTTGCGGGGGTATCGTATGTCATAATGCAGACAGCGATGGAGAATAACTACATTCCCGAGACAGAGGATAAGATAATCAAGCAGGCTATACGGGACATCGTTTATCACAAGGATGAGAACGGGGTAGAGTATCCGAGTTCGGTGATACGGGCGAGCGGCGTAGATAGTCAAGGAAATGACGCTTCGGCGCACATTATCTACAACAATGGCAACAAGCGTATGCAGTATGGTTCAAAGCTAACAATAGGTGTGCATTATACTTATCAGTGGCTATTTCCGTTAATGCCGTCAGAGTGGGGACAGAGACCTATGCAGTCTGGGACGGAGATAAATGACGCTTCGTTTTACGGTAATAACGGTTCTTCGGACTTGCGTGACGGTGCAAGTAATATGTCAGACGGAGAGTTAGAGGCAATTCGTAACGATAGTAAGCACAAGGTAGCTATTCCAATCGACATAACCTATACAGTGCCAGCGTTGCAGTATTATTCTGACTTAGAGTAAGTTACGGGGGTACTGGTAAATGGTAAAATCAGTATTTAAGTGGCTTGGTTTATCTATCATCATTCCGATATTTGCTATGCTCTTGGTAGAGATGGCGAATATTGCAATGAACGCGCCTAAGTTTAAGTCGTTAGCCCAGCTTACGCTACAGCAGTCGTGTCAGTATTTTGCGCAGGAGACATATAAGACCGACACGAGCGGGTTTGTGGGAAACGCGCATCAGCTTGTAGGAGCGGGTGGACAGAGAGACGGAGCTTTGGACGGAAACTTCTATCACGCGACTTCTTCGCAACAGGCGTATGACAAGCTGTATCGGAATAGTGCAGAGTTTAGTCGGTTTTATACAGCGGTAGCGCGGAATAAATGGAAGAGGCTAGACCTGTTAGCTTACGAATTTGGGTTTAGCGGAGCGCCGCAACCCGTACCATCAGACGCTTCGATGGCGAGGTATTATTCGGACGCTATGCTAACGCCGTTAAACATCGGAGTAGCGTATCTTGACAGGGAGACAGTAAAGGACATCTTTCGGTGGGAGTTTGTAGCGGCGCTAACGAACGACAGGCAGGAGATGATACAGGTAGTAGGTAACAATTCAGCAGATAACTACGCTTTGTTTAGCGGGATGCGAATTTACTACAATACTATCAAGGTTACGGGGATAGACTACAAAGTTTACGACCTTAGAAATCAGTTTGATAAGAAGCGTTTCAAGGAATTAACGAATATGGACGCGGACACGCTCGCGGCGGGAATGTCTGGAAACGATGAGCGAAATTATGTAATCGTAGCTACGCTAAACTACTCAATGCGAGTCGGGTATGAGGGTTTAACTCCGATAAAGCGAATCTTTAAGTGGGCGATGAATGTGTATTACAACAACGACCGTTCAACAGATGACACTTCGCAGTATGTGGGCGTAGGAAGGCGCGGTAGTTCGTGGGATGACAGCTTTGAGGACAGAGATAAGGACACGACTCTAAGCAAGGCGGGAGCTAGGAACGAGGACGCGTCAGAGAATCGTGGAGACAACTTTAATAACATCGGGGACAAGACATATAGTAGCCGAGTAGTTTACTACATCATACGATGAGAGGGGTTTTATATGGCGTTATTTGATTTTTTGAAGAGGAAGCCGAAAGAGCCAGAGATACCACCAGAGCCGATTAACTCTAGTTTGGTTTTGGTTCTGCCGTCACACAAGGACGGGTTGATTTCGTATCTTGACGAGCATGGAATTCCGATAGAGATGGCGATATATAGCCTAGAGGATGTGCAGTATAGTTTAATGGCACCTTCGGAGTATCACAGGAGGGTGGTGATAGTAGACGATGGAGAGTGGGATTTCAAAGACCAGTTCAATGTCGAGCAGTTGATGGGGGTTATGGAGCTGGTAAACAATGTGGATGTAGACGCTACAATCTTTTATACGGACAGGACGCTTTCAAAGGCGATAAGTCGGAAGTTAAAGGATATAAAGAGTAACGGTGGTGCAGAGGTTACGGTAGATATGACGCAGTATGAGTCGATGGTGGCGGTATATCGGCACATATCGAAGTATAACGAGGTGTATCACGGTAGCGGAGTAGACGATACGGACACGCATAACAGCCTAGAGTATTGTTTGCCAAAGCGCTTAGAGAAGTTTGACGCGAAGCAGATACGGGATTACAAGGATAAAGCGGTAATATCTCGTTTATCGGAGGGGGAAGGGGCAGGGGAGAGCCTTCCGAGGTTTGAGGTAAAGCTTTAAGGGGACAGTATTTGAGTAATAAGGAGTAGGGCGAGGGAGAAAATCCCCTCGCCCGTTTTGCGGGGAAGGTACTTAGGGTTTCTCTTAGTAGAAATCAAGTTTCCGCATACCATTTTCTAAATAACTCAAGTTCGTAGCAGTACACAAGGGTATATCACAGTATAAGTTTTAATGAAATTTTCTGTTTACTTTTGAAAGGAGTAGAAGGCATGAGCATGAATGTGGTTTGCTTAGACGAGGGAGCATCGAGTTCGAGATACGCGGTGAACAGCGGGGCGGTAAAGGTCTATCCGAATAACGCGCGTTTAATCGAGGAGGACACGGTGGTGAGCCTCGTGCCGAATTCGGACGATGTGCTTGATAATCTTGACATCACGATTACGAAAACGAGCGGGGAGAGCCGATATTTTCCGCAGAGGGTGCTTCTTGGTAGTTTAGCGGAGCGGTTTAGCCGTTCAAACACGCGCCCGTCTATGAACGCGAATAAGTGCAAACAGAAGCTGACATATATCACGGTTTTGCTTGGCACGGCGCTCGGATGCTTAGATGCGGGTATCGGCGGTGAGGATGTGTCGCTTATCATGAATCTGCCACCTGTAGAGCTTACGGACGACAATGTAAACTATGTTAAGGACGAGCTTCTGGGTGCGTTTAGCGTGAAGTTCCATAAGCTTGAGAAAGAGATTTCGTTTACGGTAACGGATGTGGTCGTTAAGCCAGAGGGCGTGTCGGCATCGGTAGCGTTCTTTTATAACAAAGACGCATCTCCGAGGGTAACGATGGCAGACTATTCTACGGGCTATGTGCTTGTGGTAGACATTGGCGCATCAACCTCGGATTTAGCGCTCTTAAAGGACAAGAAGTTTATTGAGCGCACGGGACAGACTTATAAGCTCGGCGGCAACACGCTTCGAGACAAGGTTAGGTCAAAGATTAAAGAGGTTTCGGGACTTGAGGTAACAGACGAGGCGGTAGAGACTTTGCTTTCGGAGGGCAGGCTTCCTTACGGCAACAGCTACAGAGACATGAGTAAGGAGCTGGTCGCCGCGAAGAGGGAGTTTGCGGACGAGCTGTATGATAGCATCGACAGTTACTTTACGACCGTGGGTGTCGGTATTTCGAGTATCAAGGCAGTGTTTGTCTGCGGTGGCGGCTCAATGGAGAGTAGCTACTTTGACGAGAAAGAGAATAAAGAGGTAAAGACCTCTGAACCCGTCAGCAAGTATCTTCTTGAGCGTTTACAGGAGGTTTGTGACAGCGTAGATGTCGTGAGTTATCCAGACGGTAATCCGCGTATGGCAAACATCATCGGGACTATCTTAATCGGCAACGCATATAGGGCGAAGAAGGCGGCAAAGAAAGCGTAAGAGCTAGGGGAGGTTGGTATGCTAAAGGCGATAGTAGCCGTAGGTAAGAGTTCTGTGGTACGGCTTCGTGACGCAGTAGCCTATCGAGCCATAAGTCCAAGCGAGGTAACGCGCTATCTTGAGAGTTTATCGGGGATTGACATTGTAATTTACGAAGAGCCGAGTAGAGAGACACTAGATAGTATCGTGGGGATAGAAGTTCCGATAGCGGTGCTTGATAGCGTAGGAAACTCGGGGGTCGAATCGCTGTGCGTAGAGCGTGGATACGCTTATACGCACAGCGTAGCTGACTTGCAGGACGCGATAGAGAGTTTAACGGGGAAGAGCGTAGCGACCCATGTTCGTGACGAGAGAGAAATCGTAGAGGAAGATAGCCTAGACGATGACATAGCGGGGCTGTTCACAGAGGGTGACGCAGAGGATACAGAGGTCACAGAGAAGCGTCACAGCATGAATGCGGGTACGATAAGCAGTGTGCTGAATGTGAATCAGTATACGGCGGGTGACACCGAGGATAGCGACCAAGTAGAGGTAGTTATCACTTCCAAGGCAGGGCTTACGGCTACTGCGCGGGACGATGAGAGTTTACTGGATAGCGAAGCAGAAGAGGCGCTTGAAGAAGAGAGTAGAGACACAGAGCGGGTAGAAGAGCTTCTTGGCGAGGTAGAGAGCCTAAAGAGCCAGTTGAGCGCATCCTATGAGACGATAGAGAGCCTAAGTAGCGAGAGGGAGTCGGTTGAGTCCGAGTATCGCGACATAAAGGCGCGGGTCGAGAAATTGCTTCTTGACACGAAAGTAACCGAGGTCGTTATAGGCGGGACTGACATTGAGGACTACGAGCAAAAGATAGCAGATTTAGAGAGTGAGCTTGATAATCTTAGGTTACAGGCAGTCGAGGTCGAAGAGTTAAAGCGCGGCTTAACAGAGCTAACAGAGAAGGTAGCGTTAAAGGAGCGGGAAGAGGTTGCGCTTCGGCAGGAGATAGAGACGCTTCGTGATAACAGCGAGGCAGAGGGGCTTAAGGTAGCGGTGAGTGACAGTTTATCGGATAGAGATACGGTCGCTGGGCTACTTAGGGACGCGGTAGAAGCGCTAACGCGGTATGAGAAAGAGGCAGAGAGCCTAAAGAGTAACGCGAGAGAGGCTTCGGAGTATGCAAAGGAGTTAAAGGGCAGTGCGGACGCATTAAGAACCGAGATAAGCACGCTACGGGGGATAGTGTCAGAGAAAGAGCATCGTCTGGTAGAGCAGGGAGAAGATAGTGAGAGACGGATTTCTGCTTTAACGGCTTCGCGGGACAGCCTAAATCGTGAGATAAATCGCCTAAAGGGAGAGCTATCGGGGAGTAGCAGTTTACGAGAGCGCCTAGAGGCGACAGAGAGTACATTAAAGGCGCGGGATAGCGAGGTAGCTTCTTTACGGGGTCAGTTATCTAGCGGAGTCAAGGAGTTAAACATAAAGTTCCGTTACGGCGGGAGAGCATCACTTATACCTGTGTTTGGCGGTAGCAGTTCTGGCATTACGGCTACGGCGGTAACAATAGCAAAGCAGTTAAAGGGACGGACGCTTTTAATCGACCTAGACATAGTATCTCCGAAGGTAGACAGTTACTTAGGCGTAAATCCGATAAAGAGCGGGTTAGACATTCAGAATCAGCTACTTCGGACAGGTCTTGGAAGCTATTTAGAGCGAGGTCTTGACTATTTCATAGCGAATAAGCGCGAGATAATCACGAAAATCACGAAGAGGACGGACGGGACAGCGCTAGACTATTTAAGCGGGTTGTATACGAGTGTAAGCGCGGATAAGTTTATCACGAACGACTTAGGTCGGTTACTGGATTATCTAGGCGGGGATTACGACTATATTGTTTGTGATTTAGGAAAGATAGCAGGGAACGAAGTGCAGAATCAGATAATCGGGAGTGTATGCGCGGGAAGTGGAATATCGGTATGCGTATCTCAAAACGATAAGTCTGACGCACGGAGTTTAGCATTGCGGATAAGCGGACTTAGCTTGCGAGGTAAGCTCATGTGGGTATTAAACTTTGCAAGAAGCCGAGAGATGGACGGAATAACGAGTAAGTGTGTAGGGAAATCGAAGTATGCGTATATGATGTTTGACGCAGAGGGATTTGGAGCGAGGCAGACGCTAGACATGTTAAACGGGAATCGCGAAGCGGTAGCGGAGTTAGTGCGTGAGGTATCGCGGGAGGCAGTGAGATGATAACAAAGGTAAAGCTAGGGGCTACGATAGCGTTTGACTTAGAGCATGAGCGAGACATCGTAGCGTTGCTTGACGATTTACGGCAGAGTCATAAGCTCGGGGAGTATATATCGCATACGATACGGTATGCGGTAGAGCATCAAGAGGATTTTGAGAAAGAGACAAAGGTTTACGCGCGTCTTGGGGTGTCAAATCGGAGGAAGGAGTTCTTTGATAAGGCAGAGCAGTCGCTTAGAATCATAGCGGAGCGTGTAAACGAGCTATATCGGGTTACGAATAACTTAAAAGCTTTAGCGCAGTTTAACAAGAAACTAGGGCTACTTGAGCGAGTGGACTCGGCATATATGGCACAGTTTATTGTGCAGAAGCAGATAAACGACCTTTGCAGGATATTGGGGGTCAACAGCCTAGAGAGTAAGTTTGCGTCAACCAAGCTTCACGACATAAATAACGACATAGACAGCGTGATAGAGTTTATCATCACTTACTATGACGGGATTGTGAGTGAGATACGGGAGAGTGTCGAGGAAGCGAAGAGTCGAGAGAGAGTCAGTGCAAGCGATAGTGCGGCAGAGATAGCGGAGTTAAAGGAACAGCTTCGGCGTTTAACGGAGAGCAGTTACTTAAAGGGCGTAGAGGACTCGGCTACAGAGGCTACGAGTAAGGCAGTAACAGAAAGTGAGCCAGCAGAGCCGAGTGAGCCTGTGGCAGAGTTTGCGGTAGGCGACAGTGCCGATTTAGCGGGCATAGCGGATTTGGTCGGAGATATTTAAGGCGAGAGCGGCAGGGGGGTCTTAACGGGGCTTCTCGTAGGTCTGGGGGCGAGAGAGGATAGCATGGACGAGAGGATAGCATTGGCGTTTAACGAGGACGAGCGGGAGCTAATAGAGCGGGCGTATGCCGAGGCAGAGGTAAGCGAGGCAGAGCGGGATAGCGAGATGCTAGGGCTTTCGGAGGATAGGCTTTCTGGTAAGCTAAGGGAAAAGCTAATCCTAGACCTTGCACGGCTACGGGGCTATGGGGAGAGTAGTAGTCTAAAAGAGGACAGCCTTTACAAAGCGGTCGTGAGTTTATCGGAGAGGGAGCTTCCGATTCCCGATAGTGTCTTTCGGGCGCTTGATGGAAGGGTAGGTAAGCTCCGTGAACAGGTAATTGGGGAGCTTGAAAAGCTCGGGCATTTCTTGCTTGACGATAAGAGCTATTCGCCTGTAATAGACGGTTTTCGGGACGGGATATATACGGCAGGGCTGGATACGGTAGTCCAGTGGTTTGACATCTACATGGTGAGCGTAGAGGCATTTAATTTCTTAACTTCAAACGGGGCTGTAAAGGTAACGGATAGAGTCCCGAATATCGCAGAGAGCGTGTTTCGGGAGCGTTTAATCGTGCGGAGAGCAGACGGTACGGTGCGGCTTGCGACAAAACAAGAGGTTAAGAAGATGCCAGTCGGGGTCGTAAAAGAGAAGATTCGCCTTTTACCAGAGGAGAAAGAGCGTGGTGTGTTGCTCTCCGCATGGGTAACTACGGGAGATAACAAGTATCTAAAGGCAGTGTATCCGAGTATTAAGGTTCGGGGCAAGGGAGTTCCGAATCTTAAAGAGGTTTTAAGCGAGCATTTGCAGGATATACGGAAGGCTCTTAGGTATATCGTGAGTTACGAGTTTTCGCACGAGGATATACGGGTTTTAATCGACACGCCAAAGGAAGTCGCTTATCTGGACAGCGCAGAGGATGAGCTTCTTGACAACGGAAAGATTATCGAGATGCTAAAGGCAGTAAAGAAGGGTACAGACCCAGATTACGGCACGGAGTACGAGAAGATAGCCTTTAATATCGCGCGGGATGCTTTGTCAAGGAAGTCGTATTGTTTAACAGAGAAGCAGTCGAAGATAATCGAGAGTGTTTACGAGAAGCTGTGTGGCGCGGGGACAGAGAAGAAGAAAGCGGACAGCGAACAGGTAGCTAAGGCGAAAGAGGTCTTAGAGGAGCTTGATAAGCGGGAGACGCTTTCTGGAAAGGCGCCGAGTAGTTATGCTATAATGGTTCGGGACATAGCGGGACGCATGGCGAAGGGGCTAAAGTATTCGGAGAAGCAGATAGCGGTAGTGGATAAGTTTTACGCAGGGTTTAAGAAGCGTAAGGACGAAAACGAGGCGGTTTATCCAAGCAAAGACGGAAGTAAGAAAGTAGATAGCGTTTCAAAGAAGAGCGAAGAGAGTAATACGGGAAATACCTGCTCGGTTTGGGATGTCTATATGAATTTAGACTCGGCATTTGGAGGATAAGAGGAAAGATGGGGCTAGGGATATTGGTGGCGAGGGATGACAACGATAGGTGGTCGTTTATCCTAAGCGATAGGCTTGAAACGCTTAACGGAATTTATGAGACGATGCAGGATAAGAGTAAGCGGGTTATGAAGGTCGTGCCTGTCGGAGATGATGCCGAGCTAGACAGGCTAAGACGAGATAAGGAATATCTAAACGAGTGGCTGAACTACTCAAGATAAGGTCTGACTTTACAGACTACTATGACGCGCCCTGTTCGGCAGAGGGTGGTATAGGGAAAGAGGTAGTTTACGAGCGGTATCGTGTAAAGCGGACGCGGATAGCGGATTTGCAGGAGCTTAGATTCCTTGGAATCAGAACGATAGATATAAAGCCAGTTTCAAAGGTACTACTCAATCGAGATGATAGAGTTTGCGTTTATACGGATTTGACTGCGCACGGGAGAGAGGGCGTAATCAGTGTGACCTATAACGAAGCGGTAGAGATGTATCACAATAGACTCTGTAGTACGATAAACTGGCTAGGGTACGGGTATATCTACAAGTATATACAGGTAGGTACACGAAGGTTTTGGATAACGACCGACAGAAGCGGAAATGTGCTTGGGATGCGGGAGATGGAGTCGGGGTATAGTTTAATACAGCTACCGATATACAGTATAGACTACATAAGTGTAGGCGGGGTGCAGACGGCGGTTGAGTTTAACACAGTGCAGAGGCTATCGGACGCTAGGATGGAGTTTATTTTGCCATCTGCGGATGTGCGGGAGCTGGTCTACGCTTATTTAACGAGAGGGAAGTAAGGCATGGCGAAGTTAGACATAGGGCAGGCAGTTTATAAGTTTCTTTCGGACAAAGAGTTCCGTGAGATAGAGGTTAACAGGGAAGAGGATACGCGGTTTGGAAAGATATATTCCTGTGGTATACAGGTATACGAGCATGGGGATTCTTCGGCAATCTTAAAGCGTAACGAGGTATCTGGAGAGATTAGCCACTTTACGGGAGATAAGATAGACTTGCGAGAGGAGTTATCAAAGTATGTAAAGCGAGCAAAGGTAGGAAAGAGTATAATAGACCTGTATGACGACTTTTGCGCGTGCAGAAAGGTCTTAATCCCGTTTAAGCCAAGCCTTCCCGTAGACATAAAAATTTATGTCGAGGAGACTAAAGGGAAAGCTGTTATGCGTAGGGTTCGCGGAAAGATTGCTTCTGTAAAAGCGATTCTTGAGACGGTAGAGACAGGGGGCAAGAAGGTTTTAACTTTCAAGGAGACGCTGGTTTGTGAGTGCGGGGGCAGTTCTACAAAGAGCGGGACGCTAGCCACGGTAGCGATTTACGAGTATGGGAAGCGGTATCACATAACGGTCGGTTTAAGTGTGAAGCCGCCGAGACTTGGAAAAGGCGAGGCGTTAAGTATGACCGAGTTCGGGTATTTTAGACCGATTAAGCTGACGCTCGGGGGTAAAGAGGTCTTAATAGACGGAAACGGGGTATATGATACAGAGTATACGGTTTTAGCCGAGTTTACGCCAAAGGGACTGGTAAAGACGAGTGAGCTTATCGGAGAGGACAGGAAGTTTATCGAGGAGCTTGTAAGCTATATTGCGCCGATGAGAAAGCTGATTGCGCCAGCTGGGTCGGTAGAGCCGTTTAAGGTAACGCTACTTGACAGGTAAGGGAGTAGGTATGCAGGATAGGTTAGAGGACAAGGCGGTAGAGAATCCGTATTATGCAAAGGATACGCTTAGACGGATGAACCGTAAGTTAAAGGTCAACTTAATCATAGACTTTGACGGTCTACTGGATTATTTTGACAGGCTACGGCACGGTAGCCTAGAGAGTAAGATACAGACAGTCGGGAATCGTCACATTAATAACACGCTAAAGTTCTATGTTAGTAAAGAGATAGAGCAGACGATGACACGCATACGGCAGTCGTGCTGGAAGCGGTTTAAGCGTAAAGTAAACATAACGGTTTCGGTTTGCTTTGATGATAACGATAAGGGTTCGATACTATCAACAAACTTCCGTGAAGTTAGGAAAGCGCGTATGGATGATAAACTTAGAGAGCGCAGGGAAGAGTTTGTTGAGTATTTTAAGAGCCTAGGCTACGGGGTTTATCAGAAGAGCGGGTTTAACGCGGACGATTTAATCTATTCGATTGTCAAAGATATGGGATTAATCTTTGATGAGAGCGTGATTCTTACAGATGACGCAAATCTCTGGAGGCTTTGCAGTCGGAATGTGAGGTTTATGTTCCGTTTTCCAGACCTTACGAAGAGAGTGTTTGACAATAACCTGTATAGGGTTTGTCTCCGTAGATATGGCTATCCGATACCGTACAACGCTCTACTGCTTTATTTCTGTTTATGCGGGGACAAGGCAAGGAAGCTAACGGGAGCGGGGCTTTCTAACGAAGAGTTTTATGTATTTTTAGAGGAAGCGATACGGGACGGAGCAAAAGTCGAGAGTTTAAGCGTAGAGAGTGCAGTTGAAGCGGTGTTACGGGAGAAGCTAAGTGGGGAAAAGCTTGATAGCGCATTAAAGGTGCTAGAGTGCGAGCGGTATTTCTACACGAAGCTACAGATTTTCAGAGTAGCATCACCTTGGGAGAGGCGGAAGGAAGTTTATCTTGAGCATGGGTTTGATGATTGCGCTTGCTTTAGAGACTTGTACGCTACAACGCAGTATCTAAAAAGAAAAGAGGAGGAGACTGGGGGATGATTTCGGTAGATGACGCGGGTCTTTCGTATGATGAGTGTCTAGCGCTCGGGTTTCCGAGGGAAGTAGTGAATGGAGCGATATGGACTCTAAATATGGCAATAGGCAAGGGTTTAGGGGCACTTACGGTAACGAAGGTAAGTGAGATATTGCTTGAGTCTGGGAATCAGAACGCTACAAACGAGAGGTTTGTGCAGATGGTGAACTATTTAGTTCGGATTAAGCTGTCTGCAAAGGATATAGAGCTTGCGGATGCGTTTAGGTCGGTATCTGGGAGAAGGAATCAGCTTAGTAGTGGGACGGCTGTTAGAGTTTTAGCGTCCCACTATCGTTATATGTATAAGCATTTCGGTTTGTGCGGGGACAAGGCAGGGGATTTGTCGGAGCGCATATCGAATAGTCAGCTTCCAAAGAGTAGTGTTACAGTTTTAGCCGTGAAAGCGATAGTAGACAAGATACCCGCAGACTCAAAGTTTTGTATTTACAACTCAAGTCGGTATTTAGGCGCGGAGCGGTATTATGATGTGCTTCGGGTTGGTAGAGCGGACAGTGACTTAGCTAGTACAAGAAAGCCCGTCTTAACGAAGGAAGAGGTGCAGGGTAGAGGTAATGTAATCTACAGTGCAGAGGGTGTCGGGAAGTTAATGACGGGGAAGATGACTAGGCAGGAGAGTGACGGTACGCTAAGAGACGCAGAGATACAGTATATCCGAATAGATAACAGGTTTGTTAGGCTGTTATCTCGGTATGTTATCGTAGCGTCTACGAGGAAGCCTGCGAGTCAGTGCGGTATGAACGCTGTAATGGGGGCAGGCGGCAGTGTTATCTATGTTTACGCAGTGAGTAAGAATAACTTCGAGAGTAGTCGTGTAAATTTGAGGGACGGGTCTTTAAGAGTTTATGCGTATGGGTTTACGCCGAAGCGTTTAGCTACAGATTTAGCGAGTGTAACGAATTATATCTATCGGGAGTGTAGCGGAGTGCGGGTAGTTAGCTTCACACCAGACTATGATTTCAAGGTAGAGTTTTTACCCGTAGTTACGCAAGCGCAGAGTGCAGAGAGCGAGCTGTTAGTGCAGTTCGACAGCAAGTATTGAGGAAATAAATCGAGAGAACCCGCAAGAAAAATCGGGTAGACTTATCAAAAATTTAGGGGTTAAATGGCGTTAGACCAGCGGGTAAAATTTGCTATACTCTAGCAGTTTTTCAAACTTCAAAGAAAATTATTTTCTTTTAGGTCACGACTAGGCGGGGCTTAGAGATTTTAACAACTCTCTAAAATAGAGGAAATACCTGTATGGAAAATCGGGCAAGACTTATAGCAAAAACGCCTATACCAGACACCCAAAAATCCGCCTCTTAAAAAGAGGGGGTTTCGGGGTAGGTTTTTCGAGGGGGCAAAGGGGGGAGCGGTCAAGGGCGGGGAGTCCTCGGCGGCTCCCCTATCGAATATTTGTTCGGCAGTGGGAATGGTTTATACGGCGATTTAGAAATCGCGAGAGGGATGAAAAGATGTATCGAATCGACAGTAAGGTAGATAAGCCAGACATCGGGTATTTAAGAGCGGCAGTAGAGCGAGCGGTAGTAAAGAGGGGAGTTCGGCTTGACGGGAAGGTGTTTGAGCTTCGGAAGTCGCTAAATTTCGATGTGAACGATAAGCTCCGTATCTTTCGGGGCGAGTATGGGCTTGAGAATCCGAACAGCCAGAGACAGCTCTCGGACTGTCTCATGCGGGTTTTAGATAGCGAGGCGCTTTCGGTCTTACGAGATAAAGACGGGAAGCTAACGACAAAGAAAGAGTATTTAGAGCGTTTAGCAGACGAGGGAAATCGGTTTGCGCTGGACTTACTAGAGTATCGGTATGTGAAGAAGCGTGTGGAGACGATAGACAGTTTATTGTTGCAGTGTGATAAGTACGGGTTATTGCATCCAAACATAACGCTTGGGGACACAAATCGCATAAACTACGAGAAGCCAGCGCTTATGAACATCCAGAAAGACATTTTGTGGGACATCATACGCCCGTATAAGGACGGGGCGAGTTTAATCAGCATAGACATTAAGAATCAAGAGCCTATGATTTTGATAAACTGGCTTGGGATAGAGTCACTAAAAGAGGCGTATCGAAAATATAACTGTGACCTGTATAGCGGGATTTTCGACTTGGTTTATGGGAGAATGCCGAGTGAAGATGAGAGGGCAGAGTGTAAGGTAGCTTGGAACGCTCTGACTTACGGGACTTCCAAGAGGGCGCTTAAGGAGATGTGCTTGTTAATAGACGCAGACGAGATATATTCTTATTTTAACAAGATACCAGAGCTTAAGTCGTATAGAAGTAAGTGTTACGCCTATGCGAACAACAAGATTAGGGCTTGCAGGACATATTTCGGAACGCCGCTTCGGGCAACAGCCAGACAGGTCGGGCAGTTAAGTCGGCAGTTAATGGATTATCCCGTGCAAGGGACAGGCTCGGATATATTGAGTTTATTGGTAAAGCATTTTGAGACAGAGGGTATAGCGGAGGGGCTTAGTTTATATTATACTAGGCACGATGAGCTGATTTTAGAGGCGAGTAAAGAGTATATGTCGGGCTTAAGTTCAGAGGAGCTTGAGGGACGGATGCGGGAAATCTTTCAGCATCAAGTAGATGACTGGGAACCATTCCAGATAGAGGTGAGTGTTTTGTGAGTTAATATACCAAGCCTTGTACACGAGCAAGTTTTCCGCGCATAAAAAGAATTTGCAAATTAGGAGGAAACAGATATGAAGAATAAGCAGGACACCATCCGTATTTCGGCGCTGTCACTGATGCTAACGCTTGCGGCGGCGGGCGCGACATTTACGATGGGAGAGTTTGACGCATATGCGTCCACGGTAATCAAGATGAACAGGTCGTCTTTAACGGCGGCACAGACTCCTGCGGTGGCACAGCCTTCCGCGAACGCGCATTGGGAGTCGTCTGACGGCTACAACTGGAAATATCGCAGGGCAGACGGTAGCTATGCTACGGGCTGGGTACGCGATGAGGCAACGAACGACTGGTATTACATGGACGCGCAGGGTAACATGAAAACGGGTCTGATAAGTGACGGCGGCTATAGCTATCTTCTGTCGAATCAGCATGACGGAAGATACGGACACATGATTCGTAACGGCGAGTCGTTTAACGGTCACACGATTAAGGCGTGGACAGCGGGTTCTGGAAACCCCGAGGGCGCTTTAATGGGAGACGCGGAGAACGACAGGGCGATAAGAGACAGCGGTAACTATTATGTCTACAACACGGCTTCGGGTACTTTGACCTATGTGGACAGTCTCGGCGGTAGCACTTCGTATAACACAGGAGCGCAGGATACCCCGAAGCGGATTGAGGATGTACCGCCCGCGAACGTAGACCCAGCGGGGGACGGTGGTTATACATTGAATAATAACACGGCAAGTAACAGTGAGTTTAACTGGGACGCAGTGAACAAGTCTGACCCAAGGAAGGCAGGCTTTAATCCATTGACAGATGTAAAGAACGGTATACATTAAATAAATCGGGGAACTTATGAGCAAGAGAAAAATCATAATTACAGTAAGTATAGCCCTTGTGGCTGTTACGGCAGTAGCATTATCTGTGTTTTTAAGAAAGCCACACAGGGACAAGCAGGATATGGAGTCTAAAGCTGTTGGTACGAGTACCCAATCTACATCAGCTTTGAGCGAGGAAGAGTCTGGTGACAGCTTTAACACTGACGACTTAGATACAGGAATCGCCAAGGAAGGACGCTCAACTGGTGGTCTTGCACATGGCGTTGATGAGACGGAGGCAAGTACTGAAGCTTCCGAGCCAGAGACCTATGCCGAGACTGACGCGGATGGCAAGAATTTAACAGAACCAGCACAGATAATTCCAACAGTTGAGCAGGGTTTATCCGCGAGTGAATACGGTCAGATAGCAGAGAGTGTACAACAGCAGAACAACGAGGCGATAACGGATACAAGTTCAGATGGCTCGGTAGGTAAGGATGTAAATGACGCTATCAGCGCGATACAGGACGCAGAGCTTGAAGAGGCAAAGCGCCTTGTTGCTTCTCCAGAGTTTCAAGCCTACTTTGAGTCAGTACACGCAAATGATTGAGGTGACTAATGTTTAACAGGGTAAAGAAAGCATTAAAGCAGGGTTTATCTTTAGCCTTAGCCGTTGCGGTGACTGTGGCAGTTCCAGTCACCGCGTCTGCGGCGGGGGGTTTGGGGGTAAACGCTGGTTCGGAGGGTGGCGTTGCTTCTGGTAATGACCCAAACTACGCGGCAAAGTTCCATGCTTATCCGCAAAACCAAGGAATCCGTTTATCTATCGTTGATAAAGACGGTGATAGGGTTGCAAACTCCGTTGACATTGTAAACTATGTGCCAAAGAGTTTAATCACTGGTTTAAGTTTCGGAGATTCCGAGGTACGGTCAAATCAATTTTCTGGTAGTGAGGCAGAGATTGGAAAGTATACCGCTCGGTTTATGAACTGGATAGGTTGGAAGAAGCAAGGCAACAAGAGAGACGATTTTGAGTATTCAAATGGTATTAAGACAGAGAAGTATACAGGTATTTCATGGTCGCAGGGTGTAAATACCGGAGTTCCTCCGCATCAAGGTAAGCATGGCAAGATAACTACGGTAATGATTCCAAGGTCATCTTTTAACTATATTCTTTGGAATAGTGTAGATTATTACGCTCGTAAGGCTGGTAAGGAGGTAGAGCAGTCTGTTCTGAACAACTTAACCCGAAGAATGACACTGCCATCTTATCTTGACGACTCGGGTCAGTTCTTGGCTGGTGGTGTGAACTTGAAGAACGCCTTTGCCACAATGGTTAAGTATACGGATGGGTCGGAGAGTGACACAAATATTGCGACTTATATCGTTAATATGGATATACCGCTGTACGATAACAAGGGCGACTCGGCAATGGGAGGACAGCCTTTATTTAAGCTTCTTCCCGGCGTTGGTGGTGCAGACAAAGTAAACACTAACAAACCAGACGGTTCTAAATATTCCATAGCTGACGCTATGATAGAGTACAAGTATAGCCTAATCGCCGAGCCGATTTACTGGTATGTTCCAGAGGTTATTACTACAAACGCAGAGCGTATAGCGAGGACTGGAACTGTCCATGAGAATTATCTTAGGTCGGTTAGATACGGGACAGCTTCGTATATCGCTAAAGAAACCTACGAGCAATTAAAGGCGGTAGGTTACAGTGACAATCTAATTCACGACTGCTCCGTTGGACCGGACTGGGGAACTGGTTCACTTGGTATAACGACCATGATGGTCGATAAGGACGATACAGATTTAGGTGTTTATCTGTGTCAAGGGGCGCACACGATAGACTATACGCCTAACTCAAACTTGTGGAGTTTGTATTCGCTGGGTGCAAACAATAACGCGAAGGAGAACGGCTATTCGGTGTTTATTTTTAAGGGTGAGTTCTTTAAGCCGAAAACGCCAGCAACGCACACCTTTGACAGCCATAATTACGGAAGTAGCGGGACATATAGGAGAGCGCCAGCACCAGACCCGAATACTGACCCACTAAGCGACCCGAGTCAAGACCCGAATCCGAACAAGAAGATAGTAAAGATATACGCTCGGAAAGCGGGAGCGAATTCGTTTATTTACGAGGATACGCAGATAAGAGTCAATACGGTGTCCCCGATTAAGATAGAGGACGAGGGCGAGTATACGGTAGATAACTGGTTCACATCGAATGTGGATAAGTTCCCGTCAAACGGAAACGGTTCAGCGGGTGTGAACGACTACGGTGCGATAAAGGGTTCAATTCCGAATAAGCAGACAGGCACGGGTACTACGACAACGAGCCTAGAAGATAACGATGTGCTGTATGTTCGATTAGTTTATGACCCTGTATGGGTTGTAAAGGTTTATGAGGACGCAGACGGAAATCAGTTAAAGCCAACAACGATAGAGAAGATAAAGCGAGTGCCGAACTATAACGGCGGCGAGGGTGGTTACATTATTGATAAGACTCGCACGACCGAGGGAGAGCCGTTTAATGGCTTGGATGGTGGAACGCCTTGGAGTAGCGTCATAACGAATACGAGCGGAAATGACGGTAATAGCGAGGTAATCCCTGTACCAGAGAGTCATCACACGATTTATATTCACTATACGGTGAGTAAGGTCGAGGAGACAGCGCCGTTAAAGCTCATGCAGAGTGAGATAGCGCATACGTTTAAGCTGTCAGACCTTGCGGTAGCTAGGGAGATTAAGCACACTTGGAATATCCCAGACGAGCATGGAATGATGCCAGAGCGGTCGCATTACGATGATGACGGTGATGAGCATATAGACCACTACGAGTGCCACTGGTATAGTACGATAGTGGACGCGGATTGGGCATTTAATATCCGAAATAACTTTAACTACGGCGCGACTTCGTTTGTCGGAACGGACGGCGAGTTTAAGACGATAGAGACAGGACGGGTATCGGACGAGGGAAGTTCGAGAGCGCTAGGTTTTGTAGCAAGTAACGGATTGGCGCCGAATATGCAGTTTACGGTGTATCGTGACAAGGCGAAGGATAGGCTTACAGCGTATCCGAACGGTTTAATCAGCGGTTCTTCCAATCATCAGAACAACGAAGGTCTAATCAGTAAGATAGGCGTAGACAATGTGAGTGCGGTTTACGGGGGCGGCAGACTACTGCCAGAGAGTTCCGCGCAGTATGCGTTTAATGACTCGTTTAAGACGCTTTATCAGTATGTAGGAAAGAATGACCCGATAAGAAAGCGCAGAGTGCAGAATGATAGAGGACACTACCACGGACCAATCGGTTTAACTAGCTATACGGCATCGGAAGTCCCGAATCTCGCATATCTAAACGCGCTGTATAGTAGGGATAACAATGTAATCGCATACGGATTTGTCGGAAACGCGGGTAAGGGCGCGGAGAAGTCGAGTGCGGGTGCGGGAGCATTTGGAATCTTCGGGCAGAATTATAACTTGCATAACAGCTACGCGGCAGACGGCAAGCAGTTTATCGAGTTTTTCCCGTATCACAAGATGTATTTCCAGAAGTCGGACACATACGACCACAGTAGCGCAGGAAATGAGAGCGCGTTTATCACATCGAGTAACACGAGTTCGGTGTTAGACAACTTCTCTGTAGAGACAGGTGTTTATAACTCAAAGGGAAGCGATAACGCATATGGAATCAGCCTAGCTTCGGAGCAGTGGAGTATACACGAGCGAGCGAAGAAGGTACTTGAGGCAAACGGCATTAGACCTGCAACCGAAAACTTATTGCCAGGCGGTGCAACGATAGAACTTAGGTCTGCATCAACGGATAAGGCGAACACGCCAGAGGTTTGGGTAGGATTTAGAACGCTTCAAGTGAGTATACCTGACGAATTAAAGGCAACTTTAGTCGGAAACGACAAGGATAGCGTAAAGACGACCTCGGTAGCGAAGGCAGACGGTGCGAAGTTCTATAACGACATGGTATCGACATTAGAGAAGTATCAAGTCGAGAAGTGGGTCGATGACGGCATCCGCACGGCAGAGCCAGAGACAAAGGTATCGGGTATCAATCCCGTGCAGTCGTTTGGCGGTAACAACTTGCAGAACGGCGCAGACAGTAAGTATTACTTAAAGGTCGGAAAGACGGACGGTAACGGAGCGCAGATGTCGGTCGTAGATAAGCAGGCGGCGACAGCGGGAACGAATACGGGAGTCTTTGAACAGCATGTTTATCGGGTATACGGCGATTTAACGGGCGATGTGTTGCATAATGGCTTAAGAGTTGTCGTAACGAAGGATGGACAGGAGATAGCTAGTACGAATATCACGAGCAGTGCGGACACAGGAGACGGATTGCTTGGGAACAGTGAGGTTCGGAATGTAAATGAGCGGACAAAGTTTGTCACGAACTTTGTGAAGTCTTTGGACAAAGCAAGGGGTAGTGATAGAAACGGAGTTCGTTGGTATTACGAGGCGCAGGACGGAATCGAGGTTGTGGAGACTTTAGGCAGGGCGCAACTTGGATTTACGGACGGAAACGGGAAGCCGAACAATCGGTCAGAGGTAGCGGATACGAAGTTGTCTGGAAAGCTTGAGAGCCACGGAGATATAATATCTGGTGACAAGGATAAGACAAGGACAGTGCAGTATCGTATGAGTGCCGCGCCGATGGGAAGTGACAAAGCGTATTATATCGGCTCGTTTAACGGAGTAGACATAACGGTGAGCGGGCTGAACGAGGCATTTAAGAGTCGGCTTTACTACATGAGTAACAATACGGTCATGGATTTGAACTAAGGTGTATCTGGAGGGGGTGAGGTTGAGAGGCTTCGCCCCTTTCGTTTTAAGAGATTTAAGAGAAGAGGAGCAAAAATGAGAAATAGAGCAATACGAGTTGTACTTGCCTCCGTACTTATGGCAGTATCGTGCAGTATGTTAGCATACGCAGAGCCAGTAAGCGAGGAGTATGATGTAACGGCGGCGAGTCCGATAGAGGTGATAGTGATGTCGGACGATGCGGGAGCAGGGTTTAAGCTGACTTCGCCAAGCGGCGCAGTGTATGACGGAAGTAATTTAGTAGGTCTTGACTTAAAGAGTAATACGGCGTTAGCGCGGAAGTATACCCTAGACGGCAAGGAAGTGGGGACGTGGAAGTTAGAGTTTGACAACGCGAATAACACGAATGTCGCGTTTATAGCGTCCTCGGATACGAATGAGTTTAAGCTTGGGAAAGACGAGACGGTAGCGGATGACGCGGGTTCAAACTACTTGTATGCGGACATTTATGCGTCACAGGACGGGGATTTAATCATAAATGCGCATAGGTTAAGAAAAGGAATCGAGGATACGGGCGAGTTTCCGTATCAGTATAGTGTCGTAAGTGACGGGAAAGAGTTAAAGAGCGGCAGGGGCAAAGGAAATTCGGATATAACGGTCGGAATGCGTGACTTAGAGGGTGTAGGCACGGGCGACTTAACTATCACGGTCAAGATACTGGACGACAGCGGAGAGGTTTATACGCAGGAATCGTCTTACTATTATGTAGCGAAAGCAGACGCATCGACAGCGGCGTATAAGGAAGTATCGTTGCAGGGAGATACATCGGGTAGTTCGGGAAGTGCAATCACCGAGGGCAGTATGAGTGACGATGGAAACACGATAACGGCTACGGATGCGGACGGCAATGTAATCGAGTATAAGAAGCTTGACGGCAAGATGACAGGTAACGGCTCGGATAAGGAAGCGCAGTATAGCGAGCGTAACAGTGAGAAAGAGGCAAAGACAGCAAAGACTATGCGGGTTATCAAGATAGTTTCGGCGATAGTGCTTCTATTATGCCTAGTAATCGTTCTCGGGACATACAGGGCGCATTTAATGGCAGAGAAAGAGCGGATGCGTGAGATGTTAGAGAGGGAGAAAGCAAGTAAGTATAGCGATAAGGGCAAAGACGGAAAGTAAGGAGCGGGCATAAGGGGAGTCCGCTCGGAGTAAACGGGGGTTTTCAACATGAACCTAGAGGATAGGGCATATAGTTTGCTGGACGGAATCGAAAGTAAGCTAACGGAAGAGGTCTACGGATATTATTGTGACAAGGTAGAGGACTGTGACGGGGATAGCGAGAGTTTAACGGCAGTTATCGAAGAGCTTAAAGGAGTGTGTGCGAAGGCGCATAGTGCGAGTAAGAAGCTTTCGATGAATGACCTAGAGGGTAGCGCGGGCGAGGATGATTTAAGCCTAGACTTTGGGGACAGTGAAGATAGTGAAGAGGAAGATAGCATAATTCCAGAGCCGCCGAAGAGAGCGGGGAGCGTTACAGCTACGGGAAAGCGCCTGTTTAAGAGTGACCCTGTAGACAGTGTTTATACGATGCTGGACGGCTGGATAAGCAGGCTTATGGAGAGCAAGGACACGGGAGCAGATAAAACGCATGGATAAAGCTCTATATAGCGACTTGGTAACTCCTCGACTTATGCTAACGCGGTATCGAAGCGACTACGCTCGTTATGTAGAAGAGTTTATGCGGCATGGCGATGACTTGCGTGTTATGGGCGGTGGAAGTGTTAAGTGGGAAGAGGTCGAGGCTATAGCCCGCTCCTATGTCAGAGATAATCAAGAGAGTTTCGATAAGTGTAGTAAGGACGGGGTGCGGCTTGCAATCGTGTGTACGGTAACGCGGGAGTTTGTCGGGAATGTGTCGGTGTATCGGAGAGGTGAGTATTTAGAGCTAGGCTTTTGGATAATGCCGTCCTATAGGCGGCGGCATTATGGGGAAGAGGTCGTAAAGTTTCTCTCCGATATGCTTATTGAGAGAGGGCATAGCCTAGAGATACGGGCTTCAAGTTTATCGGTGGCATCGGGTCAAATTGCGGAGAGTGCAGGGTATCGGCGCGTAGGCGTTGGGCATGATAAAGATTTAAGTTTTGTCTTGTACAGGAGGGACGCATGAAGAAGGTTATAAACGGGAAAGAGGTATCGGTAGATGTCGAACTCTTTGAGCTTGCGGAGGCGGGAAAGTTAAGACGCGACTTAGGTGAGAACAGTATAAACGGCGAGGTTTATTCTGGGATTGAGGGTTTAGTTTCGGCGGTAACTGACTATCGAGAGATATACTACTCGTTTCCCTATCCGCTCTATGCGATTGAAGAGCCGATTAAGTATGTAGCTATTTCAGAGTGCCTTGTCGGGGTAAATGAAGAGTATTCTGGAAAGCTTGCGATAAAGGGTAACAGCCTAGTCATTAAGCTATCGGACGATTGCGGGGTTAGGTTTATCGGAAGCACTTACGATATTGTGCGTGACTTGTATGGATTTGAGTTTGTTGACGAGTATCTGGACGATTACTCCGAGGATTCGGGATACGAAGAATTTCTGTGGTGTGTTAACGCGATTTTAGAGGATGGAGACACGACAGACTTTTACGAGATTTTTTATCCAGAGTTTTATGACGCTTGCGGCGACATAGAGACGCTTCTTCGAGAGTTAAAGACGATGCTGAACTTCCATAGAGTCGGAGCGACTATTGCAATCGAGAAGGGGACGCTCTTGGATGTCGGAACAGACGACATTTATCGCCTAGAGGCATATGTTAAGGGCATTGAGGAGAGCGGTCTTGTAGAGACTAAGGATTTAGACGGAGAAGTTTATCAGATGAGCGGGGATTTGCCTTTGTACTGGGTAAATTTCTATAAGAAGAGTCCATATTTTGACAGTTTAGGGGATGCTCTGTTGGACGACAGTGAGAACGCGCTTTACGGGGAAGAGGAGAAGCTTTCCAAAGAGGAGTATGCGGGGCTTGGAAGCGTCTTTAAGCAGATGATAAAGGCAGGGACATATGATAGGTCAGTAACTACTGTGCAGGCGCGAGGAATCGTGAGGGGCGATTTAGTTTATTATGTGCTTGCTGGTAGGCTTTATCAGTGCAAATTACGGGAGTTTATGGACAGCAAAGAGATAGTGCTTATGGATACAGAGGGGTTTGAGTATTTTCCAGACTATCTAAGCATTTACTCCTCGGACAACGAGTATTTGTATTTACTGATAGAGGGAGAGAACCGTCACGACATTGTGCGGCTTTCCTACGAGACAGGTGAGATAGAGCGTTGCAGGACATGGTTTACGGCAGAAGATTTTGATGAGTAAGGGGACAAGATGAGCGAGGGGGAGTTAAAGCAGTATATAGAGAAGTTAAACGGCAGTGAGGGCGTGTGCAGGATAAGCTGTATTAACGCGGCAGATGTAAGGTTGGTTCTTAGGCGTGGGAAGTGTGCGGTGATAATTGAGTTTATTCACAACAAGAATCACGAGCGGCTAGTGATACGGGGTGATTTAGAGACTATCACGCAAGAGGAGATAGATAAGCGCATTGCAGAGCTTGAGGAAGAGCTAACGGCATTACAGAGCATAAACGCGGTAATAAGTAAGCCAAGCGGGAAAGCGATACGGGTCATGCTACGGTGGTCGGACGGGGAAGTGTGCGATGTGTCCGACTGGGACTATGAGAGTGTCGAGATACGGTTAAGCAAGGGGTGCTGTGCAAAAGTCCCCGTGTATTATAAGCACGCAGAGTTTATTCGTGAAGAGAACCTAGTTAGATTATTGAAAGACTTTGATAGTTACAATTTTTGCCGACAGATAGGTGCTAGGCTAACGGGGAAAGACATTTACACAGAGCTATCGCAGAATATGCTAACGGTTTCCGACATAGAGGAGCTAGTAGTTAAGGATAAGGTCGGGAAGAAATATCTAAAGAGTGTAGTATCTTTAAGAGACCTCGGGTATATCGGGATTTTCAACTGGGTTATCGACTACGGGAAGCGAGAGGTAGAGGTAACGGTTAAGGGGGATAAGCTATTATCGGTAGTAGACGGTACGCTGTACAGCGACAGTGCGCTTTGTAAGAGCCTTTGCAAGACGATGCAGGGTAGGGTTAAAGAACGGCTACTCTGGGTTTAAGAGGGCGGCTTATAAGTGCTTGTAGTCGAAGCTAGGCGGCTTAAAGAGGGAAATTGAATGGCGAAATTTGATGACGACTTAGGGCTTGACGATTTTGGTTTTGGGACAGAGGACAGCTCCGAGGCAGATGATGATATGTTTTCGTTTGGGGGAGACAGTAGCTCCGAGGGCGACAGTGGGTTTTCGCTTGGGGGAGACGATAGCGCTCCGCTAACGATAAACCCCGATAGCCTAGGGAACTCTGGGGGCGATAACGACTTTGATGAGGACGGAAAGAAGAAGCGAGCGTTTATCCTAGGTGTCGTAGGAGTTATCATTATCCTAGGTGGGCTAATGATAGCTGGAGTCATTACGCGAATCAGTAAAGGTAGCGGAAAGCGAGAGACAGCAAGTGTAAAGACGGCGGTAGAGACAGAGGCGAGTACGCGAGTCGAAAAAGAGAGCCGTAAGGAAGAGGAGAAGCAGGAGACCAAGGCAGAATCTTCTACGGAAGCCCCTGTAAGGAGAGTATCGCTAACGGATGGCGGTTGGGATGAGATAGAACTAAGCGAGTTAGCGTTTAGCAATGTAATAAACGGAGATTTCACGGTAACTTCAATTAAAGCCTATGTGAAGGACAGCAAGACAGGGGAGAAAACGGTGAAAGCGGTAGTGACAGGTGGCATCAGTGGTTTATCTGGGACATACGAGCTTGAGATACCGTATAGCAAGGCAGAGAAGTTAGCGGTAGGTGACAGTTTTTCGGTCAAATATAGGATTGCGAAGCTAAACGACTACACGATAGTGGGTGACATAAGCTACTAAGTGAAAAAGAGGGAGACAGAGCATGGTCGCCCTCTTTTTGTTTTGGGTAGGAAGGGTTTAGGTAGGGTGAAAGAGGTCGTGCGAGGAAATTTTAAGACGAAAGTTTAACAGTCGTTAAGTAAGTCGAGGTCATCTTGGTTTATCGGAGAAAATTTCTGGCTTTTACAAAATTTTCGTTGGTATTTGCTTGACTTATGCAGGCTTATCGCCTATAATTGTCGTATAAACGGTGAGCAGGGGCTGTTCATCAATCACATTTCGCATTTGAGAGGAGATATAACTATGGACGCAATCAACAAGTTACAGGCAACTGGCGACAACAGCGCACTTAGCGCATTCGACCCGATTACGGAGGATAATTCCGCGACTGTCGAAGCAACGGAGGAGCTTGAGGAGACCCCTACCCATGCAAAGAATGCAGATGTTGCAACTTATGATAATCTGAAGGCACAGTTTACGAAGCTGTATGTGACCGATGAGTCATTCCGTGACGCTATTAACAACCCGCGCAGTGAGGACATCGAGTGCATTGGTGTCATTGCATACGGTGATAAGGGCGGTATGCAGAATAAGGGTAAGGAGAAGAAGGATAAGGACGGCAAGCATGGTGTGTTCAACACTTCCGATATTGTCGGTTATCGACTTAAGAATGTCGGTAATTCTCCGATTACTTACAGAACTTTCAAGAGTGCTAAGAGAGAAGATGGCACTTGGCAGAGAGATATTGTAAGCGCTGTTGCACAGCCAGGTGATGAGATGGTTCTTCCGAAGTGGGCGGTTACGGAGCTTATGGCTCGTATCGAGTACAGCTTCCGTGGTAAGAACTTCAAGCTTGCTACTAGGGGCATCAGTAGGTTTGTCGCAGAGGGTGTTCCAGTCGGTGACGAGGAACTGATTAACCGCCTGTCCAAGTGGTATGTCCTCATGGATACAGGCAATTTCAGTGTGCAGGACGACAAGTATAAGAAGAACATCTCCGTGCCAGAAGAGGATGAGGCTACTGGTGTGAAGAAGTGGGTGGTCGTTGAGTATGTGGATACTTTCGGATACCTGAATGACCCGTCTTACAACAAGAAGAGCGGTAGCAGAAAGCGCCGTAGCACCAAGCAGAAGGTTTCTAAGCAGAGCGCGGCGGCTAACTATATCCGTGAGCTTATTGCGAAGAGTGCAAGCATCGAGGCTTGACCTTCTAGGCTAGTCAGAGAGGGAAATACCTAGTCCGAGTGGCTAGGTATTTCCCGTTTATAGCGAAATCACCGAGAGGGGATAGAAAATGGAGTTTTTGCTTTCGATTGATAGAAAAGTGTGGATTGCGGCGATTGTGATTGTGGTAGCGCTCGGGGTGCTTGGGTTTGTCATTAAGCTTGTGAAGATGGCTGTCCTTTGCGCGGTGGTAGCGGTTATATTGACGCTTGGAAGCACAACGATAGCGAATGTGAAGAAGGATATAGGGTTTGACTACAAAGACGGTAAGTTTACATTACAGAACGAAGAGTTTAATATCGCAGACATAAAGAAAGCAGAGTTTACTAAGCCAGAGGGCGGTGTAGGCGTAATATTTACGATGCAGGATGGGACATATCGAAGCATTACGCTCCCGAAGAAGTACGGTTTAGCGGTACAGGGAGTAGTCAGTACGATTGAAAGTAAGATTAAAGAGGGTGCGGTTAAAGAGTTGAGTAAGACAGGGAAGTAACTAGAGATAAGGTCGTTGGGTTTAGCGGAAAGCCCAGCGACTTTTCTCTGTAAAGAAGTAGAGAAATACTTGATATATATCTTTCAGTACCCTGTGACTATATAAAGCAAGATTCTATTTAAGGAGGGCAATGGTTTTGAGCGAGCAAAGTTTATCTTGGGACAGAAAGTATCGTCCCGCGACATTAGACGACTATATGGGTGAAGCGATTAAGAAGCAGATAATGCCGAGGCTTTCCGACCCGTCAAAGTATGCGCAGACATATCTTTTAGAGGGAACTAGGGGTTCTGGAAAGACAACGCTTGCGCGTTTAATCGCGAAGGAGATGCTTTGTGAGCATAAGGTAGACGGTCACGCTTGTAATAAGTGCGGGTCGTGCATGGATTTGAACGAGAATCTGCTTTATGGAGACGGGTCTGTTAGGTTAGACTCTGTGATTGAGATAGACGCAGGCGTAAATACAGGTAAAGAGGATGTAGCGAATCTGATGGACGAGATGGGGAATGAGCCTATCGGGTCGAAGTATAAGATTTGCATCATAGACGAGTGCCATAAGTTGTCGCAGAGTGCGCAGTCAGCTTTGTTAAAGCGCTTAGAAGAGCCTAGAAGTTACGAGGTTTATATCCTTTGCACGACAAACAAAGAGAAGATGTTAGAGACTATCTTAGGTCGTTTAAGCGTAAAGGTTCATGTAACGAACGCGAATTTAGACGACTTAGTGCATAGGCTCTTGCATATCTGTAAAGCAGAGGGCGTAAGTATCGGCACAGAAGCGGTAAAGCGGATAGCAACGGTAAATGACTGTAATCCGAGAGAGAGTATCAAGATGCTAGAGGACTTGGTAAAGTCTGTAGGGCATGAGATACGGATTTCGGATGTGCTTGAGCGGTCGGGGTCGGTAAATACAGATTTGTATTTCGAGTATTTCACTGCGGCGAACAAGAGCCAAGAGGCGTTGCTTGCGTTTATTGACAAGGTAAAGAGCGAGCATGTAGAGATAGGAGCATTCTTTAGCGGTCTTGTGCGGTTTGTTTTAGACTGTATACGGCTAAGTTACGGAGTAGGGTTAGATAACTACACTTCAAAGTTTGTTTCTAAGGCAGTATCATTCTTTAAGCAGTACAATGTAGATGAGATAGATACGCTTTGTCAGATAATGGAGTATACGCTTCGGACTTATACGGCAGATACGGATAAATCCGTATTAGGGGAGCTACTGATTTTAACGACAGGCATGAGAATCGGGAAGATAAAGTTACTAACGGCGCACGAGGCGGCGAAGGTATCAAAGGCTACGAAAGAGAATGACGATGGGTTAAAGAAGTTTGCGGAGGGGATAGCAAAGAAGCGGGACGAGTCGCTTGACACGATACGGGAGACAGAGCTAAACAGCGGGGTATTAGCCTCGGTATTTGGTAGAGAGCTAGTAAAAGTGAGTAATGTAAGTTCAGCGAGTTTGTTCGGGGATGAGGATGACGAAGAGGAAGAGATAAGTGAGGGCGAGCATGACAGGAAGCTAACGGACGAAGAGTTTATCGGGGATTTCATGTCGAAGCTCGGGAAGTGAAAAGGGAAGAAATAAGAGTTATAAGGACGGGTAAGAAGCCCGTCCTTTTTGTATTTAGGGATTATTTGTTTACCTGCCAATGAACCACAGTCTGTTTCGCACACGAAAAATAATTTAGGGGAAAGAGAGGTATTTTCCGTGAAAAGAGGCAGATTTGTGGCAATACTTGCTTTAAGCCTAGCACTGTTTTCGGCTATGCCGAGTTATGCGGCTAAGTCGCTCGATGAAATAACGAGTAATACGAGCGCGGTAACGGAAACGGTAGCGGGCGGGAAGAGTAAGCAGGGAAGTTTGCCAGAGTTTACGCCAGACGCGAAGGGAAACGATGTAACGCGGCAGATAGGTGAATCTATCAACCTAACAGCAGATACGGGTGCAATTTCCTATGCAAACAGGACGCTCGGCGGTGTTTTTGCAAAGATTGTACAGTTGATAAGCTGGTTTATCATCATATTGATTCCGCTTACGACTGTGCTTGACTTGCTGTATCTGACCGCGCCAGAGCTTCTGGGTGGTTTCCTGTCTGGTGGTAAGACAGCCTCCGCACAGGGTAATAGCGGCGGTATGGGCGGCTTTGGCGGTAACAGCTCATTTGGCGGTATGGGCGGTTTCGGTGGCAACAGTGGAATGGGTGGTTTCGGCGGTAACAGCGGCATGGGCGGCTCTTCTATGGGTAACGGACAGCAGGGCGGTCACTGCTGGGTGTCGAATGACGCTTTAGAGGCGCTAGGTGTCGGTAGAGGTAAGTACGGCTATTATCTAAAGGCAAAGGTAAAGGAGCTAATCATTGTCCCGATACTGCTTACGCTTAATTTAACAGGCATCATGCCGAAGATAGGCTTTGCGCTTGGCAGTGTGCTAGTTAGCGGAGGCGAGTGGTTATTAAAGGCTATCGGCGCAGTGTAAGGAGTAATTATGTTTGAGCGACTACAGTCCGTCATGCGGAATAAGGACAGAGTAGAGCGTGAGCGGAAGAAGCGGCGCAAAGCAGAAGTGCAGGAGATGCAGTCTGATAGTTTGTTTCGGGCGCGTTTAACGGCAGACTTAAAGACGGTGAGCCTTTTGCTCATGGACAAAGACATAGCGAGCGTTGTAGTGACAGCAGAGGACGCGAGCCTAGATAGACTGGACGCGGCTATGTACGATTCCGAGATGGCAGAGTATGAAGTGACTAAGAACGGTCGTGACTACGAGATACGGAATAAGACGGTAGATTTTTAAGGGGAGGTGGTAGAATGACAGTAGAAGAGCGTTTAACAGATATACAGCGCAGGACAGGCATATCAGAGGACATTATACGGTGTGTGTTAAAGGGCGAGACAGATTCGATTGTGGATTCTCTAAAGCGAGGCGAGAAAGCGACTTTAATTGGACGGTGTTCATTTGAGCCGAGGATAGCTAGGTGTACGAGAGAGAACGGGGAAGAGGGGACTTGCGCGAGGGTTAGTGTAACGGCATCGTCAAGGGTTACGACCCCGCTTTATGAATTAAGCGATTTTCTTCCGAGCGAGCCTTCTCCGCAGGAGAAACTAATCGCGTCATCGGAGAATGTGCTGATAAAGCAGATAAAGGAGCTTGTTTAACGGGGTGATAGAGAATGACCTACAGGACGCACAGGGAGTTTGCGGTATGTTTTGTTATACTAGCAAACTTTCTGGTGTATAAGTTACATCTTAGTCAGACAGGCTATTATGTGAACTTGATAGTCATGCTTGTATGCGGAAAGCAGGGGGCGTTGTTTCCCGATGTAGACCACATATGGCAGAATGTGAAAGAAAAGACAACAATAAACTTTGTAATCAACAAGATAATTCACTTAACAGGCGGTAGGCATAGGAGTTGGCAGACGCATAGCTGGGATATATGGCTAATTAGTTTAATTGCGGCGTTACAGTTAAATGCAAGGCTTGATGAGTCAAATCGGACAGTGTTTATCTTGATAGTACTTGGTTTTTGGTCTGGGTGGTTTAGTCATTTGTTTGCAGATATGCTAACGCTTGACGGGGTAAGGCTATTTGCCTTTACGAAGAAGAGCAAGGTAGCCTTTGTTCCGAAGAGAGCAAATATGCTAAAGAATCTTTTGATTTCGGTTACTCTAATCTTGCTTAGTGGGTCAGCATACATGCTACCTATACCAGAGTCAAAGACGGTAGCAACTATATTGTTGGTTGCTGGTTTAACAGTTCTTGGTGTCGCTCTTAAGATTAAGAACATGAAGTTCAATACGGGCGGCATCTGGGAGGAAACAGTTTACAGGGTAACGATAGTGTTCAACGCAGTGTTTATGGCGCTTGCGTTAGCCTATCCGCTATTAGAGAAAGTGGGGATATGATATGGGCATAAAGAGGTTTGCCGTGGCATTCATGGCATCGGTTTTCCTCGCGTCCTCGGTCGCGCCAGTGACAGCGTTGGCGTATAGTAAGAGTGATGTCGAGGCAATTTACAACAAGTCGGGCGACAAGGGTTCGTACAGTGATGGCGCGTATACGGTAAACGGCAAGTCCGTGAGTGGCGTTTACTCGTCTGACGCAGAGGCACAGGCGGCGGGCTTAAGTAGTACGGTTCATGTAACGCTTGGCGGTCACACATATAGCGTCTCGCAGGGTTCGCTTGATAGCCTTTATTCGGCGTTTTCGAGTCAAGTAGCATCAGAGAGTGCGGCGGCTTCGGATAAGTCGGCAAAGGGCGTAGAGGATAAGATAGGCAAGATAAGCACTTCGCTTAACCTACAGGCAGATACGGACAGTGCTTCGGCGGCGCTTAGTGGTTTTAGACCGTTGGTGCAGACGATTGTCGGTATACTGGTAGTGTTGACTATGCTACTTACATCACTTACGACAGGTATAGATATACTGTATGTTGCGATACCGCTTGTTCGGTCAGTTTTTGACAGCGGATTTGAAGGCGGCGGTGGTCTTTCGAGAAGCACAGAGGGAGGCGGACACACCTTTAGATTTATCAGTGATGAGGCACTTGCGGCAGTTAAGGCGCAGGATACTGGCGAGTCAAAGGGTAACGCTATCTGGAAGTATACAACAAAGAGAATACCATATCTAATTGCTTTAGGTGTTTGCTTGTATATTTTCATAACTGGACAGGTTGGATTGTTTATCAATATCGGCGTAAGGCTTGTGAGCGGATTTATTAACCTTCTAGCTGGTGCATTTGGCGGAGGTTCTGCGGCAAGTAGCGGATTAATCATGTTCCTTGGTCTGTGAGGTGACAGCTTGTGCAGTTTGAGATAGACAACTACGGGGATGTAGCGAATAGCTTTAACTACGAGTCGGTTTATTCAGCAGAGCTAATGGTACAGCGGTTTTTCGGCTTTGTGTTTGGAATCCTGTTAGTGGTTATTGTATTCCTAACTTTCTTAGTGACAGGGATAGATGTTGTTTATGTCTCATCCTCTGTATTTCGGGAGAGTGGGTTTGCAAGGAAGTGGTCTGGTGAGCGAGACACTAGTAGGTTTAAGCTTCGGTTTATATCGTTTGATGCAGTATCAGCGGTTGAGGAATCTGCGGTCAGCTCTGGGGAGAAGTCAGCGCTTAGGCTGTATATTAAGAAACGAGGGATTACGCTACTAAAGCTAGGTGTTATCGTTGGACTGCTCACACTGGGTTCTGGAAAGATAGTGGCGATTGTGGCGAAGGTTGTCATACCGCTACTTCAAGGCTTCAAGATTTTGAATTAAGGGGATAAACGGTTAGAACAAGGCAGACGGCGGGCATGATAATGTGTCTGCCGTTTATCTTTGTTTAATAGCGGTAAAGATAATGGAACGCAAGCAGTACCCATTAGTTTATTACGGGCAGGAGATTTAAGGGGAAGTTTGGTTTTTAAGCGGGAGGGCTTTTCAGTGAGTAAGAGAAAGGGTAAGGGGGCGGGAAGCCCTTTTCGGCGGGTGTTTATGAGCCTAGGAGTTATGCTTGGCTCGGTTATGTTGACTTCGTGTTCTGGGTCTATCGGAGATGTGCTTGATTCGTATAGTACAACGATTCAGTCACGGGTGGACTGGAATAAAGAGCAGTTAAACACGCTTGCGGGAGCGGGATTGGTTTCTGCGCAGATGAAGGAGAATATCTTTAACGAGATAGATAGTAATGTAGGAAAGATAGCGAAGCTGGATGGAAGTGGAGACGAACAGCTTACGCAGGATAAGATAAATCTAATCAAGAATTTCATTGTGCATTCGACAGCTAACGGGGATTGGGCTGAAAAAGACGAGTCTGGAAAGTATGAGATGTGGAAGTCTCACGGTCACGGAGTAGTACCAGAGAAGCTAGGCGCGGATGACACATCAAAAGGTTTTGAGATATTTGCAAATAAGGACGCATCAAGCACTTCTGCGGGAGATAAGTTAGACACGATACTAACTTCCGCAAAGGTTTATGTGTTAAACACTTCTGCACTGTCTGGAAAGGATTTAGCGGAGGTATCAAACGCTTGTAAGTCGATAAAGGAGTTAAGAGATAAGTGTAAGGGAGACGAGTCGTCTTTATCGGACGAGGATAAGGCAACTTTAACAGCGGCGCGAGCAGTTGTAAACGCGAGTTTCGTTAGGACGGATATAACGATATTAAAAGACCAGTCGTTAATGACGAATACGCTTGAGAACGACAATGTGCAGTGGTCTGGGGATGCGGATGACGCAAAGACTACAGAGGCAGACGCAAATAAGACAGGAAACGAGGGAGCGAATAAGGATTTAGTGTTCCTGTCTGGCGGGTATCCAGCCTTTTCTATGAGGCTTCACGAGTTAAACGGAAAGACAGTGCAGGACTTATTAAAGCTAGTAAAGAACTCAAACGATGCGTTTCTGATAGATGACGCTAGTAACGGCGGTAATAAGGTGTATAGCATGGTTTATCCGTTAAGCTATGTAGATAGCCTAGAGTGGGACGGAACGAATGCAAAGACGCATATATCGCAGTCGAATCTAGTAAGTGTAAACATTATGACAGGTAGTGTCGTAAATACGACTCCTACGGAGCTTCTGAATCAAGACGAGCGGAAGGCTTTGGAGAAGATATTTAGGGCGGTAAACAAGAATAACGAGGGTGGTTCTTCGTTTATTGTGGGAGAGCCTATAGACTACACTTGGAAGTATCAGAATAGCTCCGATACGGTTAGTTATCGTTGTAACTCAATTGTGCTTAGAGATTATCTTGAGTATACTTATCTTCCCGACTTTATGAGTGGTGGCGAGCAGTTTGTATCTCTAGGACGGAGAGTTAGGTTAAACGAGTTTAATACAGATGACACGGTAAAGGATATAAATAACTTTGGTTGGTTTATTGACCGAGAGGGAAAGCGAGTAGAGGGTGCAAAAGCGGTTTCAATAAACGACTTGGTAGACTTCCGTTCGGGCAATACAGACAACAAGGGGACGGCGATAAGACTAAATAACACGATGCCAGACGGCGGGACGGTAAAGAGTGATTTAACGGAACCGAGTTGGCTTGCGAGTACTGGGGCTACGCAAGGTATTAATATAGGCGGTGGCGATAGCGGAAGTAGTAGTGGTGGCACTGGGGACGGTGCTTGGCAGCAGGGAGAGGACGGAAGATGGTGGTACAAGTACAATAACGGCACATATCCTAAAGATAGGGTAGTCACTATTGGTGGCAAGAAGTATGGCTTTGATAGTGCGGGCTGGATGCTTAGTGATACGACTAAGGCGTTTGGCGGGACGACATATAGCTTTGCGGCAGACGGTGTAGCTACGGCACAGGCAAGTAACAGCGGGTCTAGC